TGATACCTGCATGGTAACACCATTTGTATATCATTATATTAGAACAGACACAACAGAGACGCTTATTAATATTTGTACCAATGGTTCTAATGATGTGATTGTCAATGTTTATGGAGACGCTGTTTATTATGAAGCCCGCGCCTATCCATTTTTTAATGTTTTAAGAGATCATGCTCTCTTTCCCATAACATCATCATGGATTGAGTGGGTTAGTAGGAAGTTGATGCATAAGGATTCAATAAATGTTAGTGATTTTTTAGAGATTTATTTTACATCAGAAGCTATGGGACGTCTTGTTTTGCCAGAAGAATATAAGTATGCGTTAATTTATACTGATAGCATAAATTATGGTTATGGACCGCCACGCTGCCCTGTCGTAGATGAATGTTATATTGATTATGGTTATCTATTTAGATGGGGTAAAAATAGTTATTTAAGCGGCTGGCTTACATATTTTAATCCTTACAAAATGTCTGGTATAAAGGATACTACAATTAAAGAAGGCGTGTATTGGTTTACGACAAGGAGAAAAACAGATGGCAGAAACTCATTTCACAAGGGTTACATTCATCCTACTATTCCTTGGTCTTTCTATCATTAATGCTCAATGTGTTCAGCAGGTTAATGCTGTTTCCAGAAGCGACGGTTTCCCTGATATATTACTATATATCAATGGTCTTTATGACCGCTCATATGCAATAAAAGTCGAATATGTCATGTGTGATTCTATTGATACCCTTGTCTACCGTGGTAGCGAGGCTTGTTTATTAATTGGTAGTGAGCACATACTTGTTTTTAACGATATTAACATCGCACATATAAGAGTCCCTGTTTTGCCTGGACATGACTATGATCTATATATATCTGCATTAGGTATAACAACATCGGGAAGTGATACAACAATAAGATATCACTTTTATTATAAAATAGAAAATGTGGAGGAATGGATATGCAAAGAATTATTAATAGATACGGTAGTTGTCGATACATTAGATACATTACCGTCATTACCATCATCGCATTAGTTGGCCTTTTATCAGCTGATCCCATTATATGTGGGACAGAGTCTAATAGTAAGTATGAAGATGTTGATAGCATGGATCTGATCTACATTATTAAGGGGGATACAAATCATGCACAGATAGGACGATGTGAGGATTCATATTTTAAGGCTATTTATTCGAAGGCTTTTTATCTAGTAACTGATACAGGTTGTGTCCCTGTTCAGAGTGCTGGAGGCTCGCCTCTTGAGTGTGATAGTTGCAAACTTTTCTCTACCTTCTGGAATATGTTCATCCATACCAATGGTGAGACATTATATGCGGAGCAACCGCATTTCAGGGAAAGCGATGATGGAGACACATTTATCTTTTATGATGCCTATTCTCCATTATCGCCGGGGAATAGAATGCTATGGATAAACGTTGAGGACATCTCACCTGATACGATAAGGATTAGTACTGACCAGAATAATAAAATTCTTAGTATTGGTAAGTTTAAAGAATTATTATTGTGTGATTCATCTCTTGGAGCAACTAATTTAAGAGTTGATACAATTTTGTCATGTAATGATAATCTGGTAATAAGCCCGCCGGTTCTTTTTATGGATTCTACAACACTTGTAAATGGTGATATACACTGGAACGAATTGGATTCTATCGTCCAGTATCGTATTGATGAATCTCTTGATAGCATCGGTATTAGATATTTATGGATGTCTGGTGGTGAGCAATGCACACTTGATCTGATGATCAAGAACACCCCTATATTGTTCCAGTTCCTAAACAGTTACATCAATGTTGTTGTAGGTGATAGCGAGATGACCCCTAAAGATTTTGCCGAAGATTTTTGTCCTATCGAATGTACCAGTGCTCATCATTATAATGCTTGCCTTGCAGATACCGATACATTGATAATCTTTAGAATTGACCCGGGGGCTGCTGGCACAACGGCTGTCGATCAGATTATTGTGCACTATGAAGCCGACACCCTCTTCTCGCATGATACAACCGATGATACATTAATCCTTAATGATGGTACTACAGAGCATATTTATGTACCTGTACCAACAGCAGGTAATGTTGGTTATGATTTGGTTGTTGGTGATACATGTGACTGGGGCAATCCTATAGGATTGCATTCAGGTGGTGGCAGCACGGATACATTGATATTTAGAGTAGGGCGCGGGCTTCGTGTCTATAACGATAGGTTAGAATTATATTTGGATACAGAGAACCCCGGCTTAGAATTTAATGCTACTGAGGATGCATGTACTCTCTATACATTAAGGGTGGCTAATATTGATTCAACACACATAGCAGATAGTTCTATATCATGGGTTGATCTCAGCATCGCTGTAATGGAGAGCATAAGGGCAGGTAGATTGCGTGTATTGTGGGACCCAACCAATCAGGCATCTAGTTGTACTGACAATTTGACTGATACGGTCTCTCATGTAAGGACAGTAAGATTGATACCTCCCATACAAGCTCAATCAATAGGTGATACTGGTATATGTATCTATTTGGATTCAGTTGCTATAGGTCAGGCATGTGGGTGTAATGCTATGGTACCTCTCTATAAGGAAGGAAGAGCTATAGGATTACATGCAGATACATCACTCTTCACTGTTAGTGGCGGTTATTTAACATTGAAGCATCCTTTCATCTCTAAAGTATTTTTCAATTACAAATCAACATCCTGTGTTGATACAGGTGATAGCAGTCCCAAGGGATCGAAGAAGTATGATTATTTGGTTATTAATGTTGAGGAACCATTAGTTGCAGTAGGCAGCACCCCTGTTGATACCCTTGATACAACAAAGATACAACTTTCACTAGCATATGATGAAGATCTATTTACCATTGACACAACGGCACCTGATACATGCCAGCTTACTATAAGGGATAGGAGCATAACATGGAGATATATTGACACAAGTGTTGCTGATACCATATGTAATCGTTGTGGAGGCGGCGCTTCACTCTCTGGATGGGATACAATACAGATGTTTCCTCAGTATAGCAATTGTATTGTTCTTAACAGTACATCGTCTGATGGTGTGTTAGATGTAATGATTGATCCTGATAACGACATGAATATGCCTGTTTATAGGTGGCGATCTAACTATAATAGCTCCTTCCAGACGATTATTTTACATGTAGTACAACCATTGATTGCAACAGACTCAACATTGGATACGATTAAGATATTGTTCAGGTATAGGAGGCCGAGCGCTCATGCAGATATAAAACTTGACTATAGGCTATTGGATAGTACACGCAGTACAATAGCTAGTGGTTCTAATATTACAATTGTAGGATCTCCATCCCCTACAGGACCACCGGTAACATATACATACAAAATAACATGTGATGATATAAACATAACAAGATACATCCAACTTGACATAAAGATGAGGAGCAAATATGGTGCGCCGATTTATCTGGGTGACATTAGTATTATTTATAAGCGCCGCTATTAATGCTTATCCTGTTACAGCAGTTAATAGTCTTCCTGATAGCTTTACTACATCTTTAAGGATTATTGATATCGAAGGCCGGCCTATTAAGGTTTCCTCTGTTGATACGATTGTTATTGAGACATTTTATGATACTATTAACACGCATGACACAATTTTATTTCTTACATCATATACGAGCATTTTCCAGTTTGTTGAGTGGATCAAATATTATAGTGGAAATTATTATGTGAGGTTGAAGCCCGGCTTCGGTAGTAAAGGGACAAGTACTGATTCAATAAGAGGGCCGTGGCCTCCAGTTATGCATGAGATTTATCAGGGGGATACATTATACTTGTATACCCGTATTTACTTACATATAAGGTGGGCACCATTTGAACATGCGTGGAATGATCAATTAAGTTACATACGACTATTATACATATGGAATTCAACAGCAAGCAAGTATGTCCTCCACAAGATATCTACAGTGCAATTCGATCCAATTACCATTGGAAGGACAAATAGACATGAACTTTATAAAGAGGGATTGTTTTGGGGGCTTAACCTACGCAAGATTTACTTTCATTGTGATACATCAACGACTGATACAATATGCTACTTGCATTACCCCATTGATCTAGAACTTATCCATAAGCGATTACCAACATATGATCGTTATTTCATCTTAAATAGTCTTAATATGTGTCGCTTTGTTGCTGATAGTGATAGCTCAGCATCAAAAGCATCTCCCATAAAACACATAATAAACGCGGGCTTCATTGACGACATAGCATCAATTATCTCGCCAGATACATCATTAGATGGTATAGGTTATATTAGCGATATTAGTACACATCAAGATACATATGTAATTGTTATAAATGGTATAACAAAGAGGAAATATCGTTTCTCTGGCATAACAGAAAGTGATTCACTTGATCCTATTGATTCTGTTGTTGTTTGCAAAGGTTATGGTGTTTCTGATAGCGTATTATATTTCCGTGCTCATAATGATACAGCTGTTGTTGTTCTTAAGGCGCTGGCTTCTGATTCTTTTTATATTGCACTTTGTGCAATTGTCAAGGTTGACACAACCATTGATAGCTCAAGGCATTTGACTTATATTGATTACTTACCAGTCGGGATTTTTAAGATCCCACGTCGAACAAGTGGCGGCGGTTTAATAACAAGATTCATATCATGTGATCACTCGGACTTTCATATCATGCAGCCCGGATTAATGCCGATCATTTATGATACTCTGTCAGAGATGCCCGATACAATAGGCGCGCCTCTCTTCAGATGGGTTGCTCTTACAAAAGGGATTATAACACATAATGATTCAACTAAGCTAGTAGCCATTGCCATAATTAAGGACACAGTGCTTGTGTGGGATGTAACGAATGATACAACCATTATGTTTGGTTTACCTATCAGTGTGGATACGACATACTATTATACTGAAATAGCATCCCAACCATATGATACATCCCTAATCGTATTCCTCCTTGATAATGATGATGAATTATTGTATATCCTTACCATCGACTATGATCTTTCATGGGATACTACAAGCATTCATTTACCATACTTAGGTCAAAGGAAATTTGTTTTTGCAACAACCTGTATTGATACAGGACCTTATTATGAGTATCCTATAGGGTGTAACTGTGATACATCTGATACAGTATGCGATTCACTAAAATGGGATTACGAACTTATAGAACCTATAACAAAATATTCCTATCATACCGTTTACCCGCTCGTATATGATAAAAAAGGCAAGTATTATACATTACTTAACTTAAATGATTCAATCGATGTCAGATCTGATTCTGTGATATATTTCTGGTCCATGACAATAAGGGATCTCATAGAAGATGCCTTTGATAGCCTTCAATGGATCGATGTTAAACCAACATTAGCCGGTAGATCTAATTTGCTCCATCAGCCTTTCATTTATTACAAACTTCCTGGTTCATGGCATTGGGATATAAGAGGTGGCACATATGGACCTGCCGTCGGTTGGAATAATAGTTCTGTTTATCATGAATTAAACTGTCGCTATGCGTACCTCTTATCACCGATACGTAACAACTTATCAGATGGGCGGCTTCGATATTGTTTGAAGGCATACCGTAATTATCCTTTGCGTTTGGGATTTGTTTATACAGATCCCAGTGGTATTTCAAATCCATCAGGGGTATATCCATGTGTTTATAGAATAAGTTTAAAGGGGAAATATTTCTCTAGTACTCGTATGTCAAGTTCATGGTATTGGGCACACAGAACCTATCCGCGTTATTCATATGACTTCCAGATAGAGGTAGACCCCGGTACAGTGCCTGAAATGATTATAGGTACATGGACATATACATTTACAGAAAATACTACATATGTTGAGACATATACTGACACGATTTTTGTACGAAATCAGATTAACCATACAGGTACTAGATATTACATAGAAGGATTTGATTTTGCTAATATTGATAGTCTATTTCTTGTTAATTGGTGGGAGCATGGCTATCCATGGTATTCAACACTCCAATTTGACTTTTATTTTATTGATTATACACCGCCGCGAAGTGGTGCTAGCATTACTGTTCTTGGGTATCTTGATAAACACCAAGCCGACACATTATTTAAAAATGATAGCATCTGTGGTAGATGCATCGATACACTAAATCCTTACTATATCAATGTAGTGCATAGAACAGCTAGTGGATTAATATCATTGACTAACGGGTTTATAGGCTTGATTATGGACAGAGAATTTGATTTCCGCAATGATGGATGGTTACAGGGGATACCTACATATTATTGGGATAAAAATGCTGAAACATGGCATCCAACTGGCGTTGATAGCCATATTATTGATCTTCACATTTATTATGGAAGGCCGGGCTTCATCGATGCAACACCTAACTGTGTAGTTACCTACAATGGTTATCGATACCGCTCTCGCCATATTATTAATCCTAATGAATATGGGACGTGGGGGTTAAGAAGGCGGCGCTTCTGGAATGGTATTAAGCTCCCGCCGTGATGAACTTGGCAAGCGATTTATTATTAACGATGCTATCGAATGTAGCCTCGCCAGCAATGCGTCTTAATAAAGCATTTATCTTTACTAACATCTTACGAGGGGTTTTATCGTAGCCAAGAAGCCGCGCGGCTTCCATGCTTACAAACATATTATCCACCAAATCATAAGCAATCTTTATCCCTTCTGTAGGTCGATCCTGTGTGTAAACATTGATAATATCAATATGTAATGAAGCCACGCTCGAAACCTTTTCGACCTTATATAGCGATTTAATCATCGTCTTTCTAAAATCCCCTCCGGGGCTGTCCTTCTTAACCTTCTTCGCCAGTTTCCTGCTCCAAGCGATATTAGAAACAAAGACAAATGGGATGCGACTGCTCAACCACCTGTAAAGACCCATCATGAATCTAGAGAAGCCCGCCCTATCGAATGCCTGTGGTGGCATATTAAATTCGTTTTCCGATATCAAAGCCGCTGCATTCAGAATAAAAACACCAACAAGTGCATCATAACCCGCAACAGCATCATAGATTTCCTTTTCGATGCTTTGTTTAAATGAATTCTGAAGAATTGTTATATTCCTCTTAATCCTATCGGGTAAGGATTGTAATAACTTACTGTCAGATGTATGTCTTATAGGATCGATTATTAAAACAGGGAAGGATGATGCCAATGTTGTTGCATAATGGAGTATAAGATCTTCACAATGTGAATTAGGATACATTAGAAATTCATGGATGCCTATGGAAGGAAGAAAGATCCGATCAAGCTCTATTATGCCTGATGCAATGAAAGGATTGTCGTTATTATATATCCTTTCCTCTTCTATGAGCTTTCTCACATCAAAATAATCAAGCTTCATACTAATGCTCCCTCCTTTATATTGAATCCAAACTTCTCCAGTAATTTAGATAATTTATCGGAATAATACTCATATGCAAGATCAATTTTATCCTTCCAATTCGGATCGTACTCTCTATCGACAAGATGGTAATGTCTATTTTTATTTACGACATATTCAACCTTCGTGCCGTGTGTTATCTCACTTATCCCATGTCGTTCCATAAGCTGGCGGGCGAGGCGGGCTTCAACACTATTCTTATTCTTGTACTCATCAGGATGACTCTTTGATATCGATGTAGACATAATAAATTTTTCCACAGGAAACTTTGTAAGATCAAGATACTTATGCAATAATGATTGATCCTCACCATAGAATATGACGCGAACAATATCCCATAAACACTCCTTATAGATAGGTGGCTGCTTCGGTGATGCTAAAGCCGATCCCTTAAAGATAATGGTATCACCGTCCTTGAGAACATAACTCTTCATAGCTATTGAATACATGGCATCATATTCCTCTTGCTCCATGAATGTTGTGATGTTTTCTTTATCAATGCCATACTTCTCATGTATATAAGCCGCTACGGCTTCATTTATCTCATTTACATCAACATAATCCGATATATAAACACCATCAGTATCATATTCTATGACACTATCTCCAAGCTTATTAATAACGAAACTTATAACATCACGGCAGAAGCCAACTACTGCAATAGCAATGGAAAGATCACCTACCTTGGAATTTTTGTTTCCATGTATCCCATAGATTGAGTTCATAACAACCTTACGCGCAACCTGAGCTGCTTGTGTCGCTTTATACTCAGGACTATCCTTTTTTAACTTTGATAACTTTTTCTTAAGCGTTTTCCTATCGTTGTACATCTCCTTAAGGACAAGACGGTAAATGCTATCAGATGATTGATCTATCTCAACAACAATCGTTTTATCAAGATTATCGTCAGGTACCTCTATGATTAAGGATGTATCCTTCCAGTACGCATTAATATTATCTTGGTAATCCTTAACCTCAATAATCTTTGTTGTATCAGGACCAGCATTTAGTGTTATGAGTGAGTTAGGATAGAAGGAGCTGAAATCGATTTTGTATACAGGTTTGAAGTAACCTTTCTTCTTGACACCGATAAGCGCGCCTTGATATTTATTCCATATCTTCTTTGTATTAAATGATGCTATGCGTCCATCCAATCCATATTTCTGTGCATTGGAAAGAAGCCCGATAACCTTTTTCTTAAATAAGCCGCGCAGCGTTACGATACGTGGTATAAAGGCAGGATATGAATTCATAATAGCATCAAGAGGTACCTGCATGTATTCAGCTAGTGCAATAATGTTATCAATGTAACGCATAGCAAGTTGATATGTTAAAATAATGTCATTCTGATGGTATCTTTCTAATTCCTTCGTGCCCACCCATTCACTCATGTTCATATGTGGAAGGCGGATGGCTTCATATCCAAAATATTCACCTACCGTCTCCAGCTTTTTATTCTGTAATTTTCCCAGTAGTGATTGATCTTTGTCAACTGATTCCCATACATCATAATGGAGGAAGCCGCGCGGCTTAATCTCTATTGACGATCCTTCCTGTGTTGCAAGGAATAGACGCTCGAATTCATCTATAAGGTCCAATCTTACACATCTTTCATAAATGTAACGCAGATCGAAGTGCTTGGAATAATAACCTGCTAAAACAGTAGGTTTCACCTCTGCAATAGTCCTAAGAAACCACAGTAATAGTTCCCTTTCCTCCTGTTCTGTGCCTGATGTATATCTTGCTAATAGCCGTTCTCCATCGTAGATACCCAATGCAATAATAGGGTCTGTATCGTAATTGGCAAATTCGCCTGCATGGCTAAGAACCTCGATATCGAATGATGCTACCCGTACGGTTGATTTACAGTTGAAAAGATGTGGTGCAAACACATAGAGTGCTTCGTTTGCAGCGAGGTGGAAGTATGGAAGCCGCCCGTTTTTTAAGCGATGCACCTTGCGTCGGAGGTAATTGCGGTCAATTTTGTTAATGGGAAAACCACATACATCTTCATCAACTCTTCTCGATGCAAAGACACAAATTGAAGCCGGCTCCAATGTTCCAATAACCCTGAAGCGTGTAAGCTCATAACGCTGCGAGAATGATGGAACAAAAAGTAGCTCCCCTACCGGTAGTTTAATGTACTTACCATCCTTATAATCTGTGAGAAGGAAGCCTCGCCCTTTTGCGAAGTATAGCTTAAGTGGTACCGCTATTTGCATATCAACGCCTCCTTTTCAACTCCTTTACCACAGCGGGCAGAGGGGCACCTGTGCGGTGCAAAGAGGATTACTCATTACATAATACCAAATGATAGTTCTCTTAAATACTCAATCCCCGTTGCTAGATTATCAAATCTTACATCAATCATTTCATCGATGAATGGATGCATATGCTTATCATCTGTTATAACAGCCACTATATGCTTTCGTTGATTGTATGCCCATGCAAGCTCACATATGCATCCTATTGATATATCACTTGTGAAACCATCTTCGATGATAGCGAATAATATATCCGATTGTGAGATCATCCAGAAGTCGCGCCTCATATGATACTTCATTGAAAGAGCTACCTTGTCAGATCTTAATCTGATATAAGTATGATTATCTTTACCAACGGGTTGACCCGGAATAGCTGCCTCCTTTAACAGAATAGGTAGGAAAACTTTTAAGCCCGCCGATCTTAATTCATCAGCTATTGACGATAACCTGTGTTTCACTACATCCCAAGGAAGCCCTGTTATTGGATGCGAAATATAAACAGATAGCTGACGAGTTGCAAATGTTGGACTTGTATTAACAGTTGCGGGCAATGAGTCATTAATGCCATATGTTGAACCCGTGTTATCCATGTGTTTCCAACATTCCTCTTTACATGGCATCTCGTAAGGGTAATTAGGGATTATCTGAGGCCAACCGTCTTTTTCAGGATGTTTGCACATTCTCACCTCCTTTTGGTATTTCCAATCTCTCTAATATATAATGATGTACATAATACTTGTCAAGGATATTTTTTATATTTATAGATACAGAATTTTTGTTAGATTTATTAAGCGCCCGCTTCAATATAAAAATATACATGTCCTCGTTAAAAAATATAATCAACAATGGAATTAAGCCCCGCACAACGGCATTATTCCATAGTTTGTCAAGGAGAGACTTCGTTACCCGAAAGCGCGGCTTCCCCGTACTCTTGACCTCGATAGCATACTCATCACTAATAACATCCACATCACCATGCGTAGAACCACTAGCTTTTGTAAATCTTCCTTTACATAAGGACCTAACTATTTCCTCGGCTTTTTTCCAGTTCATGATTATACGATTATGATATACTCACCCCTAATATTATTAAAAAAATAAATTTAACTTAACAACACAAAGATTTTATATATCTGAATTCCTTTGCATAAATATATATTAAAGCTCCATCTCTCAGAGCATTTTTCAAATCAATGAAGCACCACTGCTTATCACCTACATTAATAAATCCATTACCACATATAAAATTACCACATTTAGGACACTTATTCACCAAGTATTGCACCTCCAATATCTCTTCTGGTGTTGCAGAATACTTTTGGTATATAGGAATATAACAAGGCTCTATTTTATAAAAAACAAATGGTGATGCGATAAGATGTGGTGGTACAAAGTCAATATCTTCAATTGAGGCTGGCGCTTCAGAACCATCAAACGCATTAGTAGTTAATAAATAGATGTTAACTCCACCCATATTAAGAAAGGTGATCATATTATCAAAGAATTTATCATAATCAAAGTTAACAGCAGATTCTATTATCCTGTTAACATTAGATGATATAGGCTTCAACTTTAGTTTTCTTGTATCCTTACTTTCAGAAAATATAATGTAGTAATACATATTAATGTCTTTCATTCTTTTGAAATATCGAAACAACTCTGAATCGATGATTAGTTGAGCGCACAATACCTATCGTACCAACCAATTTGTACATATCTTTCCTATACATAGGAAGGATCTGATCAAGCCAACATAGGAAGCCACCGGGTTTCAACACAAACCACGCCTCCTTAACAACTTTGTTTCTATTTATCATAGGTGTGCCATAGTGTTCAGCATCCTCAGCTGTATACGGTGGATCGGCAAGAATCAAATCGAATTTTTCTGGCGGAAAGTACATAGATAATTCATGGGCATCACCCACTATGTCTGGAAATAAATCAGGATTGATATCAAATGTTGTTTCGCGTTCATAATTCCATGTACCCTTCTCCACCTTCCCAGAAAACAGATGTAATATTTCTTTAGCATCGGGGAAAAGAGCATGGATCCTACGTAAGTACGATGGAGGATATTCGCCATAATATTTTGCCTTAGAACTATAATTGTTGCCAATCATCCATATGCCATATAGCCAACCATGCGATACAACAACAGGTGGGTATTTCGGAAATTCTTTGGCATAGTTTTTTGCTCTTTCTTCTAGTGTCATATTTCTCCTTTCCATTTTAATTGTATCCACTCACATTTCTCTTCATCGAAATATTTCTTATACTTTAATAGCATGATAACCGCCAATAACAATTGTTCATGTGTTTTAAACTGCTTCCAGTATGATGGAGATATAGCTGGATCATAGTCCGTGTATTCGACAGTACTACTTTTGATAACATCGTAAATAAGGTATAACTCATCAACAGGCGCGGCTTCATTATAAGGATAAATTGTCCTGAATATCTCCATAAGTTGTGCCCATGTAGGCAACCAGACAGGATGACGCGATGACCATGAGTGCCCATTTATCGGGGAGATACCAACATAAGCCTCGCCCTCATTACCATCGGGGTAGGTAATATGTTGTGGTTTATCGCTAGTAAGGATCCCATAATAACCCTGCGAACACACAACATGATCACCGATGCGCGGCTTCCACCTGTTCTGTATTTCCTTCACATTGCACATCTTATAATACTTATCATTCACTCTCTATCTCCTCCTTCTCTTTTATAATAAAGCCAATATTATTACCGCTGACAACTAAACCAACAATTTCTTTGGTTTCTTCAACCTTCTTTATGAACTCCTCTATACCGTGGCATCTATAATATGCCACAGCATCATATGCTTCACCTTCTTTTGAATTAATAAACCAGTAAACCTTTTCCATTGTTACCTCCTTTCTGTCCATGACAACCGGGCATAAGCCCATTTCCTTTACCTTGTTACTTCCTTTCCACAGAACCTACATCTATACACATATACCTCCTGTTTATCCCAACCGCCTAATGTGAGAACCTTTTTATAGCGGCCGGTAAATTCCTTTCTTTCCCAGTAGTGTATGCACTCGTCAATAGAGTCCTCATCTATTATACGAACGGTACCATCATTTAGCATTGTCTTAGTAATAAACCAAGGGCGGCCCAACTCATAGCCATCGATTTCATCACTATAAACAACACGCGCCTTTACTTCATCTGTATCTTCATCAATCTTAAAATATTCGATTCTACCTTTTAATACTTTATTCTTATGCTTAACTTCTACAGGTGTAAGTTCATCAAGACCCGTCTCCTCTTTAAATTCCTTTATCATCTGCTGTTTAAGCTCTGCTATTGTCACACTACACCTCCTTTTCTTCTTTGTTGATATCAAACAATTTCTCCAATGAGTATTTTTTCAAGATATTATTTACCATTTCCAAAAATCCAATGGTCAATCCTATCATTCCACTAATAGCTCTTGCTATGAACCAACAAGCTAATCCCAAGCCTGATAGTAATAAGATTCCTATCGCAAAATCCATCATTTCTCCTTATCGGAAAATGCATGATTTACATCCTCAACCCACGCATGAATAGCTTCCAATGCTTCCTTATATTCCTCATCAGGGATTTCTATATTATAACCCAAGCACTCTTTCAGATCATTGATGGTCTTAATATTACACAAAGTATCATAAGTATATAGAACCTGTTGGTCCCTATCATGAACCTTTTTGTGCAATATAAATAATAATTGATCATCCTTAGGCAAGCCATCATTCATGCCGTCCCAATAAATGTACCAGTTCGAATAACTCCACCTAAGATATGCCATACTCCTTTCTCCCTTTAATCTGTATATGGTTCAACAATCTTCACATACCAATGAGAGCACTTGCCGGGCTTCCACTTAGGATGTGCTTGTTTTATCATTTCAGTCGTTGGTCCTACTGGTTCGCATACCTCCAATCTAGTCTCCCACCAACCTTCAAGTGATTCATTAAAATCCTCTACAAATAACTTAGCTAAAGACTTCACCTCTTCCTCCGTTAGATCAGGATAGAAAATGGCTCCATCAGTTAACATTCCTTCTGTCCTGCATGTTATATAGGCTTCATAAATCGTATCAGCATAACGCTTATTGCTAGTATGAATATCAATTTCTATGATCCTTTTCATTCTTCTTTTCGTCAATGTTCAACAACTTTCTTAATTCCTCTATGGCCTCTTCTGCAAGTCTCTTCCCAAATAATTCAGGATCCTCTTCGATCTCCAATTCCTCCTCGTCATCAGGAAGGTATTCATTTTTAAACTCTTCAATAGACTTGAATACCTTCTCCTTTTTCTTTCTTCTTTTCGACATCCTCACCTCCTTGTCCAAGGACTGTTGACTCTAAACAAGATGGGCGTTCCGAAATTAAGAAAATGAAGTCGCCATGTTCTATGGCATCTTGAAGGTCATAAATGCACCAAACCTCTTTACCAATTTTAAAGAGTCCTCTTTCCATGGGTACCAATATATGACATTTTGGACACTCTATAACACTCGGCATACCCGGTACATATATAATAAGATCATCTGAGGAATCAAAATCAATGGTCTGTGTGTCAGTTGAATCAGATGTGTATGTACCTGTGTCATACCAAACATGGTAGTTAGTACCATCATCATTATAACTATTAAAGGGCACATAATCATCAAAAGGTACAAATGGCACAATAGGATATGCTCTTAGTGGAAAAGCTAGCATATGAGAGGGTAATTTAATATCTACCTCACCCTCAAAAACATCCCTTGTAAGTAAATATGCAGCAAATCCATTTTTATACCTATCAAGCGCATTCCGTAGTGAATGCACAAATACAGACACATGCTCTCTGAAGCGGCATGTGAATTCTCGCATTAAGCCGCGCAGTTCAGGAACATTAGTATCAATAATTGCTATATGCTCTCTGGAAGGCGAGTTTTTGTTATAACCAATTATCACATAAGGCATAAGCGCGTCATCACTTTGCATGTTTACCTCCCTTTGTTAGTAATCTCCTATTTCAAGGTAATATGTTTGCCAGCGGTAATTAATGGTGTCATTATAGTCATTAATGAATTTTTTGATGGTGATATTAAGCCCGCCGACTTCACTTTTATTAACATCTGACACAAATATATACGGTGGATATATAACATTATCCGGTATTGAACCTTGCTTTGAAAAAGCACTAAGCGCGTGCTTAAAATAATTTCTTGCTACATTCGGTGTAACAATACCACCAGCATCTTCATAAGATGTAGGATGAGCATAATTTATATAGTCATATCCAAAATACATCATCTCCGATTCTATCTGTACTCTGTAAGCAAGATCTAATAGAACCATATTTTCATAGAAGATATCCATAAGATAGATAACATCATTCACAAATTTCCCTTTATGATATGTTTCTATATGATGATCATGTATGTCTGGTGGCAATTCTAGCTCATATCGCCAACCCATAACACCACCAGCTATGATCCTTAATGATGGTAATACAGATTCATCGATTAGGTATTCAATTACCTCTTTACCAAAGTTAATATCCTCTATTTTGGGTGGGTAGAAAACAACACATTCTGAGTAGGAAGAAAAAGGACTTTCTTTCATTTCAACATCTATGGAATGGGGTTGGATTTCCTCTCCCTCGGATGTAGTAACTGATTCTATAATGAAGTGCCTCTTTTCTTTATTTATAGGAATCATAATATTCATTCACCCTCCTTTGTGTTTTGTTGAAGCATTCTCTTTACATCGCCCAATGTCAAGTTTTCGGAGATCCAGCGCACCTTTTTTCCTTTATTTATTAAATGAATTATTTCGGTTTTGTCAAGTAGAAGAAGCCGCGGCTTCTTCCCCTTCTCATATAAAATAGCCCAGCGCATACCTTTGCGAAAAAACATTAGCGTCTCTACCTCCTAAATAGTCTTGCTATTGATAAAGCACGGCTAATCTTTCTTACTGTACTTGGCATATAGTTATAGCGTCCGATATTCGTCAAACCTATATTAATAAGCACCGCACCGAAAAATATCAATAAGTAATCGAGAGGTTTTATTTTCATCGAATTATTACTACTTTGCCTGATCTTATAATGAGGCTTATACCTCCTTAATTCTCCCATTTCTCCTCCTTTTTATAGTTATATCAAGAGTATTAATAAGCCACTCCCTTCAAACTGACATATAACTTCCTATAAATAATTGTATATCATCAGGTAAATTTTCGATCGCATTCCACCGTACATCGGCCGCGCTACCACTTTCGGGCACATAAACAATGTACTTATTATCGACCCATATCTCAGGCAAGATTTCCTTACCATATGTGAAGTCGGTTGCAAGTCGTTCAACGGCTTCAGGGATTTCACCATTATCAAGATCCTTTGTTAGCTGAGTCTTAACTTCATACATCACAAGGGCAATAAGATCTGAAAAATCGTTCATTGTGCACCTCCTATGATATCAATCTCTTTGATCATATCCTTTTTAATTCTCATATAACCTCTTGTTGGTTCTCCATTAATACGACCATTTTCAACAATTGCATATGTCAATTTTCGCTCCGGATGTGAATCATATGGCTCAATAACATAATCTTCAAACTCGCAACATGCGTTTTCCTCAATGGTCTGGACGAGATCATTTGCATCTACTCCACATTCTTTAGTATAATATTCAATGTCTTCGCTACCAGTTTCCACTATAGCATATCTAGCTTCCTCTATTATCCATTCAATCTTATCTGTTTCGATTATTGCACCATTATTCAATGTGATTCTAATCATAATTACCTCCTTTACCTTTTTAATGATTTGAACTCATTAGGATCAGGCTTCTCAAATGTTATTGACCATCCCTTCTGTGGTTTAACATTAGGCCAGCGCTTCCTATCAAGAACATGAATCCTCTTATGCACGAAATCAATAAATGCTATCCAGTTTCTCCTGTAACCAAGGTCCTCAAATAACCATACGATATCCTTCGACTGAACTGCACCAGCTCGCACAAGTGAAGCCCATATTGACTTTGTAAAAGGATTCTGCCGTGCAACAATCATTCTTCCATTCCGGACGGAGAGCTTCTTTGTATCGGTCCTAACCTCCTTTATAGCTTTTCTTATCCATTCTGTTAACGATAACATTTTAAACCTCCTTTTTGCTCCCCATCAACTCATCAACAATGGTTTTTAAACTAATCCAATAAAGCGACTCAAGATATACATTAGCCATTTTCTCTGCTATGTATTCGAGATCCGCTTCATCCAGTTTATCGATGAATTCAAGCGCGGCTTCATCACCTGCATATATTTCACGTATGTCATCTTTGCATAGCCTTGTAATAACAACACAATCCTCCATTTAGATCCTCCTGTTTACTCTTATTACATACTCTTTTTCATTGTAATTTAATCTTTTCTACTGTTTCTTCATTATTTATACTATTTATTATCTTAGCCAATTCTGGTTCTTTATTAATCGTTGCTTCAGCTTGTTCAACAAGATCATCATCTACACCATAATGATGCGCTGTATATATGACACACAAGAGATCACCTAATTCTCTTCGTTCCATTCCAATACACTTTGCTATTTTCCATGCCACATCAAAGGCACTATCTCTATCATAATGCATGGCAATATATATACCTAAATACCCTACATATTTCATTTCATCTCCTTTGCTTCTCTCACTATCAAATAATGATGATCTCTTAGAAATCATAGAAACATCATCTTTCTAGTTGCAACCTAATCTTTCACTCATTTTTTTTTTAACCTAATAGCAAACCGCAACAATTGCTCAGCTATGGTAAACACATCATCGTCCTCTTCAATCTTCACTATTGCATAGCCCTGTTCGGATAATAGATCCGTCATGCATTCACCGCATAAGCCCGCCTCTTCATTTTGTATAAGCCGGCGGGCTTCCTCCTCCGTATCAGCAATAACACATGCATGTGAAGCTGGCCACCGGCAGTAATTACATTTCCATCCCTCCTCCATCGGAATCTTGAAGAGCTTCGAAATGTACATCATCGACCTCCTTTAGATTGGGCTTTCCCTTTGATTCAACTATGATTATATGATCAGGAGGGTCCAGCCTTTTTAATCGCTCTTTATTTTTTCTATAGACAGATAGAGCCTTCGCCTTGGCTTCACTCCCATTTTTTGCTTCTACAGGAATCTCATAAGCATCCCTTACCTCAATTACATATACTATATGTTTTGACATTATTAACCTCACATGTTCCGTAGTGCTCTGCAAACAGATATGACAATACCTCTTTCTACATCGACCTTATCAATAGGATTGCGTTTTGCTACTCCTATAGCCGATGCATTTCGACCTCGCCTCTTAAGCCGCGCCACAGTAAAGTTACCTTGGATGTTGATCTCGCAGCTGCTATAATTACTTAGTTTCTTAAGCAGGCGGCTTTTCTTATGCTGCTTTCTCACTCTCTCCTGGATAAGTCTTTTCACATCATCGACTGAAAGGATTATTCTTGTTACCTTCATAATCCCTCCTTTCTCTTTTGTTTTTTTTGTTCATTAAATTGACGGCTACTATTTTTCTTTTCCGTTAATCACTTTAATCTCGGTTTCATCATTATGAAGAACCATCATTAACTCATCCCAATAATCTGGACGTGATTCTGGGTTTTCATATCCTTGTATTAATTCTTTAAAGCTAAAACCGATAAAACCTGTATTAGTAGCAACAAGAAACACCATGTCATCGGGTTTGATATACATTACTTACCTCCCGTATTATTGTTTAATTCTCACTAATTTCTTACAATCTTTTGGTAGCATTATGATAAGTGGATATTTGAAGCCCGCACCCGTAACATTACCTCTTAGCACCTTACATTCATAATTTCCATCAGGCATAATTACAGCACATACGACTAATTCAGTTCCCTTTTTTAGTTTTATTGAACCAGATGCAGAACCACTAATCTTTAATATAAGCTCATTTTTAAGAAGTAATCTTGTTCCTATATCGATAGGCGCCGGCTTCTTCTTACTAGCCTTCTTCACTGTCTCTACTATATGAGCCGTCCTTTTCTTTGCTTTTGCCTTCTTTGGGCGCCTCATGCTTTCCTCCAACCTAAATATTTAATAATATAATCAACAATATCAGTTAATAGAACATTAAATTCATCTGCCTCCTCATCGGCACTTATTATAGAAATTATATCCTTTATTGGAATATAGACATATTCCACCCTCAATACACCACCACCAGTATACTCATCGGGGTCATAGTACATAAACATATAGCTATCATAACTTAAGGGATATGTGGAAACGTTACTAGATGGTGTGTAATCCATAGCCAAGTTCGCCACAATATGCCGCTCCAGATGCTCATCAGGAAATACATAAATGCCATTTTCTGTCCACGCAATTGTTAAGTTTGATGCTTTCATGTTACACCTCCTTTATGCCAAGTGCAAATGTTAACGTATCTGTTTTATCATCAACCTTATAAAACCCAGTTCTCACATTAAAGTCAATAATCCCATTTACAACCTCACGGAGATACTCCATAATAAGATCTTTATCAATGTCCTGAGATATATCAGCAACAACAAGCTCATCACAGTTTTTACAATAACTCTCGCAGGCTTCCCTTATATCATTTCGTGTAATCACCGCTACTATAGGATTAGTTGAGCTATTCAGATATATTTCTGTGACATTACCATCTGTATCCATAAGGTGCGCCTTACCATTACCATCTTCGTATATTTTAACTACTCGCCACTTATCACTCATTATGATCCTCCTTCTTTAATTCACTTCTTAAATAATAACAACCATCATCATATACAATATTTTCATCACCAAATAGTCGTGATTCAACGAAACTACCGAATGAATCATATATATTTCCATCATTCAAACATTCTGTAAGCAAATATTTCAACAACTTTTCACTACATTCAGGATAAAATCTCTTTAATGCTTTAAGAGTAATTGCGATACCAACAACTTCTTCATCGTCAGTATCAAAATTATCCACAACCTTTGCATATGCTACACGGTGTCCTTGTATATCCTCGATAACAATTAAATCATTTACCTCTTTAACCTTCACTACTTTCCACTCATCCACTTTTAACCTCCCTCTTCATCCTTTTTTGGCCTCCTCACATGCAATATGGTATGTATAACTTACCATATGCTCCCATAAGTCGTGCCACATATCACTAAGAAGCCGCGCCGCTATATGCCGAAGGAACATGTCTGTTTCCTTATCTGTTAGCTCTCTATCGAGAAGACTATTGCTATTCAATTCATCCTTACCGATAGCAAGAAGATTAACAACATGACCGCCGCGCTTCAATATAGCACATTCATACTTATTACCATTAACATCTTCAAGTTCAAATTTCGTACCACTCCTCCATTTTATTTTGACAACATTCCATCCATCCATTTTGATTACCCCGGTAGTTCAATATTATATTTTTCTGCAGCATCTTCAATGCCAGCCCATAATACATGCTCTAAATTCTTATATATTGGATTTAATATGTCATCTAATATATCACCAACATATTCTAATACGTAATCCGCAAAATCATCACTAATATCCATATCTACTGTCTCTCTTATATACTCCTTATTAACAAGTGTCAATCCTACAGTCCTGTCATTACGTTTGATTATTTGACACAGACACCTCTCTCCATCGATGAACTCTATCCTAAATACCGTATCAGAAATCTTCTTTATTTTTGCTATCTTCCACTCATCCATTTTAATCCTCCACCTTCTCAGGTTCACCTATGGCAATATGAGCGAAGATCCAATCAGCTGCCTGCTCTATGGCAAGCATTTCGTTGGCGGCTTCAACCTCTAAATATCCCTTTACTTCGATGTCATCTATTGCATTTGTAGCTATACCCCAAGGGATCTTAAACTTCATGACTCACCTCCTTAAATTTTGATTCAAGCCATTCGAGACATTTCTGAGAATGAAAATAATTCCATACACAATTGGGGATTCTATCAAATTGAGTTGTTGGTTCTAAACTTATAATCTTATGCTCAGGGTTGTACCATATAAGAAAGACTTCACGGTCAAGAAGTTTCCATATGCATTTATCAATTTTTCTGTTGCTGCTTTCTAACTTATCATAAAATAATTTATTAACAAGGTAATAGTAATTACTCCCATCTTTCACCTTCATCATTACACTTCTCCTCCTTTTTATTCAGCTCTTCAACACAAAAAACTGCCGCCGAACCAAGTACGAAGATAAGCATTGCTATATTGTGAAGCTTCTGCATGTCAACTTTATTTCTATCCTTTCTATCACGAATATAACTATCTATAGCAACAAACAGTGCTTCTACAGGTTCAACATTGTTGCGGCAAGCTGTTTTAAATAGGTCAATGGACGGATTATCTAAATAACGCTCCCAATCTCTCCATGACATAATGTCCTCCTTTTAAACCGTTACGAATTGCGAAACTAACTCTTTTAATGATCCCTCTTCTATTATGTACCCATTATAATTAGCAACTATGACATACCAATTCATGGGGTCACTTCGATCGCGTGATGGATACGCGTGTGGTGGATACACAAAATATAAATACTCTACATCTCCATGCAAATAGGGCTCTAGTTTTCCAAGTGGTACATACCTCGAACCATCATTATCAGTAGTTGGTGGATCGGCATCAAAAACAACAGCCGTAAATCCATATCCCAATGTTAATTCTGATCCTATTCCTTTTTCTTGCTTACACCAATAAACCCAGTTTGCAGCCATATATTCACCATTAAATCGCTTACACCAATACTTATCTTCATCTAACCATTTATTAAATCGAAGAAGCCGCGATACTATTCCATATTCCCCTTCTGGGTACCCATCTGAATGTACATATGTTATATATGCATTATCGTACTCTCCTATTCTATCGACAAAAACTACATGACATCTTGTGGACATTATTACCTCCTTTTTTCGATGGGGCAGCCCCGAAGGACTGCCCCTGCACGAAAGGAGCCATCATGAGGATGGACACTTAAGGACTATGTAATCTAGATAAACTATACAATTTAAGCTTTACACTTGCCTCATCAATAATCCATAATGGCTCCTCCATCTCACCATAATCAGGATTAACAATAATCCTAAAATGAAGCTCGCCTATTTTATTGCCTGCTTCATCCTTCAAAATAGCAATAAGATTCTTCCTAGCATAATATGCTGGATCCCAATTCCAATTATCAGACCAAGGAAAAACAATGACATCAAGAACAGATTCCAACCTAGGTTCCATATCCAGAGCTCTGTTCCATATCTCTTCCTCTATCAACTCATATATATGTCCCATTATCACCTCCTTTGCAAAATCAGCTGAGGTGACCCACGAAGGGCCACCCCAGCCTGTACGGAGCTGCCATGAGGAGTGCTTAGAAGCCTACATCATCATCCATATCCTTCGGAAACGGAGGTTCTTCATCAAATTCCTCTTCGTCCTCCTCACCCACAGGAAGCTCATCCTTCTCTTCATCCTCGATATCCTCATCTGCGCTCGCGCTTGTACGCCCATTATACGGTCTCTCACGGATAAGATCCCTTATTGTCTCATCGAGATACAGATAGAGTAAATAGAGCTCATGTGAATCAAGAGGGAAGGCCAGCTTCTTCGCTTTCTTCTTGCCTGTCTTCTTGCTGATCGTCAGGAAGAAGGTATCTTTATAGAGACCAAAGGATAGCACGCTACTTCCCTTACCGCCAGCAAGAGATGCATCGTGTATGAAGCGGACCTTCTTACCTTTTCGGACGCCAAGAGCCAGCTGGGCGGCTTCTGTTAACCCAAGCTTCATCGTTAATCCGTCATCCATGTTGAAGCCGTCGCCCTCCTCATCAGCAGGGTACAGAGACAGGTAAATACTGCGGTCCTCCACTCTAGCATTGGCTCTGAGATACACAGACTTTTTGAAAAGACTCAACATAATAACACCTCCTTTAGGTTAATTATTATTCTTTTGATTCAAAAATGCAAGTGCTTTTTCCTCTGTTTCTGCTATTGTTCTTCCACAATGTGGACATACCCACTTGTTCAATCCGTCTGTGGAAGTGATATCATATGGCCAATCATCATATGTTCCATCTGGATTAAGTTTCCAGCTTACAAAACACTCTTGGACGTTCTCTAAATATCTTATTTCCTTATTGCAATGTGGGCATATTGGATAATTCTCCTCCTTGCAAGCGCGAAGTTCAATACGGCAGTTGTACCCTCGCCTTTTCAATTCTGCTATGATATCTTCATATTTCCTCAGCCTTTCTATTACTTCATCTTTATCAACCTCATAAATGTTTGCCAACAATCGATCAACCATATTTATCAACTTGGTATCTGACATATCCTTAAAATTCATGTTCGATCTCCTTTCAGGAATTCAAGCGCTTCTTTCTCGTTATGCGTTAGTTACCTCCTGTGAATTGACTTTTATAAGAAGCCCGCCGTTCTCCTGCAACTCCTCTGGATCAAATTCCTCAACCTCCATGGCGTGACCGCAAGCAAATGCCACCTTTCTCACATTCTTAACATAGTCGTCGGGATCTGTCATATAGAGAAAAACAGCACCGTCTTCGATAAGCGCGTGCACAATAACCTGATTCTTATCATTGTAACATTTTATTTCATTACTTATTTCTCCGCACTCTGGACAGAGCCATCCCTTGTACATGGAGCAACCTCCTTTCTTGCGAATGGGTTTATAAATCTTTCAAATTTCTCTCTTATGAGAAGCTCGGCACACCTTTTACATAAAGGGTAATTTGCTTTGAGGATTTCTATGAGAGCATATGAAGGCGGGGCTTCTTTTATCTCCTTTCCGCATATCGTGCAACGCATAACGATCTCCTTTTTTTTATTTGTTTGTGTTCTTTCAGAATCAAGTCAAAACAGGTTACTTAACCACTTCAAAATTTTCCCTTCTTGTCTACCTATCTTTATGCCAAATGTGTCACTAAGCTCCAATAGTATCTGCGCTCTACCCGCTTCCATTGCCCACCAATCCCGTTCTGGGATGTCTGCTTCATGTATGTAATCATACAGTCTACTGAGGAAATCGTTTAACCACTCTTTATCCTCAGATAGATCCCTACCATCATCGTCGTATATTGATATGTCAAGCGTCTCTGCGCCCTCATTGATAACGGTTATTGCAAGGTCATGTATTTTATTTTCTATAATTTCTACTACTTCACTCATACAGCCTCCTTTCCTTACCATATTAATATTTCACCAAAATTAATTGCAGACCAATATTCCTCCATTTCATAAAGCTTTGTTTCCAAGAACTTCCTGCTCTTCTCACTTAGTTTGTCACCATATTCCTCGAGGATCCTACTCAACATGCTCCTCCATTCCTTTAAATCCTCATAGTCACTTCTATGTATTACCATTTATTTCCTCCTTTTCAAAACACAACTCAAGATGTGACCTATAACCTCTACTCTCCAGTTCATCCATTATAAGTGAGAATTCATCCCACTCATCATCAGAAATATTGGCATCACGAACCATAATAGCATAATGCAATTCCTTCGCCCTCTTTATGAGGTCCTCATCTGTTGCTCTTATGATACTTGCAATCTTCATTCTTCTTACCTCCTTTACCTTTAATAATATTTCTTATTTTTGATTAATCAATAATTTTTTGTCCATTAAATTGACTTTTGTAGTTGTCGTCATCTGACACAGCTAATGGTAAAACGCTTATGTGGCCTTTGTTAGCCTCCTTACATTTATCTAGGAATGAGAGAAATGAATATTCATCCATTATGAGGTGGAAGCCGGCGGCCTCATCACTTGCCCGTACCGTTCTGAAAAAGACAAATAACTCACCATTGTCAACACTAAAGTTAATCCCTATCATTGTTACTCTCCTTCTCAAGCAACTTATCAATCAATCTCTTTATATTTTCTATTTCCTTTTGCAGATCATATATCTGCTTCGTTACTATGCTTAGGCATATTTCTAGATCTTTCAGCCTGCTCATATTGCTTCCTGGTTTTGATTTTATAGACCATACCAAATTTATAATTCTCCGGATCGATCCATTCATGAAAATGTTTTGGTAGAACCCTACGGCCCTTACGTTTGTAGAATGCTACCTTCTTTCTCTGCTCCTTCATTACTGATCCTCCTTCATAAGAGGAAGAAGTGAGACCCGGTTGCTCGAAAGGGGGTTGTTTCATGGACCGCGCCAGGCATGCTACGCGGAGGAAGGCCGGGCCTCACCATACTTCTTATGTCTCCCTCAATAATCTTTCCTTCACATAAACCTCGAGAAGCGATCTGAATACTTTACTACTGCAGAAATGCTTATCCATTACGAACACATGATCTCCTTCGGTTCTTACTCGTTTGTCCCGTGTGTGACCGGCTTCAAGAATACTAAATACATCATCATCAGAGAGGCGGACCTCATTACCATTATCATCAATCCTCAAAACAAATGCATCGGGCGAGATTCTTATTAGCATAATTACCTCCTTTTAGATTTATATCTACTAGTAAACGATTTGTCTCCTCAAATTTCTCTCCATATTCTATTCCCATAATATCCGCATATTCCTGTATCAATATTGGTGCAAAGAAATAAAGATGCTTATAATGTCTATCATTTTTTCTATATCTATGTTCGACAGACAGGTATAAAGAAGTAAGTAATTTCGTATGACCCTTTGTTATCAGCAAGTCATATAAGTTGTCATTAATAACAAGATGAGTTTCATCAGAAGAAAATAGTTTTGGGAAAATGCTGGATTTAGAATGATACACCGATGCATAACGGTAATAATATTTATCACTCATGACAATCCATGGCATATCAACTGGCATCCTCACAAGATTAACATTATGATACGGCTTATGCTCATGACCAGTATCCAACTTCACTTCTACACCGCTATTAAACAGCGGCTTCATTGTTTGGATAAGGAACAATCCACCTATGTCTATCACATTCACTTCATCAGATGACAAGGATTTCTTAATAGTATCAGCATCCTTATAGACTGTAGTTAATAATCCATCCGGCACTTTGATCATATAGTTGATCGAGTCGCCTCGGATAACCAACTCATTATCTGCAACCACTTCTATATCACCTCGGATAACTAACCCATTATCTGTAACTTCTTCCGTAGTATTTGAGCTAATATATTTCTTCCATCTACCAGTATAATTTCCATAGAGACCGTATGGTTTACTCTGATCAGCTGACCATTTACCATACAACATTACATTGCCTAGTGATATAGGATCATCCACATCAAAGTGTAATAAAAGAATGGGTATGTCGTATTTAGCTGAAGCTGTATAAATATGCCCTATATGTGCCGTCGTAGTTTTACTATGATGAAGATAGTATGACCTTATGAAGCACACGGATCTCTGGTAATCAGATTCACCACTACAGCGATCATACTTGTACTCATGGAAAACATATCCAATAGCAGAACTGTATGAATAAATTTTCATTCCAACAACTCTTTTGCAAGAGTTATAATTCCTGCAAAATATCCTATCATAATATTGATGAAACCAGAAAGAGCCCTTGCCATTGCTACAACCCTCACAATGCGAGAAGTCAAAATGGGGGTTAAGCGCGGCTTCCGCTACATCACTATTCTTCATACGCTTCAGACGGATGTTTCTTACTGAAGAAGACATCAGCAACCTCCTTTCTCCCTATATATCCTTTTGCTCCCAAGATCTCCTTATGTCAATACAATTATTGATAAAATATTCCTCAAACTCATCCTCCGTTTCATCAACAAGTGCGAACATGTCATTAATATCCTTCGCTTTTAGCGTGTCCATAAGAATCTTATACCGGTGCTGTGCCTTCTTCTCATCGCCCTGCTTGATAAGGTTTATAACAAAATTCTTTACCTCTTCCACCAGCTTTTCATTCCTTTTCACGGCTTCATATAGATCCTTGACCTTTATTGTAAACTCAGTATCATTGTCATCTATCTGTACCACATCGTTAAGCTCGCCTTTATTCAGAAGCTCCATAAATACTATTTCGGCAACCATTTCCTTATATGCATTATCGATAATCATCTGCCTCTTTTTCCTGTATAATACATCACCATAGAATCGACCTATGTCACGAGCCGGCATATAAATGATTTTATTCGATACAAGAAATGGTGCTAAGGCAAGCGCATTGAACTGATGGAGATTCATTACCTCAACGGCTACGAATGGTTCATTGCTGAATAAGCCGCGGCGGTAGCCATTCCAGTGCAGCCTGATGAACTTATAGTAGATTATCTTTGCATCTCTATTTTCCTTTATATCTCTATCGATATCAATGTCATCCTCCAGTAGGTATTCGTCATTATGAATTATAAGAATGTACTTCGTCACATCCTTATCTGTCATGCTTTCGACATCTCTTATAAGTTTTTCCTTATCGAATGTAAACATCATGCACCTCCTCCTTTCAATATTTCCTCTAATTCATCTATGTCTCCATCCCATAATTCAATTGCATTTTTATATACATCTCCGATCTGCCTAATTACTTCATACTCAAAGTATTCACCTAATATCTTAGCAACCTTTCTTCTACCATACTTTTTAATCAATTCTTCTAATCTTTTACCAACTATCACCCTTGACGGGATTTTGATTTTTAGCATTTCCATTTGATACCTCCTTTTTTCTTAGTTACTTCTTAAGTCAAGCAATAATGTAGTTATGTAGTATTTTCCGATATCATTATAATGTAATCTACTGTTCACATTATTGACCTTCAGATAGACACATGGATAATTACGCGTATAAATATATGTAGACCTGATATTTGATATGTGAAAACCTTTCAATCTATAGCATATCTTTGATGTTAAGATAAGCGTTCGCATTTTCTCATTTATAATACATTTAAATACCTCCTTTCTTATTCTATCCATAAAGTCGCTGCGGAAACGAACTGGTACATAATCACTCATATGCACATAGACAACTTTCTCCATGTCATTCATATTACACTTATAACTCTCACATAAGAGGTTATATAGTTCTGTTCCATATGTAGTTATATTGAAGTTATTAAACCTCTTCTTTATGCTTGAGATTGTTATTAAGCCCGCCTTCATTTTCTTTGTTATAGTTGAGATAGCATAAGCCGGCGCTTCCTCAATCCTCACCCTTTTCCTAGGGACCAATGCATAAACAATTAATTTCATTATTCCTCCTTAATTAGATCATCAAGTTGTGTTATCAATAATGCTGTTATCCAATACTTGCCGATATCACTTTCATGAAGTAATTTATTAACATTGTTAACCTTAACATATACACAATTATAAACAACACCATCCCAATAGAGAGTAACGTTATAATTATGAGAAATATGAGGATGATACCTTACATACCAATATGACCTCCTTGTTAATGGAATTGGAATGCACCCTCCAGTAAGCCATTTGTATATTTCCATCTCCGCCCTATTACAATAGGATACTTCTGATGCACCATACATCACACTTATAAGATTCTTAATGTCTCCACAAACATCAGGCATCACATCCTCATAAAATATTGTAAACATCCTGCAAAGCTCATCTTTATCTATTTTTATATTGATCTGCTTGTACTTGCGTTTTACTCTGTGGACAGTTATGAAGCCCGCCTTCAACTTCTTCTCTAGCATCTCTTTGGCATATGCTGATACTTTATTGAATTCTACTTTCCCTCTTGGGACAAGTGCATACACCAGAATACCATCCATGTTAAACCACCTTTATATCTAATCAATCAATCCCTTTATCTTGTATACCTTGAATCCATCGAATAATCTTATATTCTCTTCATCCGATAGAGCAAACACCCATGTTCTATCTCCTTTTATCATCTCCAAGCTATCCTGATCACATGGATATCCATCAGTAGCCATGATTTTAACGTCATACTGCTTCCTAGCCGCCTCCTCGAATACCGGACGATAGAGAGTACCTCCCGACTTTATATCCATCGCCTCAGGTACCTTTTCATTACCACTTATCCGCAACCATATGTCATCAGAGAAGAATACGATATCCAAGTTGCATCTGTTCTTTAGCGGCTTTAGCATGCTGATGAAATACCTAACTTCCTCGTCCGTTATAGATAGAGATGTATCTACAGCAATGAATACAGATAGGATAAGTTTCTTGCTTTTCTTTATGAAGCCACGCCTATCCTCTCTATTTAGCCGTATTTTCCTTGTGAACTTCAAGCTATTCATGCCGATAAGATATTTTATCAAGTGAACCAGATCCCATTTTTCATCAAGATCAAATGCACCTCTGTTCAATAGATTTCCCACTAAGCCGGCGCCTCTTGACGCCTGGCTCTTAATAATCTCTCTATCAGATTTACCTATGCCCGCTTTAGGACAGGATCTGTAGGTATAAGGATAGAGCACAACCGCAGCCGGCCACTCAAAGACGATGTATCTATCAGACACAACAGCTATTTTATCTTCTATCACATCTATACCAACACTAAATAACCGCTTACCCGATGAAAGAAGATCTTTAAACTTCTTCTGATCGCTATCCTTGTTCAGATCAAGCACATAACGATCCTTTAGACTGTCAATTAATTCCTTTGCAACAGTCTTATATTCAATATTATAATCAGGTATCCCGAATGAATCAGCATTCACCCCTATCTGCTTATAGTATAATCCGACATAGTAATTAACAACCACATCGAAGACGATATTCCTGAATGCTTGAGCCTCCACTTTATCCTTCAATCCTGATATCTCATCAACCTTTGCCGCTATCGTTGAATCGAAATGTCCCAGCAAGATGTGCAGTAATTCGTGCACTAATATTGATGCAATATAATCAGGATCCTTCGACTCTACCGTAACAGGATTCAATACGATTTTCATCTCATCGGTAGCAAACCCTTCGTACCCTATAATGAGATCCCCTTCTTCGCGACTGCTTGATACCACAATAGGATACTTAGCAAGAAGCATAAGGAGCGCGGGATCCCGGCTCCCTATGCTCATACGCGCATAAGTTAATTTTTTATTTTTATCTATCATTATGACCTCTTTTGTTTACGAGATGACTTTCTATACTCCTCGACGACCTCTTTTATTACCTCAAAGTTATCCGGATCCTCCTTCTTAAACCGTGAGAGGAAGTTATGTATATCAACATTATCGTGTATTGCTAGAGTTCCCGTAAAAATGTCCGGATACTTATCAGCAAGAAATGCTGCCATGTGCCCAGCAAGAGGGTGATATGTCTGATTATCCATACATTCACTTATAATTCTTGATGTATAGAAGTATAGGAGACCATACTGATCCTTGGGCAATTGTTTCACAAGCGTTGGATTCTTCTTCAGCTCATCATACTTCGGGATTTTCTTGTAATCCGACTCGACGAAGCCCTTGATGGCCGCCGCTACCTCAGCACCTACATAGACATCTATGTGGTCGATAGGAAGCCCCGCCTTCATCATCTCAGAGCAATCCTCTATAGCTCTTGGAGGCACACCCGTCGTATCCGTATCAAGCTTCATGTGCTGGTTATAGATCGAGAAGAACATGAGGAGCCTTTCATCCCAGCCTTGTTTAACTCCATATTCAAGGACCTCTTCTACTTTCGGTACCAGCTTTACCTTCGCGCTTCTCTCTATGAATGCGTCATCCATCTCTATAACAATGTAATTATCTTTGCCCTCTTGGATATTAGCCGTCATAACGATAAATGTGCCTTCTGGAAGCGGGCGTCCATTGAATGTCTTGTACTGTATAACTTCAAATAATGCCTGCTGTATGAACGGATTACACCTATTTACCTCGTCAATAAGAAACACTGTATTTTCTTTCTCAGGAAACCAATCAGTATATGTGAATTGAGATTTACCATCTTTCACAATGATTTTTCCAAGCAGATCACCAACATCCTCCATATCGCCGGGCTTAAACTTCTTGAATGGCAGGCCGTGCTCATCAGCAAATTCTTTAACTATGGCAGTCTTGCCGACTCCTGTTGCACCGACAATAAGCACCGGCTTCCCTGCCTTTCTCGCAGCAGGTAGAATCATATCTTTTACTTCCTTTATGTTCTTTACTGCATATTCTACCATCTTGGCCTCCTTTTTGTTTAATTAATAGTGACAGTCAAAATAAACAACCCAATAATTATTGATGTCCCTTTCACTTAATAGTTTGTCATCATATTTGATATATTCACCACCTTCTGGTATATGTTTATGATATATGCAGCCCGCACTTGCTAAATCTTCATACAAGCTTCGCCTCAAATTCTGGACAACAATATGATTATATACATTCTGCCATTCACCATAATTATTTGTGTGAGGGTAAAATTGTTCATTTTCATACATCAGCATAAATTTAATGAACTTTTTTATATTCTTATTAAATGCAAGTATAAGCGCTTCGTACCATATCCTCATTGAGTACATGTATTCATTGATAGCATCAGATAGCTTTAATATCGTTCTGCTAACATGGAGCATCTGATAAGGATAATGTGGAGAATCATAGATAAGGTCATTGAATGCTATATTAATGAAACGGCCGCACGGCAAACAATAATCAAACCCTAGTTCTTCAATATCTACATTATACATGAAATCATCAGCCTTACGCAAAGCTTCTGCCCTTGTTTTTGCTACCTCTTTTGGTACAAGAACATGTAACAGCGTGTGCATGGTATCACCTCCTTTACATGTCACTCTCCTTTTCCATATTTATTATAGCTTGTTCAACAAAAATTGCAATAATATCCTCCGGAAAGTAGTCATATGGAATTGACTCATCGTATTCTTTAGTAAGCGCGCCGCCTAATGTCAAAGCTTCTACGGTAACATTATCAGTATTACCATAAGGATCCTCTACTACTAGTGGAACATCAAGATAAATCTCACCAAATTTACACTGTCCTAAAACTGCCAACAACTGCAACCTTTGCATTGTCATTCTTAACTCTCCTTATGATTGTTCTACTATTAATTGTAATTCTAATTATCATAAGTTTTTATGTGCCAATAAATTGACTTTATCATAAGGAAAGGTAAACAGTTACAAGAATAGGCAGAAATAGGGCAAAGCCCGCCGGCCTCTCCATTCCCAAAAAGTGTTGCTAACTCATTGATTTTCAAAGAGCTAACGAGGCCTGCCGCGGGCTTCCCCATCAACCCTAATAATAGTCCCATCACCACTTGCCTTTCCTCACCATATAGAATGTCAGACCGATCATCATTACATATAACAATGTTATTATAATAGCAAAAGGATCCGCATTCATGATCTTTCCTCTTATATTTCTTTCAATTTCTTAAGAATCCATCTCTTCAAACTATCTGGTACCTCTTCCCATGCAACTCGCCGCCCTAATGATGATAGATTAACATCAGATTTCTTACCGATATAGTATAGAACACCAAGAGGATGCTCTGGATCCTTTGAAGCACCATATACATCTCTATTATTTATTATTACCGTATAACAATCCATAACACCGGGATTATAATAGATTTTCACTTCAGATGGCTTCGGATATTGCTTATATGAAAACATTTATCCTCCTATGGTATTTACTTAATCCTCCTCTTTTTTATTCAATGCTCTCATATAAAGATATGAAAGCCGATCCATATTAAGCTCCGCGCAATGCTCACATATTGGGATGGGATTACAAAGATATCCTAATTCGCTATGTATCACTAGCTTCTCATCATAATATGAGGTGCCTATATACATGTCTCTGGTAAGAATCCTACCACAAATACCACATCTTTTTTGTTCTTCAGGCGGTTTTCTCAAAGTATCAATCATATCGGCTAATTCATAGAGGCGGGCTTCAATTTCTTTGATACTTTTTTCAACTTCTTTCCGCATTTCATTATGATATTCACTATGGTCAATTTTGTAGCTCCTCATGTCGCGAAATAAACCATTGATCTTCGTTTCAATACTTTCCTAGATGTTATTAAGATCCTCTTTTAGTCTTCTAATGTCTAATTCTAATGTATGAATCCAATTATGCACCATGGAAATATTTTCTATTTCCTTCCTTTTCTTTCTACCAAACATTTTATACCTCCTTATTTTTGTTCATCAAACTGACTATAAATCATTAGATTCAAGAAACTGGTGGACCTCTTCCACTATCCGCCTTATTATGTCGTATTTCCTTATCGAATTCAATAATATTACTTCATCCATTGTTAAATACCTTCCATACAATGCTCTTACCTGCCCATTTTCTAACTTATAGCCGTACAATGATCCGTCTTCAGCAACAAATTCAACTTGCGCTTTCTCAAGGTAAGGCGAGAGGGCTTCAAGCAGAACATCAAAGTCGTTCCATTTATCAAAGAAATCGCAGTCCTCGATCACCAGAAAATTACTGCCGGTAAGCTCATTACTAATTATGGATATATCACAGTCTTGTAGAATCCACGCAGATCTAGATATCGGAGTAGCCTTCTTTATGGCTTCTTTTATGTCGCAAGCTGTAACACCATCCTTTACCTTTATCACATACAAAATGAGTGTACTATACTGAGACATCTTATTCCTCCTTTGCAATCATGGAAGCCACCTCCTTTATTAGTCTCCTTGCTATCTTTCCAGACTTGCTTCCAAACAGTGCGCTTATTAGTTGCGCGTCATCCACTGGTACGAATATGCCTCTTGTCTCTATAATCTGTCCATCCTCTACCCAATACCCTACGAGGTTATCATCATCACGAAGCATTTCAACATTTGCAAGATCAACCTTATCCTTAATAGCATCTAGTATTTCCTTTGCATCTTCTACAGGAAGCCACACATCGGGATCAAATCTCGCAAGGTGTGCATAATCATCATCATTACTAACAATACAACGCGCGTAGGTTATATAACTAGAAACCTCATTACCAATATCCTCTATAATATTAATGATCTCATCAGCCTTCCCTTTATCTACAGAGAATTCAAAATTTAGTAGTATAGCCTTATCACCCATTTTTATCACCTTCCTTTCTTGGAGGCGGCGGCTTCACCCCTGCATGCAATGCTAAAATAAACCATCGTCTCCTAGCTTCATCTAAGCCTGCCAGCGCGGCCTCCCTTGTCTCACCCATACTCATGCATCCCGGTAGATCCTCTATCTCCGCAACCCACTCATCATTCCACTTCCATACCTTAATCGCATAGCTGCGCTTCATATACTTCTCTATTTCATCCTTGTACTTTATCGCTACGTCCTCAAGTTCCTTATTACTTATGTATCTACCTTTCAAGACAATCCTCCTTTACTGACAATCCAATTCAAATATTTCAAACCAGTCGTGGGCTTCATTATAGATTATAATATATGTCCCGGGTACATCATTCAATAAAGCTTCCATCATCTCTTCATCCGTCGTATCTTTGTAAGACTCACGATCATCCCATTTCTCAATAGACATACCTGTCAGCTTGTGAAACTCCTTCTCAAGTGAGAATGTACGAACAAACTCACACAAATCAGAAACCACCCAATAGCCCTTGACATTTGCTAACACAATATCACCTCCTTCATCAAATATAAATAATGTAACGATTAGTTAGATCCATCATAAATCATATAATACTCATAGAATCCTGATTCACCTAGATAAAACTCATCACCAGATTCCAGTTCATCCAGATCACATCCTATTATATCTTCTATTTCATCCCGTGTTAAACCGACAAGTTCTGACACCTCATCAAGCGTAAGCCCATGGTGCTCTGTGCTTTTATTTGTCTGGATATTAAACACCTCAAGTGTGAAGAATCTCTTCTTTTTAGCCATAATAAACCTCCTAATGTGTAATAAAGGTATTACAATATTACTGTTTCTTCATATGAGGTTTGGCAGCTTTAACTAATGTACTCATCATCTTCTTGCAGAACTTCTCCCATTTACAACCTTTGCAGGTCGGGCGCTTCACATTACAAGACCTGTATATATGTTCTACAAGGACATCACCATCCTTGCCTCTGAGAGGCCTGCACTTTATGCTAAATTCTACTTCTAACATTTATCACCTCCATGTAATTCTTTCAAATCCTTCTCCATTTCATCAAGACATTTTTCACATCCATCATATCCTCGCGGAAACCATCTTTTGTGTCTCTCACACCATTCAAGGCCCGGTTCCCACAAGGGACATTGGTGGTCTTCATCTGTTCCTACTTCTCCATTAATACCGAGTCTTTCAAGCTCTTCCTCTTTCATACAACCAGCATCTAACATGCTGCCACTAGACAATGCTACACCTGATGGAGACGGATCGAACCATTCCTCATAATAATGCTTACATGTTTTACATACCCCCACTTTTATATCCATTTGAATTCTCCTTTTTGCAAAGTCTACTTTCTATAACATAATTCCTTACTACAAGCATTGCTGACACTATTACTACAAAAATGCCTGTGGTTAGGGTGAACATTCTGTCAGAACCAACACATGTATTCCATGGTAGCAAAAAGAGACCAGAAAGCAAGTACAAGATGTTAAGTATTAATAGTTTTGCCTCCTTATATGGGCTTTTCTTTATATTTGGAAGAAAAAGGTATAAACTCATTATTCCTTGTAAGATTACATAGAGTCCAAGAAAAGTTCGCATTTGATTGATATGCCATGTAGCTAATAACATAAAGATATAAGCAACAACACCTGCCTCATGAATGCAAAAATATGACCTACTTTCTTTTGTAAAGGCCTCATGTAACGCATAACACATTAATGTAATCGTTGCTATTCCTAATAAACATAGAGTTAACATATATCTACCTCCTTTTAATCTCTTCTATCATTCTGACTCTCCTAGCTCTGATCCGTCCTTTCATGCATGTTAAAATATCTTTAACATCAACCTCAACTGCTATAAGAGCATCACCCTCAATCTCGTTCTCATCAAACGGCATGTAGCAATAGATGCCCTCCACACCATCTTCCGGAAATTCATCTGGTCCTTCATGAAAACACGTATTCGGTCTGGGGGCTTCTGTTACTCTTCCGGGCTCATAGAACAGGTTTCCATCAGTATAAGTGGTACTGCGATATGCTTCATCCGGTGTATCTAGTTGATATATTCTGCGTATCAAGTGTTCCATATCCAGATCACTCGTTCTCTCCATTTTATCAACCCGCTTGTACAAAATATACTTACCACCTACGGGATATATATTCAGACTGCAAGCAATGTACTGTATGATATCATCCTTTATATCCTTAGTTAAATCACCATGTCGTATCACAGCAGTACTATAAGCCTCTGCATTTCCATGCAACCTTGCTGTCCCCATTATAGCTGCATGACCATATACCCTAGCATTATCACAAACCTCGGCACACTCTTGGATACGTGCATTACCGTATATTTCAGCATTCCCATATACTCGAGCATAATTCCATACGGATGCATAATCATGCACTCGTGCATTTCCACCTATTACGGCTTGGTTCATTATCTTCGCATAACCATACACACGAGCATTACCATATAATCTAACATTACCACATATGCGAGCATTATCGTACACTTTCACATTATCGTACATCGTAATGCATTGACCCTCCACAATAGCATTACCAGCTATTTCAACATTGTCAGTTATCATAACAACGCCATATATACAAGCATTGTCCCTCACTTTGGCATTCCCGATTATTCTGACATCACCATAAACCATTGCATCATCATAAACCCAACAATCCCCTTCATGCGAGAGGTTACTTTCCTTTTCGATAAAACCACCAACATCCCCGGCTTTTACATCACTGAAATCTCTTAATGCTTTTATCCGGTAAAGCCTTACTCCATTGAATGTTATTGTGTCGTTATGCATCAGCTTGTATTTCCTCTTATTATTTATGTCCGACATATTACCTCCTTTTTGTGATTTGCATATTTTAACACCTTCTTATCAATAATAATAAAAACCATAATGACAATGAAGCCGCGGCTTCACACATAGTGCTTCCTATAATAATATACACCTAACCTATAAGCATCCTTAATACAGTCAGGCATATCAGGAAATTTTTCATCCATTTTCTCAACCTTATCGGTCCATGATGCATCAATCAAACTTAGAATCCGAATTTTATCTCCATAAAAATTCTGTGCGATGGCTGTATAAAGACAATGATGTATCCGATCTTTATCCTCGCTATAAGCATCGCCTATTGCAACAGCATCAAAATCTTTAAACTTTTTTATTACATGGTCAACAACCTTCTTTATATAATTGACACAATCATGTGGTTCCACTCCCGCGAAAGACATTGATCCAAGCTCGCGGGCTTCCCCTGTCTTTTCATCCATAACAGCATAACCTATCACAGGATATCCATGATATATGTCTACAACAAATGAAAGTAACACTTCTGATCCTCCTTACCTTATTTGAGAAGGCGGCGGTTTTTACGGGTCTGCACCTAGACCCTATTAAACTACCGACCTGACAGCCCGGTGCGAGGCCTTCAACAGTCGGGTGGGATTGATACCCACATCGCCGCCTGCTTATAATATCACTCATCCTTTTGTTTTGTTGCCTTATAATTGACAATAACTTATTCGTCAATCAAAGAAGTGCGTCTTCCTTCTTCAAGAAAGCGCGGCTCTTTCCTAAAAACACTACCCTTACAAGATCCATAAATGCATCTACATAGACTCTACCTCTTACCTTCCATGGTAGCGAGCTCCACCTCTCATCATATTCCAATCTGCCTATCAATGACATTGCACAACATAAGAATATGATCTTGTACAAAAGACCATCAATAAAATTATTAAACTTCTGCTCCATTCTTCGCATTAATCTCATTGTGGTTCCTCCATCATCTTACTACAGGGCGCGGGCTTCACCCTCTTTACCCACATATAAATCTTCGCCAATAACTCAGCGAGGCCGCCGGCTTCATACATCACCACATAACTATTACTATCCCATCCGTGGTCGACATAGCCACCACACAACTTACTACCATCTAATCCTTCTATACCAAGACATACTCTTATCCTACCACCTACTTCTATTTCGTCATCTACCATAACACAATGAGGACACTCAGAGATTATTTCATCAGCGACAGGCGCCTTAATAGCCACACCTTGCATAATAAGCCGCCGCAGTTCTGCATTATTAAAGTGGTACTCGAGCTCCCACTTATCACCCTTATGCTTCCGCCAGTAAAAGCCGCCGCCTCCCTGAGGGAAGCCGGCTTCCTTCAACTTCCTACATAACTCCAAACTAGGAACAAGCTTTTCAATGTTACTCATCATCTGCCTCCTTTTTCTTTATTTCTATTAACTGCTCCGCCACCTTATTTGTAAGCAACCCTATTACCTCTCTTACAAAATCACTCCTTTCCATTAGTACATACAACAGGCGACATATGAGCACATCAAGGGTCGGGGCTTCATACATACACACAACCCTATCATGTTCAATAAAATTCCTATGAACTAGGTAAAATGCATCCCTTATATCCGTTGTATAATCACGACGGATGCTATGGTCCTTACCACTATCATCCTCATATAGCACCCAATAATATTCGGTATCCTTATGATGAATTCCCAGCTTCTCAAGTTGCATACATAGGTCAACACTTGGTACAAGACACTCGAATGTTGGTGATAAACGCTCAAACACTATTTATCCTCCTTATTACTTCTATTACTTTTTATCTTTTGAGGACGGAGCGCTTCCATTTTCCTACTAAGACACAACGGACACAGAACCTTGCCATTGTACAGACCCCATTTCGCCCGCTTAACCACATCCCTTAGCTCATCTAGGTCGGCGGCTTCAACCTCCCTACTACATTCATCACACTCCAACACCCATACCTCAATACCCGCCGGCTCCCTATCCACACTAAACGAACCCTGACGCTCCCAATGAAAAGCGCGGGCTTCAACCTCCTCTACCAATCCACTAACATAACCAACAGCCAAAACATCAGCATTGTCATACACATTACCCACAACTTCTATATTATGTAACTCATCAATAAAATAACAATTACCATCCAATGTAACAACAACCCAGCAGTCATCCACAGACCTAACAATACCTCTTATTCTTTTATCACTCCCTTCACAATGTAAATCAGCCTCAACTATATCATCTTCATAAATTTTCCTATCTCTCACATCCACAACATCTATATACCGACCTACAGTCTCAGGATAAACCATTCTTAATGATCCGTCCTCCCTATCACGAATGAATACACCACCAATACCTTCCTCTATCTCACCATATATCCACGCGCCACCTCTTCTGCTACCATCCGCAAAGTACCCATTATGACACATACCACGATACTCACTACATCCCATGATGGGCCTCCTATCATTTTACACATAAATTGATACCTGCTCAACATCAATAATCTTAACTAATCCACTTCTCTCAAGTTCCTCCATAACAGCATCATAACTCCACTCAATATCTTCGGGCCTCAAACGGGCAATGATATTACCTATGATTCTTCTTAAATCCTCCCAATCCAACGAGGTCTTTACAAGATAAACATCCTGCCGCTCTCCATTGTATGAATCCTGTATTTTGATTATCTTCAAATCTTCCTTCATGTTATACCTCTCTCCCAAGGGCGCGGGCTTCACAACAAATACTCCCGCTTAATCCTCTCTATTTTTGCATCAATCTCCTCTACACGCCTCCTTACATCCTTCAACCGATCCCAGTCCTCACCCGATACCAAAAAATCATCCAAAATAACCACCTCACTCCAAGGAGTAGACGTAGCCTCACGCGGTAACACACGAACCTCCACAGGCTCATTAGATAAACGCCGCCTCTCCTCAGCTAACTCCCTCACCTTCTCACGCATCCGCTCCCTCACATGCAAAAATCCCTTTGCAATACTTACAATATACTTCACCCTAAAGAAATCAACCTCACCTCGTACCTCCAACGGCATCTCCTCAATGAGAGACTCTTCTACCTTCTTGCCATGAATACAACGAACCCTGTCAAGCAAACACATTATAACATCCGGTGTCGTAGTAACATACGATAACGACTCAAAATCACGCTCAATGTCACGCGATATCGAAGCTATACGCCTCGCATTGATCAACGACTTAAACATCGCCATGACAACACCTCCTTATATTAACATCTATAATATCATTCAATCCCCATCACCCACAACCGGACAATAATACTTGTGATAACAATCAGGACATATAAATAAATCATCCTTATAACTGTACCTCCATCCCTCACGAAGAGCCCTATCAGCTAACTTGCGTGGTGTGTCATCAGACATTATAACACCACACTCAAAACACTTAATATAATACGGCGACCTATAATACACATCTAAATAACTGAATTTTGTGAATCTACTCATTACTTAACCTCCTTTCCTATTCATAATATCCATGGCATACTGCGCGGCTTCCTCTATATCACCAAACTCCTTATACCTAACATTCCACTTCGACGGCTTCCTCCCACGCCCAACCTCCCTCCCCGTCCTCGCATCTACCACAATAATCTCACCAGGAATAAAAACATCCCTCATAATACGATGAATATGCCACCTCCTTCCCTCATGCTCAATATCAAACTCATGAAGCTGCGAAAACAACACCTTCTCACCAGCACAAGAATCAACAAACATATACCCATCATCCGTCAACGATATACACATATCCGCACAACAACGCTCACCATGCTCAGATGTAGGATCCGAAATTACACCCTCAATAACAATAAACTTCAAATCCATGTTATTACCTCCTGTTAATGTTGTTAATACCCCATTACATCCAATGCATAACCTCTATGTCAATCCATTACCCAACCATAACCAAGCCAAACCATGCAGGCCAGCACTGAGTCTACGAAGTCCACCAAGGTCCACCAACCCTCCACAAACCCTCTACAAACTACTCTACTTCTACAAATGGTTCTACAAAGTCTACAAGCGGTCCTACAAACGGTCCTATACATGGCCCTACACATGGTCCTACAACGGTCCTACAAACTGAAGAGGCCTATGGCGCCTGCTGGCTTCGTCGGGCTTCGCTCGACCTCTGATGGGTTTCGTTAGGTATCCTGACCTCGCTGGCTGGTTTTCGGCGGAAATTTGGCATTGTTGCAGCATGTTTGGCTCCTTGCTTGGTTATGTTTGGTTGTTGTTTTTTGTGCCAGTAGATTGACTATTATGTAGGTACATGTGCACCTCTTATGAATTCTTTTAATCTTATGGGTTCATCGTGTAATATGAGGATGCTTGCGTTGTTGCGTGCTATGATATCGCGCCAGAATTCATCCGGTGTGACATATGTATTACTTATTATGATGATGCCTTTGATTTGAGCTACTTTCATCCATAGAGGGATGTGCTGCTGAACATATAGGCATGGTATATCTTGTGGTGCTATTATGCTATAGATACGGCGGAAGGAGAAGGGGAAGCCGCCACCTCTGCTGGCAGCCATGGTGGTTCATCGGGTTCGTTGTTAGTTGGAGGTTGATCTACTCGTGGTAGTGGATGTATCTCCTTGCGTGAGAAGATGAAGGAAGCCCCGCCTTCTTTATATATATCATATAAATTACTAATAACATCACTTTTATTAAATATATAATTCCACACGAGTAGGTTATCTTGGTTCGTAAATGCTGGTTCTAAATACAACTTAGGAGGGATACCTATTTTAGTTGGACTGAGTATGACATAGTAGTAATCGTCTGTCATGAAGCCCGCGCCTCCTTTTTTTATCACCTCTCTTTCTCTTCGCCGCCCCTCCCTTGCCCCACCGCCCCGCTTCATCGCCCTGCCTATGGTTATGATATATTTTACCACATTATAATGAAAATTTTATTATCTTCAAGATTTTCTTTTCTTTCTTTCCTCATTGCGATGCCGACAGTTATGGTTTAGTTACCGCAAAATTGACCAAAAAAATTTACGGTCTACTTATTAGGCCGCCAGCCTGACGCTGTCTTGAATGCGTAGAACAAGCTCTTCGCCTCCTCTTTACTTATACCGTTCTTTATCGCGATCTGCTCGATGACCAGATCCTCGTTAGCAGGAAGAGGAACGATATCAATCTCGGATGGATCCTTATCGTCTCTGAATCTGATGAAGCGCGGCGCCCTTAGTGCTTCCTTGCCAAGATCCATCGCGCGGACTTCGATGACTCTTCCTTTATATTTCTCAGGATGGAGCCACATGTCATCCCTTATTTCATCTGTGAAGCCGGAGCCGACCATCGCGACTACTTTACCCGTAGCATCAGCTGCTGCTACCTTCCCTGCGGAGTTAGATAATCTTCCTGTACCGGGCAGAATATCAACGATCTTCAGATCATAGGTATCGAATCTTTTTATCTTGTACCACTTATCCTCTCTTGGCAATCCGTTAGGATCCTTTATAACGATGCCTTCACCCAGTGGCAGATCGTCATCGATCATATCGCGGAAGAAGTCGGCGGCCTTATCAGGATCACTGGACTTGAAGTGTATCATCTTTGGCACCGTGAACATCCTCTTGGTCGCGGCTTCAGGTATTTGGTATTTACCATAATAACTCTCATTAAGAAGCCCGACGATATCCTCGTATATGGTTCTTCTTTCCATGTATGAAGCCGGCGCTGGTATCAGTACTCCGTCCTCTGTAGCCCATCCGATCCAGTCGAATACCATTAGTCGGATTAAGCCGCGCTCCTTCTGTGCAAGGACGGCATTCTCGGGACTCGCGTTGAGCATCCCGCTGAGGACATTAGCTCCATCAGGATGCCACAGCTCACCCCGCAGGACCATCCCCACCGCTCGCTCCGGTAGCCATAAGCCCGCGCTCATGTGAGGAACATTACCCTCTCTGTGGATCGGATATCCCTCAACGGAATACCTTCTACTTACTACAGTAAGAGTAACAGGCACTCCATCAGGCAGATAACCCTCATATTTGAGGAAGGCGCGCTTCAGTGCGTTAATCGCGGCTCTATCTAAGACTGGTTTGACTATAGCTGGCTGGCTTACTTTGAACGACGGACCGGGATCCTGACCTCTCTTGGCAGCGGTGAAGACCTTGAGGACCCCGCCGATGGTCCCCACCGCCCGCCCCGCTTCTTCCCGCGGGCTTACTATGATTTGATCCTCCGCCTTAAGAACCTCATACTCTCCTGTCTCGAAGAACGGTGCGTTTATTCTTATTATGAAGTTGGCACCATCGACCTTCCGCTCTGCGATAAGCTCCTTACCTTCCTCGACTCTCTTGGTGACATCCTCCGCTGTTTCGAGGGCTTCATACACTCGCCTCGGGAACCATAATTCCGTAAATCCAGAATGACGGATCGCGATATAATTTTTATCTGACACCTTGATGAACTCCCACCAGCCGGACCACGGCTGGTCTGTTCTATATGGTGTGAATACCTCAACAGATTTCAGGTTGGATCTTACTACGCCCGGACTTTGGTATTCGATGGTCATTAAGCCGGCGCCGTATTGCCCTTCGGGGATTTCACCTTCGAAGTCCTCTGCTAGGATTTTATGATCCTGGGATCTTATCACATTTGTTTTCCATCCGCTTGGTTTCTTAGGATTATCGTCAGCATGAAGCGGCGGCTTCTTCTTGAACACGAACGATATCAGTCTTTCGCTAGCACTTTTGAGGAGGCGCTGGCTCCGTGTCACAGGATATCTGAACCGGAAGTCCCAGTGAAGCCCCGCCGCCCGCGCCTCATGCCTATGCACCGTTACCCTAGTAGGATATGGTTTCAGAGGTCGCAGCTCCATGTTCTTCTTATAGAGCGCCCGCTTAGTGGACCCTTTAATAACACGCTTTGCGGCTATCTGCGTATACGCTTTAATGAGACCGTTAGTAACAGCCTTATGCAGGAGAGCACCGGTTATCTTCGTACCAAGGGTTGCTGCTATGTGCCACATATTATGACCTCCTTGCTAGATCTTCTATATCATCACGGATCATCGCGAGGAACCTATACAGGTCGTCTGCAGATGCTTCGCCTCTTTCGTACTTATCCAGAAGTGTGACGATTGACTTTCTTAGTTCTATCAGGAAATCGGCGGCTTCATTATCAAACGAGACGGATGTGGCAGCTAGCTCTAACGCCCTATTTATATCTATTTTACTCACTTCGTTCTCCCCGTGAGTTTATCAGCCATCTTCGCGGCACATTTTATACAGTACGGCCCGAAGGTTTTTTCGGTCTGAAACGCTCGATAGTCATCCTCATCATCGCTGGTTTTTCTTATGTTACCAGCAACGATGAGGAATGCGAGGTCCTTCGGACCATAATTTTTACCACATATTTTACATTTCCATTTTTTGTTTTTCTTGAATAGCATACTCATCCTCCTTTTCAGGTGAGGCCCCGCTCCTGCCCCACCCCGCCGCCCCCATCAGCTTATTAAGCTTCTTGGGCGGCCTTCTTCATCGCATAAAATTCCTTGAGCTCTTTTGCGCTCAAGCCCAGCTTAACAGCACCAGTCATAATAACAGGCACCGATACCACAGGTGGCGCCATCGTTGCGATGATAGCACCAGTTATAGCTCTTCCTACATTCAGCATGGATTTCAGCGTGTAATGTTTTATGTCTTTACATTCCTCAGGTCTTATATCCTTGGTTAACGCCGTACTTCCGAGGACGACCTTGGCAACGGGCCCAACGATCGGCAGCAATGTCAGGCCAGCGCCGATAGCCATGGTTGGCTTATCGGCCTCTATGATCGCGTTTCTTGCCGTTTGATATTTTTCCTTTATGAAGCCGCGGCTTCTTTCTGCTATATCCTTTATCTTTTCGCGCGGCTTCACCTTCTTTACTTTCATAGCGAGTTTCTTTACCACATTACACCTCCTTGCTTCTGATTTTTATTAGCTCCTCCTCTATTTTTATATCAGGATCCATCACAAAGAAGATGAGGCGCGCGTACCTGTTAACAGGATAATCAGGATAACCACCGATTGTTTCCCATGTGTGCAGACATATTATATATGTATCGCTTTTATACACGACCTCAAGCTCATCATATGTGCAACAGTCTCTTAGCATGTTACCAGAATTAGCTATCCATCTCTGTCCTACTTCTGCTTTTTCTAGGTCACTCCATGTAATCGTAATCTCATCGCCCTCTCCATTATAGTCGAGGGCCGCGAGTCTGAATGCAATGTTCTGCTGCACTGTTTCTACCATCCTAATACCTCCTTGTTTGTTTTAGTTACCACTAAATTGACACCCGCCGGGCTTCACTCCTCCTCATATTCCTCCTTGTAGTATTTTTCCTGATCCGGTAACAATTCTACCAATGTCCCGCAGTATACGCATTCATATGGAGGGTTGTCGATCCTGGCATTTTTTCCCGTCCACATTCCACACACAGGACATATCACATTGCCTGTAACGCTTACATCACCTATAACGGCGATTTTTTCACACATTTTTACCTCCTTCCTGCCTTTTTCCTTACTGTTAAACATTATCCTGCGGGGCTTCCGCCCCCACCGCCCGCCCCTTAAAGGCGGCGGCTTCTTATGTCCTCTGACCCTATGATACACAATATAAACGATGCTGCTAATAATGGTAACACAGCGAGTAACATCTTGATCCTCCTTTTGTGTCAGATCGATTCCTTTTTCTTCCCAAGCAGTGCACTCAGTTGGATGTATATGCTTATAAGAACGCTCGCGATTAACCCTATTATCATGCCGGTTACCCCGACGAACAGGGTAACCCCAACAGCTACCAGAATGCAGCTGATAGCGAAGTCTCTTAAGTAGCGATTATCCTTGAGTCCCTTTATCAGCCCTCGTTTCTTTATCTGTTTCAGTCCTTTCGTCAGACTTATATACATCCATACTAAGCCCGCGGCTGCTATCAAATATAACAGCATGATCACACCTCCTTGCTTTTTTATTCGCCATTTGATTGACCGAGCGGTTATGATATCATGGCCGCCAATGCTTCGGTGGCTTCCGGCGGCCCTTCTTTTTCTTTCTCTTGTCCTCAAACACCCTGCCCGGCTTAATGGGACCGATTACCTCCCTTGATAGGTATTTAATCATTTTCAGCACTTCGCTGCCGGGCTTCTTTCCTTTGCGGCGCTTCCTCTTGCTCATTACCCACCGCCTTTGCGAAAAGGGGGGAGGGGGCCCCAAACATCAGGACCTCCTCCCATCTGCTCTGGCTACCCTCAGCTATTCTTAAAACGGCGCTTCCTCGTTATCTTCCTCCTCAACTGGCTCAGGTGTGGATGCAGGCCTGCTCCGATGCCAGCTCGGACGCATGAACTCACCGATCGCTACTTTACATATCATTTGGAACACTGGAAGGGTGCAGATCTTGGTCTTGCCAAGCTTCACAACCTTACCATCGGATGTGAGGGTCTTGATGGTACCATCGTTTCTTTCATGCATAATTTTCCACTCAGGTTTCGCTGCGCACATGGCAACCTCGGTACCATTTAGGCTGATAGAATTTCTGATAGCGTTATTGCTTGTTGAGCGGAGCATGATGAACAACCTGTTAGGACGTCTTTGAACACTAATACCACAATACGTCTTGTCAGTAATACGGAAGGTAAACACGCTACACCTCCTTTCTTTTTGGTTTTCCAGTTGATTGACTATGCTTAATTTTGGTTTCCATCTCCCTCGTGTGGACAGTAATATATTTTTACATAGTCGTAGATTCTGCCAAGGCTGTCGCCATAGTCTTTTCTGAAGATCAGCATTCCGCCTCTGCCGAGCTTGAACCTGACTGTCCTCTTCTTACATTGCGCAAGCCCCGAACTCCAGGAGCGTTCGTGTTTCTCTACGATTTTATAGTTTCCTGCTAGGATTCTGGAGTCGGCGCTGAAATTAGCGCCCATTCCGTCCAATTCCTCGACCTCGTGCTCCTCTTCTTTTCCGCATATTTCAATTATTATCTCTACGTTCCCCTTTTCCCAGGATTCCCAAGGAAGATCTGGGTACCTTGTCTTGGCTTTTTCTATTACCTTTTTCCTTTCCATTTTACCTCCTTTCTTTGTTTTTTAATACCATTAAATTGACTTTTTGAGGTAGAATGGTAGCGCTATTAGTCCAGCAATGAGGCCGCCGCATTGGGCAGCTGTTACATTGCCAGTTAAGATCGCAATGAGAAGTGATGTTGGGAATGCAACCGCGAAGCCGACGGCTGCTCCCCTTAATGAGGCTCTTAATACTCTCTTCATTTCCCCTCCTTGTTGATAAACGAGCGCACTGTGGTTATCAATCTCTCCTTAGCCTCCTCGGCGCGCTCCTTAATCTCTTTCTGTCCTATCCTTTTCAATCTCAGGAATCGGAAGAATCCTATGACTCCAACCGCTGCTAACACGGCACCCACTGTGCCGCCTAACAACAACGCCAATATAGCGGTAACCCAGCATGCAAAGTCGGGCTCATCGCTGATTATGTATGGTGCGAAGTAAGCAGGGATGGCCAATATGATCCTATGCATTTTTACCTCCTTCTGATGAGAACATCATAGCTATTATCGTGCCTAGACAAAAGCCTAGCAAAAAGCTAATATATCCTATATATTCCGGGATCATAGTTCTCTTACCTCCGCTTTTATGTTTTCGAGTCCCTCCTTCTCAATCTTTTTTACCATGTTTCTGAGGCGGGTTATCATTACCCACCTCCGTATTTCATTGATGATTATGCCGATTCCGATGGCTATGAGGAACAACCCAGCAACTACCATTGTGCTTTTTGCAGCTATATCCATTAGAACTACCATTTATACCTCCTTTGACTCCAATAATGCTTTCTGAAGCGCGTCTATGATGAATTGCGCTTCGTGATTCCATAACTTCTGGACGAAGATAGCACCGTCCCGATAGTTGATAAACGAGATCATGATCTTCCGAGGGTCATACTTGTCATTAACCGTTTGCACCGATATCTCGAGATCTTCTGATTTATACTCCATTATTATTACCTCCTTTTTTTTATTCCATCAGATTGACCCTCCTCCCCTCCTTGGTATGGCGGGGCTTATGGTGGGACAAGGGGAGAGAGCTTGGTGAGGGAGACCTTTTAAGGGATCAAGGTGGGAGAGGGGAGGAGAGCCGTGTTAATCCCTCTTACTTATAATGTATTTTGATTAGAGCCTGCTTTCCATACTTCCATCTAAGCCTCCGCTTCAGTTCACTAACGTCCGCAGCAAAAACCTCGTGGAGGCCGTCAGTTCTGGTAAACTTCCAGCATTTTATGTTACCAACCTGTGTCGGTTTCCCGTGTGGAACATAAGCATGTACTGTCTCCTTCGTCCTCACGGAGATTATATCTATGTTTTTTACTAACGGATAAAATTTCAACGACATAGAATACCTCCTTTTTTTTAATGTGAAGCCCGCCATTAAATCGAAGCGCGCAACCCGGCGGGCTTAGGTCGCGCGCTTATTTTTTATTCCACCATTTTATTGACTATAGCCAGTCGACTTTAGCATATGGCTTGCCGTTTACATACCACCTCTTCTCGGACGTTATGAGCACGGTTTCATAGCGCTCAAGTGGGTAATCGTTACGCTCCCTCACCACGACAGCTTTAGGCTCAGGGATGATGGCATCGGTACCATGTGGAGGTGTGGGAGGGAAAATTGAAACGAGCTGACGTGGAAGGATGACAAGAGAAAGGTGTTTGCCTTTCTGTTTGATGCGACTCCTGATGGTCTTCTCGAGACCCTTCTCGACGATTACGTAGCCATACGAATCCGCAGCCTCCTGGGCGAGTGTGTTCGCCATTTTATTCCCTGTTCTGGCTGTGTGTTTTACAATAACCTCCTTATGCTGGTTATCAGCGTAGTACCTAGCCAGCTCATATAATTCCATAAGCTCAGGCTTCTTAATATCATATTCTTGGTTAAACTGCTTCACCACTAACTGTGAGTCGCTGTGTATTGTGGTATCACCCTGGATGTACTGGCTAATGTATGTCGCAAGAACTAGTGCTGCCCATTCAGCCTCGTTGTTTGTTGCCTCCCCAATGGGTATTGATAGTGATATACCAACCTCCGGAATATATATCCCAATCCCAGCGGGACCGGGATTGCCTTTTGATGAGCCATCAATGTAAATGTTAGTCATAATACCTCCTTTATTTATGGTTTAACTTTTCGTAAGCCGAGGCAACCTATCGGTCGTATGCTTCCACTGCTGGTCTTTTCATATACAGGATGAGCAATCGTGTATAACTTGTCTACGTTAGGTAGGTTGAGAGCAACTGCTGCAGAAGCATATTGATTACTAACAATTATTATATCAGCATCATCAGGGATGGGATCAATATCCTGCACCCTCTGTGTTATAACTGGGATCATAACCTCATCGTTCACTGGACATTCGTAAAAGATGCTCGGAAGTAATTCAGTTTCATGATGGACGTTCAGAAGGGTTCCAGAGGGTGGAATTATGATAACTAGCTTGGTTTTTCCAGGTTCTATGAAGTATTTCCTGTGTTCACTTATGTAAACAGCATCCTCAAAAATACATATCTCGTGAGGAGTGCAGTTTAAGATTTTCATTACATACCTCCTTTTATTAGGCGGGCCTCATTACACCCCATGCAGAGCAGCAGGGCGAGGCCCTTAACCCTGAAGCTCTGCGAAGAAAGAGAGCTATTAGGACAAGCGTTCTGCTTCCTGTCTAATCCGAACGGCATCCCTTACTACCTCTAACAGCGAAGGCGGTATAACCCTATTGTTCGAGGTTTTCCCAGTGCGCAAATCAACTGCGACAGCACAATCATGCTCGTAAAAGTATACTATATCCCCATCCGGGAAGAATGTTCCATTAGCAGTAGCAACATTATAAATCAGATCGTTGGTGTATTCGCCGGGATCGCGATATGGTGTATAATGATCCTGAGCGTCCGGTGTTTCACAACCGGTAGTGCTTCTCACACATACATCACACCTGCCACTTCTACACAGACGGCACTTATCAAATAACATAATACCTCCTTATTTTAATGTTTTATGCCCGCCATTAGAACCAAGCCAGGTGAGGCCGGCGGGCTTAGCCCTACCCGGCTTTTTTAATTTCCAGCTGATTGACCTATACAAGAGATGGTCCAACTGCATCCTGAACCTGAGGCTTTCCATACTCAAGCTTCCACCCATTCTTCGGTCGTAAATTTCTCTTGAACCATTCGAACCATGCACGATCCATGACAACGATCTTCTTACTTCTTCTGAATGCAACTGCAATCCACTTGCGGTTACCAGTCCTGTTAATCCTGAAGAACCATACGATATCATTAGCATGTAGTTTACCACTGCGTACTAGCCTGGCCCACTGGCTGCTCTTCTCAGGATTCTGAGCAGCCAATACAAATGTGTAACTATTTTTCCACCTCGCTATAGAGGTGGTGCCTCCCAGAATCTTGGGGAGGTTGATTTTTAGAAACTGAGTCAATGACATAATACACCTCCTCTTTTGGAGGTTGCCTGCCACTTTTACCCACAGATAAGGCGAGGCCGGCAGGCTTTACCCCGCCTTATCTTATCACTCCAGCTCATTGACTCCATCACGAGCCAACAAGCCGGCCAAACCCTCCGGCACTCTTGCGGCACCGCTCCTCGCAGGCCGCACACAGGGGAGGAGAGGCTTGGGGAGGCCTCTTAGACCCTCTATGAGGGAGCTCCAGCGCCACGTCAAGGCGGGCCTCCAGTGCTGGAGTAGCCCCCCGGTGCGGGGGCTTCATTTTTTTCACCTCCTTTCTAGCGGGATGAACTAGCCCGGCCATCTAGCCCATCCCGCGGTTTAAGGTTTAACCTTTAATCAAGTTTCCAGAAGTTGAGCCAGAATTCGCGATCGGCAGTAGCAAGAGGATGAAGACCAACAGGGGTTTTGATTCCAAGAATCCGCGCGAGCTGCCAGTTGCGCTTCTTACCAGTATGCAGTTCTACAAGAAAGCGTACATGTGCTTCAAGATCAGATTCAGTACCGGCAACAATAGCCAAGAAATCGCTCTCAGCGACAGTAAGAGATTTCCAAGTGGTAAGAATCGCCTGAGGTTCAAATCTAGCAAGAAGCCTGCGGAAACGCCTGTTTAGCCTCCGGAAGTTCCTAGTAAGAAGTACACGAAGTTCAGATACTTTACTCGCAAGGAAGCGCCGACGCCTGTCGAGCTCTCTGCGCCGCCTGCCAAGGGTAGCCAGAGCATCAGAAAGGTGATCAAGCCTAGGTAGCAGCCACTTTTCCATTTTTCGCCTCAGAACTTCGTTTCTGATCCCAGATGCTAGGAACCTGACTTTAGTTTCAGGTCTCGCATTAGCGAAGAGTCTACGGCTCCGATTAACTACCGTATCAATCGCCGTTACTTTCTCTGCAAGAGCATTCACTTCATTCTCTATCTTCCGTATTCGAGAGAGCGTCCGTCCGAACATGCGCCTCCTTATGCGATCCCACTTGAGGAACAATGCCTTAACTTCTGGATCAATGGTGCCATCAGGAATAAGATCCTTAAGAGACCTAACCTCTGGCTCAGCAAACTCAACTTCAGGAATAAATTCAGCAAGAGGACCTGTTGGAGTTATTGCTACTGGATCCGCCTTCGCAGTCCTATTAGCGATCATTTGAGTAACAGTATCAAGCCTGGCAGTCGTACTCGCGAGTAGATGCAGTCCCGCTTCTACCTCATGACGAAGCTCCGGTTCTTTACCATTAGCAAGATTCACTGCAGCTTGGAGTAGCGCTCCAGTTCTCGCAACAAGATCCATATTAAGTTCAGTATCAGAAAGAAGCATTCGGGTAAAACCAGCATCAGCTCTCGCAATCATTTCCTTACCCAGCTCAATATTTTCCACTTCGGTACTAGGATCCATTCTCCACTCTCCGAAAGATATCTCCTTTATCCGGCTTCGTACGCTATCGAAGAATTCCTTAGCAACGAGAGGTTCCTTGAAGACCTTGGATGCCGCGGCGAGAGCCACTTTGTCGCCATCGGCATCCCATCCGCTAGGCATATCTGCAGGGTGTACCAGAATCGCATGCGCACGATGGTCAACAATAATAGGAAGGATAAGAGTATCACCAGGCAAGATGGGCGACTTCTGTATGAGTAGGAGTTCTCCATCTTTCAGACCAAGCATCCGTGCAATCACAGGAGGAATAACAGCAGTGCCGGGATGTGCATTCTGAAATCCCAGATAGAAGCCCGGGCCTAGTCTCAACTTCCGAAGTGCAATCTTTAAGTGGTCCAGAAGCACTCTCCGCAGGAAGCCTGCCTCCTTTATGAGGCCGAATTTCCGCAGAATATCAGCAGTCAGAGTCAGCACTGCACTAGGTTCATTGATCGGATCAGCGTTTTTAACAAGGATATCAGCCGCTACCTCAGGATCAGAAAAACCATTAATAGCTTCAGCAATCTGCTCCTGAATCCGTTCAACAAACTCAGGCGCTGGATTAACATTCCATCCGAGTTTCCTTGGTAGAAGGAACCAGCGCGGCAGAGCTTGGCTGAGACTGATGCCGCCCGCGAATACGGCACCAACCTCATGCAGCATGATGGTTCGCCCGAGTTCGAGTACGAAGCGCCGCCTCTTGATGAGTTTTGCGGTGTCAGCATCAGCAACGATATCAGTCCCTGTTTCCAGCTCCGTGAGGACCTCATCTGCAAGAGCTTCATTTCCAAGATACAACATCAGCCTCTGGAACCCAACTCTGCCGGGAAGAACTGGTACCGCTATCCCTTTCAGACCAATAGCAGTCACTTTAAATCCATTCTTCACAAGAGCACGGGTAACCTTAGAAACCTCAGCCTCTGTAGGAGCATATGCTGCTGCCACAAGTTTTGTAAACCGTTCGCTAACGAAGAAGATCCCATCCACATTCATTTTCATATTGAGCTTGAGACCACGGATGCGAAGATCCATACCAGCCACACGTTCCGGCTTGAAATCCCAGCCTTTATTCGGAATTTCCGGCGTTGTCATCATCTGGATGCGCTTTCCAGGAAGAGATCTCAGATCAAATTCAGGATCACCGAGAATATTCGCAATCACTCTATTAACAGTCTCTATAGCAGAAGTAGGAACCACCTTGAAGATCCTACAATCTGGAATCATAGTAGGCTTCATTGGAAGATCAGAGTTCAGATCAGGATCAAATGCGAAGAAGACACTAGCACCAGCTTCAGTAAATAACGCTTGCAGAGGAGACCTCGGTATTCTTTCCATCATATCACCTCCTTTCCGCCGCGGATTTCGTTGCCCTCGGTGCGGCACTCCGAGGGTCGCCGGGCTTCGAGCGTCATTGGTGCCAAGGCTGGCCATAGAATGAAGCCCGGAAATTCTATGGCCATGGCCGGGCGCCTTGACACCTCTGCTCTTTCGCGCATTTTATTTAACCTTATTATCGATTAAATTCTCCATCCAATACAGCAAGCAGTAATCTTTGGAGTCTTCTTGGATCGGGTAAACCATATGCAATTCCATAGATTGGGGACCATGAATCCACATTCACCCTAACTGTTGTTCCCAAAATTTTGAATTCGAAAGCATAATCATCGATAGTATAGCTACCCTCCATTACCGATTGGAAAATGAGTGCGTCTACTAGATCCTCACAAGCCCACTCCGGATGTTGCTCAAGAATAACTCTCTGGATCTCTAAAGTATCACACCAACCCACAATAACTCTACGTTCATCATCCATAACGTACCCCGACCGCAGATGCAAATTGTACCATTTCTCACCCACCTTGGCAGTTACCCAAGGCGGTGAGAAGTAGTAGTCGCCGACTTTAACTTTGTCGGCGATCCAGTCACCGATTACGTCCCACAACCATGACATTTTACACCTCCTTTAGTTTGACTTTCTTCTCGAGGGACTCTTAGATCCCGCATAAGCGGGAAGCCCCGGCGCCACGACAAGGCGGTCCCTCAAAAAGCCGGGGTTAACTCAATTTGACATCATTATTATCCTTCTCTTTCTTTATCCACTCTATCAATTCATCCACTAGGCGCTCCACATTATAATCATCAATAATAAGAAGCGCCCTCCTGACCTTGTAGCCGAGCACCTCATGCGCTTTTAGCACATGCCTCGGCATCCAAGGCCAGGTCTCATTGTATCCCCCATTATATTTGATTTGGAGAAGGATTACCTCCTTCTTATGGGGGATACCAATGCTGACGTCGATTTTAAATACGACGTCAGCTTTACTCCCGACAGGATAGTCTATTAATTTCCATCCCGCCGGAAGCTTGGAGGATAGTTCTTCAATGAATCTATCCTCCGCTTCGAAGCCAGCTCTATGCGCCTCATGTGCGATAGAGCTAACCTCGAAATCCGGGCGGATTATTTCATGACATTCCGCCCAGAATTTTCGCGCTATAGTGCGGGCCTTCTCCATTTCATTTCTCATTTATTACTCCTCCATATGCATTCCGCCAAGGAAGTGACAAGTCCCCAAGGTCTTCTACCGTTGTCATAATATCACCTCCCTTACTTTGATAACAGGGTTAACCCAATCAACAAAATGATAGATTTTGTTTATACGAGGGGGACAACCTTGGTCTCCCTTTATTTCGATATCATTATGATCAGCTATCCATACCTCATGAAACTGATTAAACAGTTTCTTAAATATAGGCGCCGCCTCCATCTCATATCCCGGCTTAACCTCTATATTATTCGCCAGAAGAACATTATCGTTACCGGTCACCGCTACCATAAGCGCACGAATCTTATTGTTTTCCACATCTTCCATCACATATGTGATGGCATCACCAAACGTCATGGTGTGCCATCCGTCATGGAAGATGTGTGCGCAGCAATGTACATGGAACCCTAAGAACGGAAATCTTGGATCTTTACGCGATAGTGGACGAAGTAACCAGCGTTCCGTTCTAATTACAGGTAAATCTGTTATGTCCACAGCCGGTAATGAGATCCATTCCCGAAATAATTTCTGAATTTTACCACTATGAAGGTCTATTTTTGTATACCTTGGATGCCACCGCCAAAATTCTTTCCAAAATTCGCGGTGGCCATATCGTCTAGCCCAAGATGTCACCAAGTTTTCCCTCGGTGACATCCTCTCATCGAGGCCTGTTTCATTAGCGGCCTCAATGAGATGGGGGCTTAGTGGCCCCCTAAACTTAAAGATATACCCTGCAAATTCTGGCCGCAAAAGTGGCGTTAGAAGCCACAAGGCATCGCGGCCGATTTTATTTAAATTATCACGGCCGTATGCCCTTATGGCTATCTCGATAAGAGGTTGCAATGTCTTATTCTTCATCAAGCCTTCCAAATATGCATTCATTTTTACCTCCTTTATTTTTATACATATTCTCCATTTTTGCCCGCATTAGTTTACCAAGGGCACCATCTGACCTGCGGGCATTGATCAGATGGCGCCTATATACAAAATGGGCACCGTATAGTCATGGTAACAATACGGTGCCCTCACAACATCCCCTTTTATTAGGGTGCTCTTAGACCCTTAGGGATTGGACCTAAGGGAGCCCCTCCACCACGTCAAGGTGGCACCCTATCGGAGGGGTAGCGGGGTCTTGGACCCCGCTCTTGACTCTTGAGGCCGGCCGGTTTATTTTTTTAATATTTCCTGTAATCATGATACAAATGGATTATACTTTCATACCTGCCAAATATTTTGACAGGCATAGCATGCAAATCTGTTACTTTCATGCCTTCATAGAAGAATTGACCTTCTCCAAAATACTTATGGAGAAGGTCTGTTTCCTTTATAGGATGATCTAGCAAGAACAAAACTCCTTCTTTTATAAACCCAATCACCGGCATGATAAACCTCCTCGCCGCACCTTGGTTCAACTCCCAGTATGCATACGGTGCGGCACTTATATGCATACTGGGATACCGGCCGGCCTTATGGACACTCTTAGACCCTTAGGGATTGGACCTAAGGGAGCCCTCCAGCCACGTCAAGGCGGTGTCCTTCTGGAGGGTAGCAAGGCCATCATGTGAGACCTTGCTTTGGCTTGGGCGGCAAATCCTTCCTTAAAATTCGTAATACCAGACTTTTTTTCCAATTCTTTCAATATATTTGGCAAGTTTCCTTACTTTTCTAGTAGGTCTACCACCTGTGTAAGCCATACCTGATACCAAAGGCCTAAGAAGACTGACTCTGCCATCTGGAAATAATTCCCCAACAAACCTGATCAAATCCTTGCCTATCCAGAGATCAACTATAACTGTCCTTGTCATTTTTTCCTCCTTTCGCCGCGGTCAGTTTTAACCACCAGTGGGCCCACACCGCGGCATTTATGGTACCCACTGGCTTGCCGCCCAAGCCATCGGACGCTCTTAGACCTAGCCACAAGGCTAGGAGCCCCTCCACCACGTCAAGGTGGCGTCCGTCGGAGGGGTAGCAAGACCCCAAGGGGCCTTGCCTCGTCTACGGGGGCGCCAATAGACCGTATCAATAAACATCAACTAAGCACTTGATATACGGCCTGATTAAATACACATAATCTCCAATCCTCTTTATATTGTGGCTCGAAACAAGTTGCGATTTAACACATACTTTCGCATGACTCGGAACTCTTATAACGTACCCAAAGTATAATCTTTGGCCAAGGAGGATCAAATCCTCCTTGTCCAAAACGATGACCCTGTGTGTGTAACCTTCATAGCGATCATCAGGGTATATTACTGCTGCAAATTCTTGCTCATGTATTCTCACATCTTCAATCCACACTATCATTTTATCCTCCTTTTTCGCCGCGCCTTGGTTCTACGCCCAGCATGTACGCGGCGCGGCATTTACGCACATGCTGGGCTGGCGCCCCCGCAATCCCCTATTAGCCGAGGAAGCAAATCAAAAATCAAGGGGGCAGGGGGGTCGAAATACAATCCGACCCCCTCAAAATCCACAATAGAGACCTCCTGAATTTTTTGCCGGTTTTTTGACCCTTATAGGCCTACGATTGACTCCATCAAATGGGGAATTACCTCTTGACATGTGCATTCAAATATTTAATATTTAGTATGTAGGTATTAAATTATAACAAGGAGGTTGGATATGTTGGTATTTAGGAGGTATACGCATCCTAGGGAGGTTCGCTGGTTGGGCTGGATAGAGACTCATGATGGTTGTTGTGTTGGGTTTATTAGGCTTGATGGTAGGGTTGTATTTGATTGGGATTCTGGGTTCTCTGGTAGTAATAGTAGTGTTAATTGAAGCATAGGGTATATGTTGGTATGTTAAGCCGGCCGCTTTTGAGGCCGGTTTTTTTATTTTCTCTTATAAGTACTATCTAAGTAACTATGTGATCAGTCTACTGACACATGGCAGACTTGGGGTTAGTGAAAAATGGACCTCTTGTAGCTTGTTTGTGACTATGTGGGTTGGTGGAACATTCTCATCCGTATGCACCATGGTTAGCGAAAGTGTTAAGGTTGGTGCATGTGATTGAGAGTGTTGTTGGTAGGTATTAGTCCGTTGATATATAATATAATGGGTAGCCCATGGGAAATATATCTTAACTGTGGGCTGCCTTTATGACAATTTGGACACCAGTGGGCTGCCCTTTTTTAAGTGTGTGGGCTAACCGTAAGGCTTCCTGTTTCAGCGAGGGGTGGCTAGGCTTGTGTGAAGCCCCGCCAGAGCCCTCTCCGCAGGCGTAAGTTCGGGCCGCCCCGGCCCTACCACCCGTGAGGTGGGTGAGCCCGTTTTATCTGTTTTAATACTCATATTCCTTAACATGGCAAGCAAGATCTTTGACTTATTTAGTGACTTGATCGATTTACTTGTCTGTCCCTTATTATCCACATTAACTTATTAATCCTCTCTCAGAGATAAGAGGATAGATCCCAACAACACTCCTGCGATACCACATAGGGCAACAAACCAGTTATTTACCTGGCAAGCGGTTATCGAGCTTATAATCCCAGAAGCATACATCATATAACCAATGAATCTACCTTTGTTCATAGGTTACCTCCCCATATTAATTCTTTAAAGCTTTAATCTTTTCACTTTATACATTCTTTAAAGCCTTTTGAATGGGTTTTGACCAACGCCCTACCCAATTTCAAAGAGCATAGTATTATCAATAGCCTGATAAAATACTGGTATTGAAAGATGCCCTATACCCGTACTTCCAAATCTACATGATTATGTGTCGTTGCTATAGGCATCATTATTATTGTGATTAATAGGTTTGATGCCTAGTGTCCACTGGGCACCGCATTCACATATTAGTGTCATCCTTTTATACCCTTGCGTATCGGATGCTGTGAATACGATGGACACCGATTGGCCGTCTTTTAGGTTCCATCCTTCTATTATGTTTGTTTTACCGCATACGGGGCATGTGAAGAAGCCCGCCCATTTTTGTTCCTTCATTTTATCTCCTTATTATTTTTATCGTTGAAATATGTTTTTCTAAATTCCTCTAGGATAGGTTCATCACCTGTACCATAGAGGACGGCGTGCATCCATTCAGTTACCTGATCTGCTGTATGGTGTGGAAATACATCCTTCATGCATCCGAAGTATTTTTGCCAGTTGGTTGGTTTAGGTTTTTTATGTTCTTTTATAGTCCATTTTTTGGTAGCTGTGGCGGATCCGTAGGTTGTGAGGATGAGGCCTATAATTATTATTATTATGGTGTATGTAGTGGGATTATTGGTGTAGTGGTGGAGGAGGAAGCCGGCCGCAGTGGTAAGTAGGCCCCAGAATCGTTTGCTCCTCCAGAAGGGTTTGGTGTTATTATTGTTATTATCGTGTGTGTTCATTTTGGGTCTCCTTTATGTTATGAAGCCCGCGCTTCAGTATATTAATACTTGCATTATAATCTCTATCGAGGGTTGCACCACAGAACGGGCATTTATGTATACGATCGTGGAGTGCCTTAGGTACCTTATGTCCACATGAGGAGCATGTCTGCGTAGTATATGCTGGGTTAACCTTGATGACTTGTGAGCCGTGAAGCCGCGCCTTGTAGGATGTTAGATTGATAAGTGTGTTCCATCCTGCGTCGTAGATGTATTTAGAGAGGTGAAGCCGGCGGCGCTTGCTTACAAGATCATGTATTTTTATATCCTCGAATATAATAACATCATAGTTAGTAGCGAGCTGATGTGAGATATGATGGAGGAAGCCGCGCCGCATGTTAGCTAATCGTTCATGAAGTCTGGCTAGTTTACGCCTCTGTTTCATATAATTAGCACTCCCTCGCTGCTTGCGCGAGAGCTGTTTTTGTACACGCTTTATACGTTTTTCGAGTTTGGAGATGAAGCGCGGGTTAGATACAATATTACCATCACTTGATACGATGAGATTCGTAAGCCCGAGATCTATACCGATGACGCGCTGCTTACTATTAATATCGGTAACGATAGTAGTGTCATTATTATTGGGTACTTCAACTGTTACATATGCATACCATCTACCACTGGGATGTCTCTTTATAGTAACATTTTTGGCTTTAGTCCATTCGATAGGTCGGTGAAGGCGGATTTTTAAGCCGCCGAGTTTGGGTAAATGAATATATGCGAACTTATCATTCAGTTTCTCAAATTTAATGACAGGATACCCATCCGGATAGTTTTTATGAGTCATCCAAACTTGTGGATATGTAAGTGATAAGTATTGATCAGGGTTTTTGGGTTTAGGCGGACTTATATGTCCTTCTTTATTCCTGATGGCTACAAAGAAACGCTTATATGCCCAGTCAATCTTATCAATTATAGCCTTTAAGACACCTGAATAAACGAGCCTTAAGGCAGGTTCCTCTCTTTTAAATGCGGTTAGGTTACGTTGCCTCTCAAATTTTGTAGGGGTTCTATGTTCTTCATCCCATATACGTCTGTATTCATTTATTTCGTAATTATAGAACCAGCAGAGGATGGACAGCCAGTTTTCTAGTTTATATTCCTGTAGTGTTGTTGGATAGGCTCTGAATTTGTAGGTGAGGTAGGAAGCCGCCGCCTTATCAGTATTTTTTGATCCTTGTTTATTCATTTCATTATGTTACCATATAATGGAACATTTTATATTGGATATGTTACACTATGGTATAACATCTCTCTCCTCTGTCTCTATGGACATATTGATCATATCTATTATGTCCTCAGGTAGGGAGTGAAGAATCTCTCTGAACTCGTCCTCACCATCGAATACATAAACAGATAAGCGCCCGCATTTTTCATAGTCACCACACGGATGAATGCGTCTTATATCCCATGCGACCTTATCTTTTGATGTTATCACCTTTATGTTGAACTCAGCATTGACTATCGTTGACTCTCCCTTCCATATGTTAACGCAAGGATTAACGCAATAGTTAACGCATAGGTACATTCATGCATCTCCAAACCGTTGCATCAACCGTTCCATGCTTTTTCTAAAGAGCTTCACCGATGCGTACAATAGATTGGCAGCAATAGCAAGATAAAGCACACCTATAGGAGGCTTTGAGAGGAACGGTACGACACTTGATACAATAAATGCAATACTCATGTTAGCAGCAAACTGATGATAACGAAAATAATGATTCAGTATTCCTTCGTAGACACTAACATCATCACTTGATAGATTTTCAAATGTTATGTGAGTTTTTGATGAAATACCACATATGAAATTATAACGAATCGTATCAATAATAAGCCCCAGCATGAAGGATGATACAGCAAATGCACATGCCCATAAGCCCCACGGTATAGTTGGACCAAAAAGTCCTATCTTATATATATGGAGAAGAAGGAAGAAGCCCGGCAGAAAATGAGCAATAAAAACACCATATAAGAAACTCATTAAGGTCCCTCCTTATTTTGATAACCTTAGAATAAACTGAATCCTACATAAAGATCCCAACCACGATCAAATGATTCATTAGAATTAACGAACTGGCTATTATCGTAGGAAGCCCCGACATAGAAGGTGGGTGATAATATAATAATGCCCTGACAGAATGATTCAGAAAGAAGAAACGGATTCATAAGCGCCACAATGATTGATAGATCTATACCTACAGACCCAGAAAGACGCATGTTGGTGTAGTCGAAGCCGCCGCCCCTTCCGTAGCCAAGCCGGCCGCCTAAACGTATGAAGGATAACTCCTTAATAAGTGGTATATCAACATCCATTGATGCAAAAAGACCATTACCAGATCCCTTGGGGGTTCTTATGTGTTCATACCCGAGGCCGGCGTAAAGAAGTGGATATGATTCCTCATCATGGTTGAGTAGATATTTGAAGCCCCCGCTCCAGTCCTTGTTGTAAACATTTTTGTCAATTTCAATATTGATCGGGAGAATATGAGGCAGGGCATTTGATATAGCAAGAGCAGAGAGGATTAATAAAACAGTGAATATTTTACGCATGTTATCACCTCCTTTAATAGTATGTTACAGTATTATATGTATGGTCATATTATAGTCAAGCAGAAATTTTTGGGGTAAATCGTTCTGTATATAGAACAGTTTTTGGGTAATTTTGTTCTGTAGACATTACAAAAAGACCCTAATTTTTGATGTGGTTATTCAGTAAGAATATCTTCTCTTTTTTCTAATACCCATTCTAATGCTTCGATTTTACCAAGGTGACTAAAATATGCAGGTAGAGAATTAAATCCTTTATCTCCAGTTATTTCCCACAGCTCACTTGCCTGCGTATTCAACTCTTCTAAAGCTATCTTAATTTCCTTTTTACTTCTCATGTTAACCTCCCTTTTTTAATAATATGCAACTATTATATTGATAGATACTGCTATGTCAAGTCCAAAATGAAGCCGGCAGGACTCAAATAAAACCCGCCGTGCCAATCCTAGATCCTTATAGGCCTAGGGGGACGGCGGGGAGTTTAATTTATACGGTGCGAAGCGGCGCGCCTTACGGACCCATACCTCGCACCATCTATAATATACCACGATAATAAATCATGTCAAGAAATTAATCATACAGTAGGGATAATCAGTCAACCATACTGATCAAATAGTAGGGATAATTCATCAAGTTGACGGATATGTTGACGATAAAGTTGACGGAACCAACTATTCTGGAAGGTGCTGATGGTATGATAAGAGAAGCAAACCCAACCAATGGAGACCCCAGATGAGCAAAAAACACAAGAATGGCCGTTCATTCTATTCCATCACAATCCCAACATCTCTTAAGGTCAACTGGGACATTATGTCTAGGTTCATTGAAGATGAGTTCAACATAGTACTTAAGATTGAGGATGATACACTATACTTATCGGGACGTAACAAGAAACTTATGAAGGAGGTTGGTAATGTCATTATAGAACTATCCTTATCAGGAGTTACGTATAAGAGCGTCGAGGAACTGGCGGCTATATGGGGAGATTATCTAAGCGCGCGCCATATAATAACATATGATAAAGCCGGCCGGCCTATAACGCCTCTATCAGAGAACCAGAAGCACTTTATCAAAGCTGTACAGGAAAATGATATTACGTTTGTAATAGGCCCCGCCGGAACTGGTAAGACATATCTTGCTGTTGCACAGGCTGTGGGGATGTTAAGAAGCCGCCAGATAAACAAGATTGTAATAACGAGGCCTCTCGTTGAGGTTAATGAGAAGTTGGGGTTCCTGCCAGGGGATATAAAGAACAAGGTAATGCCATTCCTTATACCAATATATGATGTACTTGGGGAACTCTTCACCAAAAGTGAGCTTGAAAATTTAGAGAAGAATGGTGTTATCGAAATTATTCCTATTGCATTCATGCGTGGGAGGACTATAAAAAACAGCATCGTTATTGCTGATGAGGCACAAAACCTTACGATTTCACAGATGAAAATGTTGCTTACTAGGATTGGGTTAGGTACTAAATATATCATTATAGGAGATGTAACACAGAGTGACATACATAATGGTAAAAAGAATGGGCTTCTTTATGTTGTTGAGCGCATAAAGAGGGCGGGAAGCCGTGGCTTCGGCATCGTTAAAATGACAGATGCCGACATAAGACGGCACCCTATTATAACAGAGGTGCTCAAATTGTTTGATAATTTGACTTGACATATATCAATATATCTATATACTAACAGTCATATGTGGATAGAAAATAAATATCCATATAAAGATTATAGGGTTTATGGTATCTACGAAACTCATGAAGGGCGTCAGTTTGTTATAGTTATATCACCACAAGGTAAGAGAACAACAGTATCATATGCGAAATATCTTATAGAAATTAAATATGGTAGAAAGCTTGCCCCTGATGAAACAGTCCATCATATTGATGGAAATCCAAAGAATAATGATTATAGCAATCTACAAGTTATAACAAGGTCAGAGCATGCAAAACGGGATGTACATCGTTTAAAGCCAAAAACTTTCAGATGCCCTATGTGTGGAAAAACATTTAGTTTATCTGGCAAGAAATTACATGATGCAATACTGAACCGAAAATACGGTCGGGCGGGACCATTCTGTTCTAAGAAATGTGCTGGTAGATATAGCCGTTTAGTACAACTTAAACGCATATTACCATTACCTGTTAAACGTATTAAAGCTGAATATTACAAACTATCTGAACATCCACCATCCAAATAAGAGAAAGACTCCAAGAATAACCAATATGAAAATCAATAATCCACCACAAATACAAAATATAATATCTGATACGCCATTAAACGGTAAAAACCACTGCACATATGGAGGTATAAATAAAAGACAGAGGAAACCAATAAGGCCCGCTAACAAAAGAATGAAGATTAATTTAATAATAGACATTTTGCATTAACCTTTGTGTCAACTTTTGCGTCAACTACTCACTAGCACGTAATTCACTTGGATATTCCTCCTCCACACGGAATATATCCATGATTGGATACTTAAGTACTTTCTCTTTCCTCAATAGACAGTAAAACCCTGCTTTCACATATGTCTGTGAGACATTTTCATAAACGATCGGATATGATGTACCTTTTAACCACAGTACAACCTTCATAAATACCTCCTTCACAATATAAATTGTTTCATAATTACATTCTTTGGTACATGTATAATATAAAGTCCGATACGAGGCTGCCCTATAGCTATAACTTTCCACCGAGGGAAGCGGGGCTTCTTCTTATATATCTCAACACTACCATGATATGTACTATCCTCCATTATAATAGCTTTATCAGCAGGGATCTGAACCAATTGGAAATGATCATTATTTTTCCTATAAGCTATGTAAACCAAATTCCCATTAGTATTACCGGTACCCAAAAGAAACTTACCTTTCATGCCCTGGAAGTAATCTATTGATACTATTGTATATTCATCTGATTTATATAGCCCTTTGGGCATGGATTCATATATAATAATTCCTGCCACATAAGATGCAAGGCATACGAGCACAACATGTATGATATCTAACCTCACTTTCTTGAATAATAAACGCAAAATAATAACGAGACAAATTGGTAATATAAGCCAAACCATAAGCAGCCTCCTTTCACAAGACAAATTGCTTCAACATAGCGCCTTTTGGTACATGTATTATGTAATGGTGAATGGTTGGTTTACCGATAGCAACTAATTTCCACTTAGGAAATCGCGGCTTCATTTTATAAACACACACGCTACCATAATATGTGCTATCTTCTAGAATAATAGATTTGGATGCCGGGACATATACCAATTGAAATTCATCACCAACCTTTTTATAGGCTACATATACCATCTTCTCCTCGATATGACCTACACCTAAGAAAAACTCTTCCCGCATATGTTGAGATGAGTTGATCGATACGATAGTATACTCATCATCCTTATATACCTCCTTATTCAACGATTCATACGCAAGCATCCCAAAAAGAATGGTCCCCGCATATGACGCTATCATTACAGGTATGGAAATAATAATACTACGTGTACGCAATAGGGCATATAACATAATCAATATTGGTAATATAAACCAAATCATAAGACCTCCTTAGCTTGTCCTTAGATATATCAGGACTGTTACAATATCATCATCAGTAATGCTTCCATAAGCCTGCTTCAACTGGTACTTTAACGTATTATAATCCCTTGCTGCCATATTGTGTTCAATCTCAAGAAGCGGGCGTGGTATATCCTTTAGCTTACCGACCCAATGACCTAATATCCACCCCGTACCGACAAGCTCGTACACAAAGGGAGGCCGGCACCTTCCATAATGATCCTTGTGACACACCCATAATTCAAGCTCTTCACCCAATTCAACCTTAGCCCATCCAGTACCCTTCCTTACTGTCGTAGCAATATGCCCTACAGGTACATCGAATTCATGACACCTGTTTCTCAATCGTCTCATTATGATTCTCCTGAATCTTTTCTAATATATTTATAGAAAACAAATCCTAATATAAGCCCCACAACGAACCAAAAGAATCCCATAGCTCACCTCCTTGTTTTTATTATTACATCACCTTGAATTTCCAAGTCAAAGAAGCAGTTAGGCGCGCGCTCCTTGAGAATCTTTAAGATATCAATAAATATCCGCCTTATCTCCCATTGTGCTGAAGCCGCGCCCCTTAGCTCTATCATATGTCTCCATTGGCGGAAATTAGCAGTCACAACGATCTGCGATGTACATGCATTGGGTAAAACAAATCTCGCATCCTCTTTAGGAATACCTAATGTCAGGAGGACGCTATATAACTTCTGTAAATATCGCATTATTTCTTCATATAGAAGGCGGGCTTCCTCATTACCTTCTATTGAAGGTGGTACTATATAAGTGAAGCCGGCCTCCTTTACATATCTTTGCGATCTTTGTGTATAGGAACATAACCTGTGCCTAACAAGCTGGTGAGTCGCCGCACGGGATATATTCTTAATAAGGAAGGTAGCAGATGCATGCTCTAATACTGATAGATGACCCCACTTTATAAGCTTACGTATGAGTTCACCAGGTTGACCTTTAGGTTCCGATGCATGTGATACTCTACCAGCCTGCTCAATAAGCTCCTCAGCATTGGGAGTTATTGATAATAATGTTATGTCAGCCAACTGCTCCTCCTTTTAATGAATACATTATCATCATCCTCTTGCAATATCTTTAACTAATTATCCATTATGATCCTTTTCCTTTAATTTATTAACTATATTTTCCAAGTTTTTAAATTTATTAATATAATAACCCATAATTTCTATTGCCGTATCAATATCAATGGGAATGTCAAAAGCAACAGCCATAATTTCTTGATCATCATAATTCAATTCACAAGATATTGTTAACACCCCTTCATCAAATTCTAAATCAAAATCCCCTACTGCCCCCTCAAATGCTAATGGATCTTTCTCTTTTATAAATTCATCATCATAAATCTGTCTTGCTTTTCGTCTTGCTTCTTCTACATAAGATTCAAACCTCTTATTAAATACATCTATGAATGCCGATAGACTCATAATCCCTCCTTTTTTATTTTTGGAACATACATTACCTCTCCATTACTAACTATCTTATGTGCAGGCATGCAATTTCTACAATCAGCACCACATGGCATCAGATCATCAACACCACATCCGCAACCCTCATCCGGTGAACATAATCCATCATAACCATGATTGACTAACCATTCCTTTACAATCTCCTCTACTGTTTTATCCACAATTCCTCCTTGTCAAGATTCTAACAATTCCTCATCAAATATTTTTATTAACCGCTGCCTGCAGTCATTCCAGCCACTAAAATAAGCCTGCAATTCTCTCTCTGATTCTGATGGAATGTTTTCTTGCCGTAATCTTGCAAGCACAAAATTTTTAATGTCTTTAACCAACTCCTTCACAAACCTCTCATAGATAATTCTCTCATAATAATCATTGGATAATAACATATCCACCTCCTTTTTTCCCACTATAATATGCATAGAAGCCTAAATGTCAAGGTATAATTTCAAAGATGAAACGAATACAACACATACTGTTATTAATAATAGTATTAATAATTATCGCTATAGGACATCCCTTCCGTCCATTTTATGTCTTCTTCCAAGAGGGCTATAATGACACAGCATATGTGGACACTACAGATGCATGCATCCCTTGTTCAACATCATATAATGTAACGATCTGCACAACAGCTGTCATATCATCGCTACCTATTGACACAACAGACGATACACTATGGCATGGTTACTTATTAAAGCTGTGGATAAAAGACACCTCAGGATACACAAGCGATACATTTTATGTGAATGATACATGCTTCAGAACATTGTATCAAGTAGTACCTTGCAATATAGCACCTACATGTTCACTGGTATGGGGATACCATTTCTGGGTCATAAATCTAGATTGCATCAATATACAATATGGCATCTATGTAGGCGATGGTGATAGCGTATGTGTTTACATCGGGAAAGATATGCAACATGGACAAAAATGCGTAGCGATAAATAGTAGCACACCAGTACATCAACTAAGAGTGATAGCCGGAGATACAACACCCGTTTACATAAGTGAATTCCCTGTCATCCCATATCCAGCTTATTCGGATACGTACTGGTATGACATACGTGGAAGAAGAACACTACCGTATAGAAGTGGCGTTTATCTACATAGAAGACGGGTTATCGTAATAATAAAATAATCATTTGAGGTGCACCTTCACCTTACCATCTTCTATATAAACAGTAGGTGGGGTCCCTCGAAGCCGGCGTCCTCTAAGATCAAATCGCCCTTTTAGGTAGGGAAGCCGCGGCTTCTTCTTATCATCCTCTATAATAAGACTACTTGTATCGGGCAGAACAATCCTCATAATTTGATAAAGTGATAGATTATCATATGCAATGCACTTGCGTCCCCAAATGCTGCCTTTCGTTATATAGACACATAATGAATCACCACTTGCTAAACTAGGATATGCACTTCTGCCTATATCAATGATCCAAAGGTGATAACCCCAAACAGTACTGCATGTTGGAGCAAGATGATCTATGCAAGGCTGCACCCTCCACAAAGGTATAGATGCTGATGGACATGAATGTATGTCACAGCTATCCCAAATGGTATCCGCAGAACTATCATAGATAAAAAACTTGAGAGAGAACCCATACCATACATCATCAGTACTATCCGTATCAGTACCCATTGACGATATTACTTGTAGTGTACATAGATTGCGGTTGAAAGAAGCCGCGCACTTTGAACAGATGCCCATCGTATCAACATAAGCTGTATCATTATATCCCAACTGGAATAGAACAAAGAACCACCGAGGTGGCGGAGGTGGGTCGGCAGCAACCAATGATATCCCGATCGCTAATAGTATAATAATACTAATCTTCTTCATCTTTATCTTTTTTAGATGGCATAAGCAATTTAGCTATAAGTACAATCACACCTACAATTACAACACCAATTATGCCAAATGTCCCTATCAGCGCCAATGCATCCATCTCGGGACCTGTGAATGGATCCTGAGCAAAAGCGACGTTAAAGATACCAAGTGCCCATAATATGTAATATAGTCTCGCCATCATTCAATAATACCTTAATCAAAATTCATTGAAGATTCCCAGAAATACGGTATAATCAGACCAAAAGAAAGGAGCGTGTATGATTATAAAGGTCCCACTCAGGCAAGACACAAAAACTGTTTCACAGAAAGGTTACCCTGTCATAGCGGTAATATCTGGTAATACACATTTTTATTCCGGTGGGAGATATTATATGTACGAGGTAGCTGTTGCATTATCTGAATTAGGAGCCGAAGTGCATTTCATTACGAATGTGCGTCCAAGGCATTTTGAAAAGGATTTCAAAGATTATGATATCAGTAAAATTCATTGGCATGTTGATAGAAATTATAAAGCCGATCTACCTCCCTTAGATGCTGTTATCGGCTCCCCTCTTCATACAGCTCTCATAGCCGTTGATCTTGCGGGCTTACATTCATGCCCTTCAATTATCATTGTCTTTGAAACACCTAACTGGTATGCAAAATATGAAGAGGATGAACATAAATATATGCCACGAAAACCACCATTTGAGATGTTCAAGCAAGCCTTAATAGAGTGTGATCGTATTATAGCAATTAGCCACGAAGGTGCCAAACATATCCCCCAATGGGATAGCAGGATTCCACCAGATAAAATTAGTGTTATAAGACCCGTTGTAAATCATAAATGCGCTGATAAATATAAAAATAAATCCGCAAGAGAACGTAGTGTTACATACGTGGGTAGATTGGTGTTTAATAAACAATTTTGGGAGCTCTATGATGTTATAATGAATGATCCCGAACCATATGTATTTCATGTTGTTACATCAACGATATCAGAAGCCGAGCGCAAAGCACACATGGGAAATGAGAAACACCCCGTCCAGTGGCATCTTAAGGTTGGTGATGACAAAAAATTCGAAATATTATCAAAAACATCAGCCTTAATTTTACCAACCAAGTTCGAGGGTTATGGTATGCCTCCACAGGAATCATTATATCTGAATACACATACTATTGTTACGGATCTACCTGTTTTCCGTAATGAGCATGCAATAAAGGATGATGCACACTTTGTTAAGGACATGAAAGAAATTCCAAGTGTAGTTCACAAGGTACTTGGTAAGACATGTACACCTAAGGGACACATACCAACGATGGAGGATATGAAAAGAGAGCTTCTGCAGGTTAAGGAGATACCATTTAAGTGGCGCTCCGAAGACGATATCCTCATAAGCTTTTCATGTTGCGTCTTTAATAATGCTAAACATATAAGAGAGTGTATTGAATCAATTTATGATCATGCATATGAGATAATCATTGTTGAAGGAGCTACCGATTGGTGGGCTAACTACTTTAAGAGTCCTACAGGTATCAGCACTGATGGAACACATGAAATAATTATGGATCTTATAAAAAATGATAGCAAGGGGGTTATAAAATATTATGGTCCCCTGCGTTTCCCTCATAAGGTACAGATGAGGCGTTATGCGGTAAATAAAATTGATAAAGAAGCTGTGAGAAGCGGGCGCCTCGTCTATTGGATCGTGGATGCTGATGAAATCTATACTGATGAAAGCATTAAAGCAATGAAACGCGCCATCCTAACGCATCAAAGAGGCATTGTTTTTCAACCAACATACAGACATCACTGGATTGATCCACGGTATGTCATAGAAGGCGGGCCATGGAGCGCGCCTCATACAAGAGTCGTCGTGTGGAATAGGAAATATGGTTACCATAAGCGTGATCAATATTATATACAGAGACATAACGAACCATTGGATGAGCAGGGCATAGGGCTTAATATAATGAGGCCAAAGTATTATGTAAGCCGCGGCTTAGGTGTATTAGTCCCTGACTGCATCGTTGACCACTATGCATATGATTATAACCTAGAAGCCAAAATGCAATTCTATAAGGAACGTGGCGATAATGCATACAAATTAATGGTTGCTGTTATGCAATGGAAGCCTGGCAAACCATTACCAAAAGGTATTACGATTAAGCGCATAAATTAAACATGCCGTTCAAAATGGGGTACATCCTTGAATGTCTTAAAGTTGCCGCCCCATCTGTTCTTCTTATCAAGACTCTCCCAGTACTCACCAAACGGTTTAATATCATTATAGTCCCATGTTAAAGTGTAATATTTCCCATCAACAACAATAATCGTCTGCTCATACTTATACTTTTCACCCTCCTGTATTGGCTTAAAGAAATTAAGGTCAATAGCGAGCCGCTTCAAATGATATGAATTCATTGTCTTACTGCGCCCCGTTTCCACATATATCCGTTGCGTTTCAGGAGAGCGCCAGAGTTCTCCCCCCGTAACAACCCAGCCTCTTTCTTCGACATACTTAATCAGTTTCGCTACATCCTTCAGAAACTCCCACTGTTCCTTCACTAATGACATCTTCCTGAACCTCCTCTTCTTTTGGTTTCTCCTTTGACCCTTGGAAAATAAGACGATGCCCTTCTTCCTTGCTTATTAATGCAATGGTACCTCCAAAGTCAATCTTACCAATATAATTTTCATCCTCATATTCAATATAGATCCATCCAGTGTGCTGCCCACTCGCATCTACAATTTTACCATCCTCTTCGATATAGAATGCTGGATCACCACGTTGTGTAATAAGACACGCCTTATAGTTACCATAATCATAATAAAATTTGTGAAAAAATAGCATCTAACACCTCCTTATGCTATAAGCCCTGCCTTTACCTTTGATAAATATGATAACAAACATTGTTCCTTCTCTTCATCTCTATATTCTTTTGTTATTACAGGCCAGCCGCGCTTCTTACAACTATTATTAATCCATGAGCGACGGTGGAATATAGTAAGCCCGCGGCTTCTCATCTCATCAATTGCCTGCTTACTAAACCCACCGCTATATTTATATCCAAATAATTCAACAAACAACCTCCGAAACTCATCATAGACATATCGTGCAATGATGCTTGCCGCCGCTATTGAATAATGCGTCTCATCACCACCATGAACACCAAATTGAGGCACACTTAATCCATCAACATCATAATAATCCACGAATACAACCGCATTACCATTATCCTTAGTGATTCGATCTACTATATTCTTAATAACATCTAATTCGTGCTTACGATAATTGCCACCACCATCTACAATGTGGAAATCACAGTAATCAACATAAACAGGAAACCTTTCCATAAGTGATAATGCCACCTTCTTGCGTTCCTTTACCGTAAGTACCTTGCAATCAGCAACAGGTATTAATGGATATTCAACAGGCGGAATAATTTTAACTGCACCCACAATAATAGGTTGCAGGGAAGAAAAGACATTTACCTCATCAAATCCAATGATAGTCATACCTTCATCAATGTACTGTTTCTCATCAGGATCAAAATCTGTTAACCAATGCTTTCCCATTATTCCTCATAAACATTTTGTGTTGCCCAATACCCTAAACAAATAGCATCTGCTATATTATGGTTATCTATCTCCTGTCCTGATAGCTCAGACGCGAGCCTCATAGAATAACGTTTGCGATCAACACGTTTTGTCTGTGACGAACATTGCAATATATTTGTTTGCCATGTCTGGGGTTGCACAACCACAGGAATCCACCCATTACATTCAAAAATTGTTGCAATAGAAGCCCGCACCTCAACCAATCTTTCAAAAGTTAATACATTTCTCTTACTTGCCCGGGGATGAAGCCATTGACCTTCTATAACAAGCACCCGCGTATCTTTATCATATGTTGTGGATAGCTTGTGCATTTTATCCAAAAATTCTTCATCTCTTTCAATTAAACCCCAGCTTTTCAAGCGTCCATCCTCCCATATACTATAACCAATACGTTTCGTATCAGGATCAATAGCTATAATGATCATTTCTTAAGCCTGCTTTCTATAAATTCCTTTAGGTTATCTTTATTTTGATAAATCTCTAGAGGATAGATACCGTTTTCAAGTAACCGATCAATCGAATATTTTTTACCATCAATTTTTATAGAATTACCTTCCATTGGTATGCCAAAATCTGAAGCCGGCGCCAAATCAGACCACATATCAATCAAACCAATGTTCGGTTCAACCAACAAAATGTGATTCTTGCCCTCAATAATGCTTGATGTTTTGGTTTTGACAATCGTAATCTTCACTGTGTCAAACTTATATTTACCACTTATACGGTGGAAAAACAATTTCAAATGATAAAGGTGTTTTAACAAATAAGGACCTGGCTCCCTATAACTCATATAAGCTTTAGTATATCTGGTAACCTGTCCACCTATGAGATCTCTTATTTGATTTATAATGATCGCAAGAATTTCTTTTTCACCTATCGCCGGAGCCCATACCTTAAGCTCGCGGCTTAATAAGCGCGCCAGTTCTGATACCTTCTGCTCCTGTGGCTTCGCTCTCTTCTCAAATTCAGTACTCATAGCCACAGCACTATCGAAGACAAACCCAACAATATCATCCAGATGTTTGGCATAAACATTACGCACATCCTCAAATATCTCCTCAGCTGTTGAACCACGTATAACAATCATTTCATCAAGCTTGCAACCTTGGATCTCAGCCCATCTTCCATCAAACATACGCTCTGCATCAACATAGACAGTAAGCCCGCCCTTCTTTTGTTCCTGTAAAAGACCTATTAGCGATAGGGCCAATGTTGTCTTACCAGTAGAAGGGCCACCCCAAAATCCTATGAACCTGCCTAACGGTATGCCATATAATGCTTTCGCCATAAAGGGGAAACGGGCTGACAGATCCAAATACTTGGTACTTGATAGTTCAGTCGCTTTTATTATTGCCATCTTAAACCCCCTTTATCAATCACACTTCCCACCATACCCACATTTTGGACATGGGTTATTACAATCAAATGCATATTCAACACCTCTGGTTATAATTTTATAACCACACATGGGGCATACATTTATTATAGCATCATCTGGTACCTCACCATCCGGTAGAGCACCATTATACATATTTGATGCTTCTTGCACAGCCCTCTTGCGTTGCTCATATTCCTCCTCAGGCGTAATACCACGCAAGAAGTACTTTAGTGCTAATCCCCAGAATCCCACAGGAGATGCAATCTTGTGTCCTTTATACCATGTCATACCATCAGCAGATTTTATGCTTGCAAACTCATTAATAATATGGTCAACAACACGGTGATATAACTCTTCATCTCCAAGGGCATAAATCTGCTTGAGGAATATCGATGTGATCACATCTAGAGCAATAATAAAATCCGAATGTGGTATATCCTTACTGCCCAAAAAGATTTCTAGTGGTTTACCCTCAACACCCGCTACGATAAGATAATAGTTTCGGTCCCTATAAGGAAACTTATAAGCCTTCGCATCAAGTGTATCAGGCCTCTTCCAATCAGATAAAAAGAGGAACTTGCTCTTCTTCTTGCCACTTCTTATTACAGCCTGCCGGCTTCCTTCTCTGAACACAGTTATACCTTTTACCCCATTTTTCCAAGCATCAATAAAGAAGCGCGACAGATCATCCGTTGTCCATTGAGCTGGTATCGTATATGTATTGCTAATAGCATTATCGATATGTTTCTGTATCGCTGCATGGATGGCTAATTTATCATAAGGATCAACATCATGTGCTGTAACCATGTATGGTGCATTTACATCATAACCATCGGTATTTTCTACCCATTCATATATAGGTTGCTTAAATTTCATCATCTTATTGAAGCTCTCGCTCCACCGTTCGATCTCGAAATAAAAAATTGGCTCAAATGCTGCATTAACCCCTGTTAATAATGATATTGACCCCGTCGGCGGCACAGTTAACAACGCAACATTCCTTATACCGTGTTCAGCTACCTGCATCATAAAGTCCTTATTAAAATGCTTTTTGATAAATAGCGCCTGCTCAACATAATCCTCGTATGAACCATCCCTTTTAAATTGTTCAACAGCAGGCGCGGGGCCTAACTGCTGGGCGAGCTTAACAGATTCATCATATGCTATGTTACATATAAATTCAGCTATGCGCTCGGCTTCCCTGACAGACTTAAGGGTACCATACTTAATGCGTTTAATAATAAAATAATCAGCCAGTCCCATAAACCCTATACCAACCCGCCTCTCAAACTGAGCCTGCTCCTTTACCTTATCTATAGGATAATATGCCCTGTCAATAATAGCATCACCTAATCTAACGGCAAATCGCACCGTTTGTTCTAACTTCTTCCAATCCATACGGCGAGTAGACAGATCCACATGAGCAACAAGATTGACGCTTAAGAGGTTACAAACGGAATAAGCCGGCAGCATCTGTTCCCCACACGGATTGCTTGTGGCAATCTTTGCATAACCTGATGAATTTGATGTGCGTTCGACATTGTCTATAAAAATAAGCCCCGGCTCCGCTGACTCCCATGCGGTCCTTACAATCGTATCCCATAACTTCTTCGCCCTTATACTACGCTGGACCTTCACAACATCATTTTTGAATGATAGAGTGAAGTCATCATCAGAAATCATAGCATCCATAAATTCATCAGTGACCTTAACAGATATGTTAGCATAGCGTACCTGAAGCCGGCTTAATATATACCTCACAAAATCGGCCTCCTCATCATCAACATTCAGAAGAGTAAAATAACTCTCCATCGCATTGTTTAAATCACACTTCATTTTTACGAATCGCTCGATATCAGGATGTGTTATGTCAAGACTTATCAACAGAGCTCCACGACGCCCGCTCTGACCAACCAACCCTGTAACAGCAGAATATAACTCAGCCCAGCTCCATGCACCCGTAGAAACCTTCGCAGATCCTGTGTGAACCTTTGCACCCTCAGGACGTAGCGTTGATATATCTATACCACATCCACCACCTGACTTATAAACGATTGCCAATTCCTTCGCCGTATCAAAAATGCCCTCCATGCTATCCTCTGGTGATGCTATGACATAACAGTTAAATGGCGTTATACGTTGTTCAACACTCCTTCCAGCCGCATACAAAACACGACCGCCAGGAACAAGCCGCCAGCTTAAATTACAATCATCATCAAAAAAGATGTTATCTGTCTCTATAGGATATGGTTTAAGGAAGTAATCATACACACGCTGAAAGATTGACTCAATCGGTTCATCAGGTTCTGCCTGATATTTTTTGGCTATCGTATCTCTTATGGTCTTATACTCATCAGATATTGGAATCATATGCCACTCCTTTCGCTACATGCCTCCCTGCTTCTTAATAATAATGACACACGCTTTATAAATGCATAAAATAACCCGAGATATACAAGATAGTCTCTCACAGCATCCTCGTACGAATCGTTCTCAACTAATAGTTCACCCTTTTTATTAAATGTTATCATCCTGCTGACCTTATCAGCCATGCGCCATATGAAGCCGAGGCCTATATCATAAAAATCCTCCCATTCATTGTATTCCCGGGGAAGCCGCGGCTTCATAACAGCAACAAACATAAAATTAGCCAACGCATCACCACCCAACCCCGTTGCATAATCATGGTTCTTTTTGGTATGTAACTCCTTTATTGATTTGATAATATCATCCAATGGCTGGCGCTTCATAGATGTATAGTAGTTAAGCAATTTAGCGCCTTCTATAATGATAATTGACAACATTAAATCCAACCCCTGGCGGCGGACCTCATCACAGTTGCACTTAGGATGCGCAATGATCTTTACTAAATTACGCAGCTGCGCTAGTGATCTTACTCTATCCGATATATCCAACCTATCAAGGCGTATACCTCTCTTCGATATGAGATCTAAATATTCCAAAAACAGACGGTCACCTCTAAACCCATCCTTCTCAATAATAAAATCATCGCGATAAAAATAACACAAGGTGGGGTCAATAACAACATCGGATGGACTTGAACCCATATCCACCTCCTTTTGTCATACATTATAATTATTTACTATATGTTTTAATATAAGTGATGGCGTATGGCATTGCGGAAGATTTTGGCAGGTAATCCCATCAAGGACCTCATAACCCTGTTGAGCAAACCGCGTCTTGTTATCCTTCCTATCTGCCACTTCTTGCTCCTCATCAGATTCATCACAAATGTATCGATGCGCTTCGATGCTGTCAAGTGATTTTTTAATATAGGTATTGGTTGATCTATCTTCTTTACCATCTCAGGCGCCTTGGATAGAGCCGCAAGACGTGTCCCAACCTGCGATATCTCCCACTTTAATCCTGCATATCGTGCTGGCATGCGTAACAAGGATGGTTTGATGCGTAATGGTAGGTCTACATAACGAGGGGACCATAGCCTTTTGGTATAACGATTCGTATCCTTTATATTACGACCTAACTCTAATAACCTGTGATTTAACTTAAACATCTCTCACTGTGTGTCGGCCCCGAACCATCTCCGCTGTCGGACACCCTCGGGGTTCCCACCTCCACACGGAGGTGAGTTTATCCGCACGGGGCCTGAAACTTTTTTTGTTCCCCTCACTGTCCCACCATGAAGCCCCGCCAAGGGCTCATTGTCTATGTTAATTATACCACCTATCGATTTTACATATCCATGCTTTTGCAACAGATACAGGAGAGATGTGTGTATATAGACCAAACGACTTGTGTTCCTACATTCAAGTCTACCGAACTCCTTATAGGTTCCGATAGGTAATCCTATCTTCTCAGCTATGTCATATAGACACCTTACAGCATCGATGAGTAACTTGTACTTAAACGTATAACGATTGCGGTCCTTAAGGACTCTTATCTTACCGTCAGGTATGTCGATATCCGTCAGTTCCAATGGTTGATTACGCATGTACCGTACGTATAGATCAATTATATGATTAATGTCATTTTTTATAAGTATGTTATCTAATAGATATTGATGTGATGATAGGATCTTGTGTAAACATCTTGCTATTATGTGTAGCAATGGCTGCCTTCGTAGGAATTTCATATTGGTAAGTCGTCTGGGTGTTATGCGTCGTATCTGTAGGTTATGTATGGCCTGTGCTATGGGTTTGTAGTGATGAGCAAGCTGGTGTATGTGTCGTTGGCGTATGTACTTTAATGACTGTAGTTTCTTATCGAATGTGGTGTTTAGTGACCATGTTGATGCATATGAGTAGTCAGGTGATGTTGATGGTCGTATGTTATAGACTGATATGTATGCGTCGTTAGATGGTGATGCATCCTTATACTTACTATGTATAATGTGCTTTTTGTAATATTTACGTATCTTAATGGCATGATTAGTCTGTTCCGTGGTTCGTTTATAGGATCTGATGTGACGGACGGTTAGAGGTAGTGCATACCACTCGGACTGAGGCAGGCTGTAGACTTTAATGTCCTTATGAGGAATGTATCTATATGCAGATGGCTGGTATGCGATCTGTGTGTTGATGGGATCGTTGCGGTAGTAGGTACCTTTATTAGTATGTTTTTTTCTTATGAAATGATATGTTGGTATAAGGCGGAGAAGTTTATGTTTTTTAAGATATGTTATGTGCCGCCTTATAGTTGGTATGGATAGCTGAAGAAGTGAGGATATGAAATCTTGTGACTTGGGCATGTGTTTGGGATCGGCGGCAAGGAATGATAGGAGTGTTATTATCTGTGTTTGGGTATGTGCTGGTAGATTATTTAAGTAACTATATAATTGATCTGGTATGTAGACGAGCTTGAGAGGCCAGCCCTCTGGTGCGAGAAGCCGCGGGTTTATGTCCTTTAGATCCTTGAGAGAGAATGAAAATGATGCATATGATGTATTAGTATCTTTATCATATTTTATCTTGAAGCCGATGGTTCTTGTTATGTTATAAACCTGTGTGTAGTGTTTTTTAAAGGCCGGCAGGTTCTGTCTGACATATGATTTGAAATCATCATAGGGGATAAGCCCGCCGTTGTGCCATATGTAAAGGAGTGCGTTGAGTGTTTCGTAGAGAAGCCGCGGCTTCAAAGGACTGCGAGGTGCATAATAATTTGATAGAGCATCACCTACATACCTGAGAACGCCGCCTAATGTGCTCACTATAATACAGTCATGTATGTCATCAGTGTAATACTTCATCAACCTCTATCTTGTTTTTGTATGATTATAATCATAATGTACATGGAGTCAAGAAAAAAATTGTTGACAAGATTTATCTGATGAATATATAGTAGTTGAAACCTATATCAGGAGGTTATCCTTGATCAAAATGATTGGTGATCATGTTCTTTTGAAGCCGCGCAAAAAGGAGCAGGTGGGTGGGATATATCTCCCCGAGGCAAAGGTTGAATTTTTTGAGGTTGTTGATGTCGGTGATGGTATACCGCTCCCTAATGGTACATATGCACCAGTTGATGTCCATGTTGGTGATATCGTTTTGGTACCAGAACATGTAGGTGTTGAATATGAAGATGGTGATACTACATACGTTATTGCCCGCCTATCCGATATTGATGCCGTTGTAGAGGAATAAGAGGAGGATGGAGACTTGCGCGTCAAGCGATCTGACAAGGTCCTTCTATTTTCATCAGACAGGCAGTTGAAATTACACCTATCCGAACGGTATAAGGTTGTAACTCCGGAATCTAATCGATTACCATTATTTATTATATTGGATGCTGTTTCACGGTATCAGCACCTCGATGTCTTTTCATTATTAACGTATATGTTTGGTTACTTATATTTTAAGTTAGGTGAGTATGCGCGTCATAAGCAGCATTGTTATTTGGTTGTGTTGATGAAGCCGCGCGTTTTGAAGGTTTCATTGCTTGAAAAGAGATTAGTCAACCCCTTAAGCCGGTTGTTTAAGACTAAGAGATTTATACGTCAGACGTCAGTTCAATCTGTGCGGTCGTTATCGCAGCTTATATCCCACCTTGGTGATTATTATAATGATAAGGGTTCGTATAAGGTTGCTATTTATCGGATAGGAGGATTTCATGAACGTTGATATTACAGCAAAGAGGGTTGTTGATGATTATTTGGACAAGGCTGGTATCGTTAGTTCAATAGAGACACCAGATGATTTAGCTCTTTATATATTAAGGTATGGTCATCGTTATCCGTCTTTATTGGTTGATGCAGTACAGAGGGTATGGAATGAGAAGATTGATCATTATGATGATGTCATATATGTAACGGCAGATAAGTTTGCGCAGTCGTATTTGAAGGAGCTTGAGGGGATTGTATATGATTATAGGAAGCCCGCCGGGCTTATTGACACATATCTCCATTTATTAGATGTAGCGCCGGCTTCAACACTAATGTTCGGTTACTACTTTTACATACATTCATCGGAGCTTATATTAGTTGCGCCTCTTGATTATTATAACATGATAAAAGGTGCTTATGAATCATATTTCTGGGATTTTGAACCTAATTTAACGATTTTTGACCTTATAACATATGCATTTTTCGCCAAGTCCTTGAACATGGGTGTTGCAATTTTAGAAGGCAGTGATATATCACTTAGTATTGTAAAGAAGTTTATGTATCGCGTTAAATCCTTATATACGACAGAGGAGGTGATGGATGATTCAAAGGAGTGAACCTGTTGTTATACCGTTACCTGTTAATATTTACACACAGTGGGATGAAATCAAAAGGTTCATTATTGAACACAAACACGATATGGTTAGTATAAATAAGTTGCTTCACGATGTTTTTGGTTTGCCAAAGTCGACTGTCTATGCATTGTTAAAGACATTGGATCTGTTTATTGGTAGCTGGAAGGAATTAGACCGTATTGATGTTGAACCAGTATTGGGGCAGAAATTGTCCGAGCAGGATGTAATGGATTTATGGCCGGAGATTGAGAGTTATAAGAAGTTAGGGCGCGAGGGCTTCATAAAAACGCTAATGGACAAGTATAGATTGACATATTGGGCGGCGAGTAAATTATATTATCATGAAGGCGGGCATTCTAAGTATGATAAGCGGAAGCACGAGGAGCCTATAGGGAAGGGATTCAAATCTGATGAAATATTAGACTGGCGGGCTTACTTGGAGGAAATGGAACATTTTCGTCATCGTATAAATTATAGTGAAGGTGATGTGAATTATGATTCCGTTTATGAGTGGCATGTACCGTCATCAAAGGTTGGTGTCATTTTTACATCCGACTGGCATCTTGGTTCCCGGTTTACTGATTATAAACGTCTTAGAGAACACATAGAGCTTCTTATGGATAATTTTCATGTATTTCTGGTTGGTGACATGGTCGATATGTTTTTATCATTTAAGAGTAAAGCTGTTGAGTTTCAGCAGATCGTGCCGCCAACGACGCAGTTGAAGCTATTGTATAGTATATTATTGGAGTTACAGCAGAAGGGGCGGCTTCATGTGATTTTATTGTCAAGCCAGCGCGTTCATGACTCAGCTGTTAGTGCTACGGCCGGCTTCGATCCTTACCAGTTTTTTGATGGTTTAAATACAGTCTATTTCAGGAATAAGGGTACTGTTTATGTACGCATGCCACAGAGAACATGGGAGGTATTAATTTTACATAAATATGGTCGTAATTCTTATAGGAATCCGTTTAGCAGACATGTTTATGCTATTGATAATGTTTCAGCGACAGCGGATGTGATTGTTATGGCTCATCTACACCGCAGAGATTATGCCAGCTTCTACTTTGGTGGAAAGCAACGAGTTTGTATAAACCTGCCGGGCTTCAAATATAACGATCCTTATACACAATCATATTTTGATCAACATGAAGCGCCGTTCCCTGTTGTTGTATTTGATGATGATGACAATACGGTTGATGTATATCCATCACCGGAGGTAGCGCGTTATGTTATTAGCAATTGATTACAATGTTGTTCATAAAATTTACAGGTATATGATGCATATAACATTAAATTATAATGAAGATTTACCAATTGAGGATTTGATAGGAGGTGTATATGCGAACGAGGCGAGAGGGCAGGTATCTGTTGATACAGGGTATCGATCCTCCGATAACGAGGGATGATGTATCCGCTGCAACAGCGATCCCGTTACGTCGTTTGTGTGATATTATGCATGTTACTGATGATGGTCGTTCTGCGAAGATTGATTTAAGGTCTGTTGGGTTAGCTGAGTTGCTTGCTATAACATCATATCTTACCTTGCCGTGGGTTCCTGTGGCGATTGATTGGTTCCGTGTTAATATGAAGGCGCGATCTACATATGCTGTTGGTGTTATATTAGGCCGCGCGGCTTCATATATCCGTAAACAATTAGGCATAAAATTAGAGGGGGCAGATGAGGAAGATTCAGTACAATCTGAAGAAACGGTTGAGGCCAATCAGTGAGGTTACGGCTGTTGTTGTTGATCTGCTTATCAGGCCGCAGACAAATCTGTACATTCCGGAGTCTGTGTTCGTGTTGCAGTTTGGGCTTGTTCTAAATCCGGGGATTATCAAAAGATTGCCATTGGATTTACATGAGGGGGACATAATTTTGCGGGCTGCATGGAAGGCCGACCTCATACGAACATGTAGTGGTGAGTATGTTAAGTCTGCTGATTATGTTGATATAGATGTACCAGATGTACCGGGCTTCATCATCAAACCGGATGACTATCTCAAGCTAGTTTATCATAGAGATATTATAGCAATTTTCGATGATGTTGATGATTGGGTAAAATTTGTTAAACATTTAAGCAAGATGGAGGGAAATTATGGGAATCAGTGTACCAAATAATGTTAGGGATGAGATGGAACGAGAGCGTCGTGAGAAGATTGTGAAGCACGCGCTCCTTGGTGAGTTGATGCCTATTATGGTCGATCTTACGCGTCTGGTTACTGAAATACGTCATATACGTAACAAGGATGGTGATGATGCACCACATCCTCATGTGAAAGATGATGTGCTTAATAAAATTGATTCATTGGTTGAGCTATTCTTTACGACATATACTGACTTTATGAAGACTTATATCAATGATATCGATGGTCTTGCGCGTAGTGCGCTTGAGCGTATGATGCAGGAGAGTATGACAATGGGGCCGGGGCCTCGCATACCACGAGAGTAATATGAAACTATGTAATGGATACTACATAGGTGAGATCATCGATGATGGATCTGTTGCGCAGCGTACTGATATTATTGTGCCATTTGGGGAATTGTCGTATTTGTTAAGAGTGCGCATTAAGTGGAAGGCATCATCTGCTTTGGTATATTCAAGGAGACAGGACAAGTATATTGACCTACCAGTTTCAGTTAACGTTGGTGATGAGGTGTTGGTTCTGAGGTTTGATACGCAGCCTCTCGCTTTACGTGGTACCAATGAGCCGCGCTTCGTTATCGGTAGGTTGGTAGACATCTTGGGAGTATATGGGAATAAGAACAATATTGGCGAAAATAAAGAAGCGCGATGAGGCTGCTAATTATGATTATAAATACGAGAAAAAATATGGAATCCTGAGGCGTAAAGGACGCAAGTGGGATTCGGAACAGGAACGTATATTATATAGTATATTAAGGCAGATATATACGGGTCGTAAGATCTTTAACCATGTTCGTTTTGAGGAAGCGCCGACCCTTGAGTATGATTTTTTTATACCTGATGAATCCCTTGTTATTGAATATAACGGTCAGGAGCATTACTGTGTCGTTGAAGGTATGACTGTATATGATTTCTATGGCCGTGTGTATCGTGATCGTTGTAAATTAAATAATGCTTGCAAGCGTGGTTATACATACATACCCATTCCATTCGATATAGGTCTTACTGTTGGTATAGTAAAGAAGTGGATTGATAGTGGGTGGGATAAGGAAAAGGTAATACAACATTATCTTGAGTACTACGAAAAAAACAAATTCGGATAAGCTTGCGCGGGCTTATGATGAAACAATCCAGCGTGTCTGGGATACATTTTTCCCCGGTGTTGATATCGATTTTGTCGTTGGTATGAGGGATGCTGCATCTGTTGCCAAGCTACCTATCAAAAAATGTACCCCGGCGTGTCCATTGTATGATCAGTGTGAGGTAAGGAAGAAGTATTCGCCCTCATATTGCCCTATGGAGTTTGTTAAGTTCTTTGAGCAGTTGACTAACATGGCAAAGGAGCTTGATATTGATCCTGATAATGTAGTTGAGGCATCGCGTGTATTGGATTACCAGCTATTATCTCTTATACAGGATGCGATATTGGAAAAAATACAGCATAATGGAATAAGTCAGTATGTGCCTGTTGTATCGGGGGAGGGTGTTATAGCGGAGGTTGAGGAGGTATCACCGTTTGTGAAGACGCTTATGGAGATTGCGAAATTGAAGGGTAAGATATTGGAGGAATTTTTAGCAACGCGTCAGTCGAAGAAAAAATTTGGTGAGGGCGAGGATAGTGATCCCGCGCGTTACTTATCAGGTTTACCTATTGTTGATGCGGAGGTTGAGGATGTAGATACTGAGAAGAAGGATGATGATAAAAAAGCAGATTAAAATATTAGAGGGACTTGCTAAGTCAGGTAAAGAATTCGTGAGGCATTTTGGACAGTTCTTGCGTGGTTCACATAATTTAGAGCCGCTGATTGAGTTACCCGCGAAGACATTTAGGAAGCCGCCGCCTCTCCTTCTGTTCAAGAGATCAGCGGGTTTAATAGAAACAAACATCGTTAAACCTAAGTTGGTAAGATCTACGGTAAGGCGGTTGGAATATGCTATGACACAAGATGTAATTAAGCGGATGCGGCAGAAGCTTAATTATAAGTTTTTGAAGAATAAGGTCGTACCGTTGACCAAAAATGTAAGAAGGGCGCGGCTTCGTACATCTTATAAGCTTATGAGACCCAAACCGACAGGCAGGCATATACGTGATGTGATGTCTATACAAGGTGCAGGTATTGCTTGGGAGAATTTACATAAGCAGTCTTTAAATAAATTAGAGGTAACAAGGATAGGTTTTAGACCGAGGGTCAGGAAGCAATGGATAGGTTCGATCAGTTAAATTTATATGCGCAGCAGACTGATGAGTATTTCCTTCCCGAAGATAAATATAGACCATTGCCATGGAGGGTTGCTGCTAGTTATGTAGGTCTTATCAAATCACCTTTTACGGCAAGTATTGGTATTGGTAAGGCCTATGCTACCTTAGCAGGCACATCAATCTTATATCATTATGTGTATCGTCCCAAGATATGGCGTACTGCTGTTAAGACAGGAGAACTTAAGTGGGTTGGTTTCCCGGGCTTCAGAGGATTTGCGCAGGGTCCACGTGGTGGGGTGATGCGCAAGACAGGTCACTGGTTGTTTGGGCAGATGTTGAGACCTGTATTGAAGACGCAGGCTTATGATCTGTATAGGAAGCGCGGCTTAATGGGTGTTGCCATGTATATGAAGCAGGCTGGTAAGCCGGGTCTAGCGAGAAAGATTTATAAGGTTGCTCGTGTTTTGGGTGGTGGCAGCATCAAGGTTGGACGTGTTGCTGCAAGCTTGGGTCGTACTGCTGCTTGGGGTATGCTTGCGTATGATGTTGTTCGTGGTGGTATAGCACTAGCAGGGGCGGCTATGAACCGCGGGCTTCGCATTCTGGATAGAGTGCATACTACATTAGTGCGTCTCAGGAGAAATCAATTACCGGAGGCCTATAGGATGCCTCAAGCGGCAACACTAAGGTCGTTGGCATTACAAGAGATTCATACATCACGTACTAATGTAAGAAGTGTTTTACTGGGTAATGAGGCAGCTTATATGCATAGGGCATTATGAGAGCATTACGTAGATTAAGGGAAATATATAATAGGCCGCAGATAGCACCACGGAATGTTTACCATTTTGTTGATCCTTTAGCTCGTGTCAAACGGTTACGGTTGTGGAGGGGTCGATTAGTTAACAGTCAAGGCAAAAAGGTTGTTAACAAGATTTTGCCGTCTATAAAGCGCAGGAGGCCGCGGGCTTCAATGGCATTGAGTCGTAAATTACTAAAATTAACCAAACGCAGCTGGATTGGATCGCGGCTTAGTCATTTTATGGTCTCAAAGGGGCGGCTTCGTAAGTGGGTTGGTGTATTAAATATATTGAAGGATGCTATAAGAATTAGGATGGTAGCATGACAACTCAGATAATAAAAAGTTTACGCTCCCAAGTTTTTATACCGCCGTCGTTGCAGGAAATGGAGCATATTGCTACACGTATGCGACATTTTACACAGTTGAAGCAGGCACGTAGCGCGTTCCAGCGGGCGTGGAGTTTCGCACGCAAGACTGGTTTAGGAGCTGAGTATATTGCATCAGCGCGTCCATATATTTTAGGTAAGTATTGGAAAGCTGTAACTGGAATATCAGGTGGTTATAAAGGTAAGGTATGGGCTGAAGAGGTTTTTAAAACGCTGAGTACGCACTATGCTAGGTTTACAAGGGCGCCGTTGACTACAACTGTGGGTGTGCGTCAGGGACTGCGTACACCATTACTTGTATCGGAGTCGATTTTAGGTAAGCGAGTTATATCATTGAAATCTGTTGCTGGTGCTGCAGCGGCTTCCCGTGCTGCTGCACAGGCTGGTGCTACAGGTGCTGCGAAGGGAGTAACAAATAGGATAATGAGGAATCGTTTATTGAAGCGTATTGCTCAGGGAACGTTTAAATTTGCACAGAGCAAAACGGGTGCTTTTACAGCTGCTGTGCTCGGCGGGCTTATAGCATTAACAATTGCTGGTGCAAGTTATGTAAGAAGGAATCCATCAGAGGTTGCTTTGGCCCAGCTTAGGCAGCGTAGGGCCACACGTTATCCAAGGGCGCCTTCTGGTTTGGTCTTTGCACTACATGCAACAAGATAATATGGAAGGGAAAAGGTTATCATTAAAAGAGCTGAGTGCTGATGAACTTTTGCGCATACGCAAATCCGCTTCTTACTTTGTTGAATTATTCCTGCGTGATCCAACCGATCCGCGCCGGCCTCTAAAACTCTACGATTACCAGCGTGAGGTTTTGGATTATCCCGGTAAGAAGGTTGTTATAAGAGGCGGCCGTGGTGTCAGCAAAACAACAATGATGGCATGGAAGGCATTACACCGTGCCTTCACAATACCAAGGCATGTTATTATTTATTTAGCACAATCGGAGACGATGCTGCTCAGATTTTTTACTGATTACCTTGACCGCTTCATTACAGATTCACCTCTAAGTAAATCGAAGGTTGCCTACCGCAAGCAGCCTCAGTATGAGATTGTATTGAGTAATGAGTCAAAAATTTTGGGGTTTGTTGGTAATTCTACGCAGACAATCAGAGGCCCGCGGGCTGGTACCATTCTTATTGATGAATGTTTTCACGGTATGACGAAGGTCTTAACACAGCGCGGGCTTATTCCCATCAGTCGTGTTAGGGATGGTGATTATGTTCTTGATGCTGATAGCAAATGGGTGCGTGTTATCCGCGCTGCGATGACGGGTGTTAAAGAAATGTGGGTTATTGAGCTACCTATATCAGATGAAAAATTGGTTGTTACACCTGATCACCCTGTTTTAACAAAGGATTCAGGGTTTCAGCCTCTTAATACGGTTGATGAGATACCGATTAGCTGTCGTTATTATGAGCCTTTTGAGTATCCTAAGGAAGCGGCGCTGGCGCTTATTTATGCACGATATATAAGCGAGCGTGAATCACTTGTATTTAATAATGAAGGTGTGCGGCTTATTATGTCTGGTTATCCCAGATTCCGCACATTTTATGAGCGTTTCACGGCGGGCAGACATATTAATCCTGTGCTTATTGAGAAGGATTTTATAGACGGAAAAATTGATCAGCGTCTTTTTGTATATTATCTAGCTGCATTTGTTAATAGATTTCCTAAGATTGTCATCGATTATCTGACGGGGTTGGGTTATAAGGTTATAGCGGGTTCGCTGGCTAGTGATGATGTACCTAGATATGAAAAGGAGATAGGTTTTCCATTTTTTGAGTCAGGATGGTCAACGATTGTAAAATTAGCTGATAAGTTGAACCGTGATCCTGTTGAGTTATATAAGGAGATGAATTGGTACAATACAGGCATATTTGTTCCTTATAAGAAGAAATCTACCATTAAGGCGGCGGCTTATAACCTTACTACCGAATCGGGGACTTATTGTGTCTTTATTGGTGGATTCCGCATTCCTGTTCACAATTGTGATTATATACCTGAGCGTAAGTTTGTAGAGGTATTTGGTACAACAATGTCAATGGAGGATGTTGTTATATGGTTATCATCCACACCCAGTCCTAAGAGAGGTTACTTTTGGCGTGCATGTAATGATGAACGCATGGGATTCAAGGAGTTTCATTTACCAAGTTGGTTGCATCCGACATGGACGTGGATGAAGGATGCTGAGAGATTGGGCATACCTATCGAAGAGACAACAGAGTATCAAACTCGTGTTGAGTTTCCTAATCAAGCTGACTGGTTGCGTGAAATAGCCGCTGAGTTTGTTGATCTTGAGGAGAGCGCTATACCATCAAAATATATAGATGAAGCATTCCAGCATTATGACGGTGAGGTGAGCAGGAAGCGCGGCTTCCGCATCCTTGGTATCGATTGGAATGCGATGGCAGCAGGGGTTGTTATGGTGTTAGTAGAATACGATAATAAAAATAATGTATTTAGGGTTATCCATTCAGAAACGATTTCTAATGTTGAATATCATCACCAGAAGGCATTGCAACGTATTGTTGAGATGGTTAAACAATATCGCATTGATGCTATTGCAGCTGATTGGGGTTATGGAGAAAGTGATATACAGCAGCTCCAGCTTATTGGTAGAGCTAAAGGGATTCGCGCGCTTACTGACATTATGGCCGTAAAGTTTAATGAGAAGATAAAAATACCGCTTTTCTCTGGTGGTTATGATGAATGTTATGCTAAGGAATACCTTATGCGGTTGGTCAGGAAGTTATTTGAGATGGGTGCTATCATGCTGCCTCCATCGGAGGATGAAAGGTTGCCTGAAAATTACGCTGATGCTACGAATATGTTGGGATACCAGTTGCGTAATTTGCGTGCTAAGGTAACAGGGACTGGTCACCTTACCTATGTTGTTGAACCAGACCATAAATTTGCTGCATTTTTAGCTGCTGTCTATGGGTTTTATAGAACATTCCAACCACGTATAGACCCGGTGCAGGGGCTTATTATTTATAATGATTTAGAACGGCAAGAACAGAAGTTGGATCATGTTCCTAGTATAACATTACAGCCGAAGAAGACACAGCGGTTTGTCCATAGAGTTACAAATAGGTATAAGCCAATAAGAACTGTATGAAAATATATGTAAGTAACATAAGTGAGGATGATGTTATATCTTATGAGGGGCGGCGCAACCGTGTGCTTGTAGTTTATGAAGGTGGCCGCAAGGATGTTGTCTATGCTGAGTGTGGTAATGGATTCATTGATGTTGATACTGATAGGCGTGATATAAAGAAGATCAAGGGTGTGTTAAAGGGCGGGCGCTTAATTGACATTGATGTCCATGCAGACATGTTTGATTTTATACCTGATGTTGTAGAAAAACCCACCAGAGAGCGCAGACCTGCTGAACCCTTAAGGGTTGAGACACCAGAAACGCTGACGCCCGAGAAGGAGGAAGAACTAAAATTAGAAATGTTGGGGATTCTTACCAGCATTATCACTGGTTTACAGTATGCGCATAATTTGAAGACGTTAAATGAGGTTGAAAAAGTATTGGATGAGAAGCTTGCCAATTTATGCGTTAAATTTGACCCATCAGAGCGTCCTATGCTAGTTAAATCGTTGGCTTTTGTTCGCGGGTGTAAGGAAAATCAGGTTGGTAATTGCGCTTATGTTGAGGATTTTAATAGAGCAATGAATATTATTAATGCCGCGCCTATATTATTAACAGGTACGAACCCTTTATTAATACCTGCTAGTGAAAAGGTTCCTCGTTATAAACTACCGGCGGGGCTTCCTCCGAACATCATAGCACGTAAGGATTTTTATAGGCAGTTAACAGTTGACAGAGATGTATCGACGAGTGCTATTGAGGATTTAAGGAGCGTTCAGCTTATTGATGTATGGCGTATTATGATCCTTAAGGCTAGTATTGAGTTTTTGAAATTATTGCGTAGCATATTTAGTGTTCTAAGCAAGGTACCGGGGTTAAAAGCGATTCCTCGTACGCTTGATCGATGGATTGAGGATTTAGGTAAACAGTTATCGCATTATGTGGATCCTCAAGGTAATGTGTATGTAGGTAATGAAGGATATACCCCGCCATTATCTGTAATACTGGATGAAGAAACTGATTATAGTGATGAGGATATAGACGATGCAGTAAGTGAATATGAACAATTTAAGGGTGAGCTTAACAAGGGTGTTGCGGGTATAGGTGGTGTTGAATCTTCTAATGCCTTAACATATGCTAATACCATTATTAAATTTTTTGCAGCTGAGTTCCCCAAGCAGTATCCTGATAAGATGCATTTGTTAACAGCAAAGTATTATTTACCGCAAGCCAAGGATAAGGTTATGGCGGCAATTGGTACTGATTGGATGCACTTATGTACCCCTGAGAGGAAGGCTATAATGCGTGAGATTGAAGCGGATCCGCGGCTTAACTTTTACTGGGGTACTCTTATTAACCGTTTGGAATCCGAGGAAGGTGTTCATTGGGTGATGGGAGAGAATGGCTAAACTTAGTGAAATATTAGCGGATGTTGAGGGCTATGTTTCGTCTCATTACCCTGAATACATGAATTTTATAAATGATAGATCTGTTGAATATGCTAGGGTATCTGAGTCTGAAAGAGATCGTTGGTGGAATTTTTGGTATAGTGCGATACGTTCATCTACTGAGTATGTATGCGAGAGTATTTGGCGGGATGCTGAAAATGATGTAGGGTTAACGTATGTTATTTTTGTACGGGATGTTGTTGTAGATTTATTAGAGGAACGATTTAGGGGTAATGATGTGTATATAAACTCGATAATAACCGATATAGCTGGTGAATCATCATATATTTATGCTGTGAGGGAGGGTACGGCTGGTGAAGATGAGCGTGGTAGCGAGGATGAGGCAGAAGAAGGTGATATACAATCTAAGATTTTAAATCTGATTGAGTCAGTAGATTGGCGGGCGCTTAGCGTTGCTTATGAAGAGGATAAAGGATTTCATCTACGTGCGTTGGGTACTTATCATCTTGAGATGTTATCCCGTCCTGATACATTTATAAATCAAGTGTGGAAAGAATACCGTTCATGGGCAAGAGAGAATGGTTTATCACTAGATGTTACGCATACCAATATTAGGGCATTTTTGGCGGCTAGGTGGGGGCTTCATTATCCAACAGATGCAGATGTAAAGGTTGATGAAGGGCGTATGGTTACGGTTACGGTTGCCCGTCCCGGTGAACCTTTTGCAATAGGTCTTGGGTTTGATGATTCATGGAATATTATAAAGGAGGATATGCAGCACATATGGAATTCGTTTGTTAGACGTTATGATGTCCTCAAATCATTTGATTGGAAAACCTATTTTATGAAGCAAGTGCAGGATATCGTTGATCATTTTGTTCATATAATTGATGTTGATCCTATTTATATGGCATGTTGTCTTTTGGATACGGGTTTAACATTGGAGAGATATCTGAATCCAAGGCTTCTAGGAGCTATAGGACGTATTCTTGAGATCTTGACATACTCGCCTTATATAGGATTGTCATTTGGGTTTGATTTCATGAAGGCAATAAATGCTACATTAAGTTTCATGATACGATCCGGTTGGATAATATTTTTGAAATTTACTGTTTTTAATGCTGTTTCCAGCATTTGGTATAAGATTGATAGATTTTTGTATGAGTTGGGGACTTGTATTACAGGGCCGGGCATAAATAGGGATTGGTGTAAGGGTTGGATGGCTTTTTTGAGGTGTGTCCCGCTTATGGATTTTTTGTATTTCCTATATAATAAGCTTACAGGTATAAAGAATAGTATACTAGCATTTTATTTTAACTTATTAGATGATTTGAAATTTCGGGAATGGCATTTTTTGGAACATTTAAGGGGTATAACACGCAATGCTATTAATATTAACATAATTAATAATTGGCGTACTTATTTTAATAAATTATTAACAATAGCTGATGCATTAGCATTGTGTATATCATCAGCTGATGTGCAGGATTACAAGGGTCGGTTCAGACAATATAGAGAGCCTATTATACCACCGCCGGGTGGTATACCGGAGGATGAAGAGCATATCCATACGTCGGGACGTATACCTAGTGAGCACCATGATGTTGCCAGACAGAGGAGTCGGCGTTCATCATTTTATTATAGTCCTGTTGGTATAAGCGCTGATGATATGGTAAATATGCCTGTAGACAGCGTTATTGCTACAGTTGTACCAAATGAATTGTATAGAAGACTTGTGGAATGGTATAATTTTGTGCAAGAACACGTTCATACAGAAAGTAAGGATGAATGTGATCGCCGGTTGATAACCGGCTTGTTTAAGCTAATGGAGGACTTGTATGAATAGATTGCTTAAGCAGTTATTGCAGCGTCTTGCAGGTAGGGACTTGAATGCGGAAGCGTTATCTAGTATCACTGCTGAGCTGCCTCGTGCGGCAGTACATACGGTTAAGTATATGGATCCAAACAGAAGTATTATTTATGACGAACCGCCGCGGCCTCGCAATGCTGTTATGATCCATCCGCATTTTGATATGCACCAGTTAGCACAAATCTATGATTCTGTAGCGGGCGACCGGCCTATAATAGTTAAATTCAGAGATGATATAACTATAACAACACATGCTTTTTTATTTTCATGGATGGGTAGCCTGTTTGGTATAAGGAATGAACATCCATATGAGGTTGTTTATCCTGATGATCTGGAAACAATCGTACCTGTATCAAGTGATGGGTTTGTGTTTACAGGGACCTTTAGGCCTGTAAAAAAGCTTATCCGTCATGCTGTTGATAAGGATTTGGTTATGTTCCGTAGCACATTAGGTGAAACGGTGGTAACAAAAGATCATTCTTTAGTATTTATAGATGGAAGCACTGGCACTGTAGATGATGTTGAAAAGAAGGTGCCTGGTATTATTGCATATGTAAAGGATGTATCATTTTCTAAGGCGATAACATATAAACATTCGACGAGCACGTTTTTGGGATTCGCACGCAATAGAGTTGTTGTACATGCACCATCTCTAGCTGAATTTGTGAAATTCATGATTGTATTATTTGAGCATGGTGATTATGGTGTTTTTAATGATCAGTTAGGGTGGCGGCTTCCCGTCTGCCCATTTTTAATAAGGTTAATTGATGATAATAATTATCAGGTTACATATGATGACGAGTATGTTTTTGTACCGAATGATAGTGCATTAGGAGAGGTTCTTTCCTACTTGTTACCATATGGGTTGGATGCATTGCCAAAGTGGTTCTTTGATGAAAAGTTTATTAATATTGCTATATCAGTCTTTTATAATGAATGGGAAGGGTATTTAAGGAGTCATATACCATTAATTGCATCGTATATATCATTTTTATTAAGGCATAAAGGTGTACAATTTGCGTTAAATTATGATGAGAACGGTTATAAATTCATGGATATACGCAATTTTGAGATTCCTATTATTTATTCGGATATACAGGTGTTGCCATATATGAGTGATGATCCATATGTTTATGATATATCAGTTGAGGGTGAGGTTTTTGTAGATCCTGTTGGATTTTTGACATTACATAATACAGAGGCCATTGTCCGCCGCGGGATTGAGGAATATGTTATTCGTATTCCATGGCATGAGGTTGAGGTTATTAGTGATAGCATAAAGGCTAAAAATCACTTATTGCGGCGGCTTCAAATTATGAGGCGCCGCTTCAACTGTGACCTATTAGGTGAATTTTCGCAGTCATTTATAAGACAATTATTATTATTTGGTAATGTTTTTATCAGAATTGTATATTCACGTGAAACCTATGAAGGCCGCAAGCTGCCACTCTATCCTGAATTGCTCTATCCACCTGATGTAGCTATAATGTATGATATAAAGAGAGATAAGATTATTGGGTATACATATGATCGTTATGTATTTAAACCTGAACGCATTATTCATGTGACCTTAGCAAAGTTTCCCGGGTATTTTTATGGAAATTCTATCCTATCTGCAACTGTGGAGGATGTTAAGGTTCTCAGGTTATTGGAACAGCAAGCAGAGATTATGTCTGTTTTATATTCGTCACCACAGATATTTTTGAAGGTTGGTACGCCAACGATACCAGCTGGGCGGCCTCCTAATGATCTTTTAGATAGACCGATGATGATTGATGCATTAACAGAGGAGGATTTAGCGCGTGAAGGGCGCCGGCTTGAAGGTTCGGAGCCTCATTCACTAAAAATTATTCCATATTATGATGAACCTGTGGCTATATCACCGGAGGCACCGATTGATTTGGAACCGTTCTTGAAGCATTTTAAGAATCGTGTCTATCAAGCGCTTGGGATCGATCCTGTTATATTGGGTGATCCCCAGGGGTCAAATAGAGATACATCTGTTATTGGTGAGTCAGCAACGAATAAACGCATTGAATATATAGCACGTCTTTGGCAGAGACATATTAATTTCATTATAAATGATATATTTATGAGTGAGGTGCCTTATACAGAGCCTGTTTATGTGCATTTACCGAAGATTGATACAACAGATTACATGGCACGCATAAGATTAGGGCTGAACTTGTATCAAAATGGTATAATTACCAATGACGAAATGCGTCGTTTGTATCTTGGTTATGATCCATTAAGTGATGATGGACTTGCGAGGACCATTTTTGGTTTAACGGGGCGCTTAGTAATTAACACAAATGAAATTGAGTCTCAGTTAAGCCCCGAGAATCAATATGGGAGGCAGATGGCGCCTCCTAAGGTGAAGAGGAGGTGATATGGCTATAAAATATAGGGATGAAGATGGTAATCTTATTATAGAGGGTGTTGAAATATCACATCCCAATGTAGTTAATGATAATTTTAGGTTCTATGTTAATGCAGCTGAAAAAATAAATACTCTTTTGGAGCCGGCTCCTGTGCCAGTGCTTTTATATCATCAGGATCATGTAGATCCGATAGGAGAGGTGAAGGATGCTAAGTTTACTGACTCGGAGTATGTTGAGGGTGCAAAAGCTATTAGTGCTACGCTTGTAATAAAGGATGAGGAGGCGGCTAAAAAGTTTGAAAAAGGTTTATATAAGAGGTTTTCTATTGGGACAAAACCGAAGAAGGTTGTCTGCAGCATATGTGGCAAGGAGCGTGGTGAATGTGAACATATAGTAGGCAAAATTTATGATGGCAAGCTTTGTTATGATAAGGTTTTCGTTGATAGGTTTCTGGAGGTATCTGTTGTTAATATTGCAGCTGATAAATTTGCTGTATTACATGAGAAGGATGATTTGAAAGATGCCCTTTTTGACGAAATAAATTTAGAATTAGACACGGAGGAAGATATGGCAGATAAGGACAAAACGATTGATACAGATTTCGTTGAATATGCTGAGAGTATTTTAGGGGAGGATCTTAGTGAGGAGGAATTGAATGATCTTGAAACGATTATAGCGGGGCTTGATGAATGTGATGAGTGTGGTGATGAGGATGTTGAAGATAGCGAGACAGAGGATAGGAAGCTTCCTCCTGCGGGATCAAAAGCACGTAAGAAAATGAAGACCACATTCTGCGGTCCTAATAAGACATTTCCTGTTCCTGATTGTAAACATGGTGCTGTCGCGTTGGCGATGCTTAATTGGCCGCGTGTCAAAGCAAAGTATAAAGGCCAGATTTCGAAGATACGCGCTTGCATAATGAGAGTTGGCCGCAAGCTTGGCTGCGCATATGCGAAGAAGAAAAAGGATGAGCTTCAGGCAGCTCTTGATGATCTCAAGCAGATTGTTGATTCTATGAACCAGGCGCCGGCTTCACTCGATATAGATTTCACCCCCATTAATGAGCGTTTTGACCGTATTGAGGAAACGCTGGCTGAATTGGTGGCACTTATGAAGGATCTTATAAAAGGTATAACGGATAAGATGACAGTACCTGTGCCTGTTAAGGAATATGCTGCTGGTGGCAAGCTTCTTGATGAGATTAAGGCGTCGCTTAGTGAAGCCGTGAAGGAAAACACTGATAAAATATTGGAGTTTTTATCCAAAGCTACATCGGAAACCGATGATACGAAGACCGATGATGAGGTACCTAATAAGGTACTCGATGGAAGTGTGTTTGGGAAAATAAAATCGTAAACTAAGTAATATTATAGGAGGAAATTATGGCAACACTTAGGCCTGAAGGTTATTACCGTAATATGGCGCTTCGTGACATTCCGTGGAAGCATAAGCGGAATGTCGTTCCTTCAATAGGTGTTATAGCGGATATAAGAGCGGTTGGTCCGTTTGCACCACATCCTGCCCTGCCAACAGCGTGGATTAATAAGGTTGATGAGAGACCATTTGTCATACCTGTTGGTAAGATTGTATGTGTGGTGCCTATAGATTATTCAACAGCGAAGACACTTGGCAGAACAGATCTTTATACAGAGATGATATATCGTTCTGGGGAGAAATCTACTTATAAATGGACGATACCTGAATCGGAGCTGGGTTCAACCACATATGCTGATCCCTATTATGGTTATGGTGGAATACTGGGATTTATGATACCTTTTGGTAGAGGTACCGGAGGTGCTCATTATAGTCTTACGCCTGGTTATAAAATATCTGGAGAGGATGCTATGCCTTATTTTGTTGAAGGTGAATATGACTATGAAGGTTGGGTCCCATTTGGATTTGTAATACATGATGTGGAGAGGTTTGTTGCAGGGGATGATCTCAACTATAGGACGCGCCAAGCATATCCCATATGGAAGGAAGGGCTTCTTACTCTTCCATTCATGAATATATTGGGCCTTGTGCATGAACTGGAAGGTGATGATAATATTGAGAGAATAAATGCATGGATTAGGCATGATTTGACATCAACGGAGTCTGAGCCTACTAGTTCGAATGTGTATATGACTTATAAATATCTATCTAGATATTATACAGCTGCTGTTGGGAGTGAGTGTTCATCGGATTATGCAGGAATAACCGTATATACTGGATATGAATTTAATGTAAGGGTTATGAAATCTGGATATGTTGGTGTGACTTGTCATGGGGATTATCTTCTTACATCAGCATTTTCGGGTACAGAAATGTGGTGTGTTGGTACGATTGTTAATGTTGATTATGAATTCCCGAAGAGCTTTATGGAGATGGTTGACGCACCACCTGCTTCAGGAATAGGTACAGCTAATGGTGGGATACCTGAAATTGTATATCAGTACATGCATGATTTTGTGGTGATATATAATGAGCTAGCGGGAACAGATACATTGAGTTTGAAACCAGCAGATCTGATAAGTTATATAGATAAAGGTTATTTCGGTGCTGCTTATATTTTGGCTGACTTTAACCCTCTTGGTAAATAAGATCGTAATAATTTAAGTTTAAAATAAATTTGGAGGAGGAAAATGGAAATTTTGAAGGATACACTATATGAGGCGCTTTTGCACAATGGACGCGTTCAGGTAACTGATAAGCTCCGTGAGGAGTTTAAGTCCGAGATACCAGAGATTGCTGAGGCGAGTGAGATACGGTTTACACTTCGGGATGTACTTACTAATAGCATGCTTGCGCCTCTCTTCCCTGAGGTTATAACGGTTATTGTTGAGGACACGATGGAGCCGCTGCTTCTTATAACCAAGCTATATGATGTTGTCAGGGGTATACCCAATGCTCTTACAGTAAGAATCCTGCTGCCGACACCGATGCCTGTAGTTAAGCTTTCACCTAATGCTCCCACACCGAATCTTGGAAATCCATCGCTTCATGAGATAGGTGGTACCGTATCCATAACTGCGGAGAAATGGGGTGTTATATGGAGTGTTGATGAGCATGTTATTAAGAACAACCAGTGGGATATCCTTAAGATGTCTCTTAGGAATGCTGCTCGAGCGCTTGCTAGACATAAGGAGAAGCAGGCCTATGAGCACATAAGGCATGGTGGGATAATACTATTCTCGAACTGGAGAAAGAATCATGCTGTTTTCAAGAACTTCCTCAGGGGGCGTGATATAAAGTTAAGGCAGAACGGTAGCCTTTCACCGAGAGACTTTTTCCAGGGTTATGCGTACTTCCTGCAGAATGAATTTATCCCTGATGTTGTTATTATGAACTCATGGTCGTGGCTTGTATTTCTGTACTCACCTCTTACCAGAGAGATTGTTATGAATGGTAATACCATTGCGCCTGACTTTACCAACTTTAACATGAGAGTCCGCAGCAGATGGCGTGAGGTATGGAACTCTCTTGGTAAGAAGGGTATTCTTGGTGGCAACAGCCCTGATGATATATTTGGTAAGATAGGTCTGAGCATTTTTGAGCCGACGAATGCTCCTTGGAGCTGGAATCCGCTTGGTGTTGAGGTTTATCATAAGCCTTCTTGGATGCCGGCTGGTATAACATTCCTTATTTCACCATATGCTGATTGGTCGGCCAATGCAACTGATTACATGAATAAATACTTTAGTGGTTGGGACTTTACAGGTGCTCAGTCTTGGGCAGATACGGCAACCCCGAAGGACCCGCTTAATATATTTGCGCACAACGACGCCGCGAATAAGAATGATCCTACGAAGACGACAGGTTTCAAAGAAGATGGTACTGTGGCAACATCACCTAGTGATGCACGTACTTATGCAGATCCGACGCTTAATCTAACCGATATAATCATGGTTGATAGTTCAGAGGTCGGAATTCTTTATCAGTATTCAGATCCGACGACTACTAAGTGGTCTGATGCAATGCTGGATATACAGAATAATAAGATTGCTGAGGAATACGGTTTCGCTGTTAAGTGGGGTGGACGTGCAATTGGTATCTTTGAGGCTGTTGTCATTGATGAGCAGTATACCGCTGAGCTTGTAGCACAGAATGAGATAGCAAAACCGCTCTAATATAGATTAGGCCCGGTCTTCTAGCTCGTTAGACATTGTGATTCTTGTGGCTAGAAGGCCGGGCTTCCTATAGGAGGACTATTGTGTATTGGGTAAAGCTATCAGGGCGCGCACCTGTAGCTACGATAACTTGTGGGCATCGTGTTGCACAGGTATCAGTCCGGTGCCCTATTTTTCCTCTTAAGGATTTTACGCCTCATTGTATAGCTCAGTTTCAAAGACATGTTGATGTATATATCATAGAGGAGAATTTTCCTATTGATGAGGACCGGAAGGTAGAAATTTTCTCTACGCTTATGGATGGTGATATTGATATCGAACCTTCTGAGGAGGAATTCGTTATGTGGTTAATCTCCAATGGGTTCCAGCCTAAGGGTACCTATCATAAGGTTGTAGTGAAGGAAACGGAGTCAGAAGAGGAAAATATTGTGTCTCCTGAAGTAAGTGAAGAGGATGGTAAGGTTGATGATGTTTCTGTACAGGAGTCTGATACAGTTAATGAGGTAACTAGTGATGAAAAACCTAAATCGGTAGGGAAGAAGAAAGGTGCGCGTCGAGGTAGAACAAACAAGCGTAAACGTAAATGATACGATTATAATTTCATGTGATCAGACACCTGATAGTAGTACTGTAGATGAAACGACCATCCGTCTTTATTATAAAGATTATCCCCTGCCGCCTTCCTATGATTGCAGGGTCAATGGAAATAATATTGAGGTAATACCAGTTGAACCGTGGTTGGCTGGTTATACAATAATTTTAACAGTAGTTGGTGAACAGTATGGTGTTAAATCTGTTGAAGGGGAGTCACTTGAGGAACCGGTTTATACATTTACAATAGCTGTATTACCTGCAGAGGAACCCGGCACGGCGCCTTCATATGAGCATGCATTAATTGTAACGGCGACAATACCAGAGGATTATTATACAAATTATACGGATAATCATATTAAATTTTTCTTCAATGTTCCTATTGATCCGAGTATTGAGGATGCATATGAGGAACATGTTTTTATACATGTTAAGCCCGTAATAGTCCTGCCTCCTAATAGTCATCTGCCGGTGCCGCCTCAAGGCTATCTTGCGCCCGAGGCTTATTCTGTTGATGTTGATGGTACTACAATGACTGTAACAATAGGTGTGCCTATCTATAATGCAGAAATAAATGTCAAGATTGTTGATATCCATGCATTGAATATAAGTTATGTTCCTATATCAAGTTATGAAATAGTATTTACATATAGATATTCACCTCTTCTTTATACACCTGATTATTTTGAGGTTGATCTACCAGATGATGTTATCTATCGGTACATTTTAAGGGCGGAGGCAATAGCTGACACACTTTATCCGGGTGTTCTTGATTGGAATGACCCTGAGTGGTGTGTTGTTATGTTTGTTTATTATATGACGCAGCGGCTTATTTTAGAGCGTCTTTATGGCATATTAGCAATAATGGGTGGTTCATTTAGCAAGAGATTGGGCGATTTGCAGATATCGTATAACATTAGGCCTGATAATGATTTGAATAAGTTGCTAGGTCCTCTTTCTGCATTGGTGCGTAATAGGTGTGCTAAGGTAGCTTTACATGGTGTCATACCGGGCCGTCTTGTCTATCCAATACCATATCACCGTCCTGATGTAGCATGGCGCCGCTTCCCTATATTAAAGGATTATTTTATTGAGGAGCCTACGGTATTTATGGGTGATCGGGCATGGGATTATGGTGTGTTTTTCAGGAAGCATATGGATCAATTGGAGACAGGTAGAGAGGTGCTTGGTGAAGAGAATGTATGAGAAAACTACCTTTACTGATCCGATAAATCTGCGTGTTGAGATGGATTTTTTTATGGATGGTGGAGGTGGTATAGGCCCCAAGGGACATTATGTTATTTTACGGCATTATTTAGTTGATCAGAAGTCTGATTATTACTCGCACATAACAGGAGAAGGGCATGGCGGGCCGGCTTACAAATTTGAGGAAGCTTGTATAAAGACACGGCGAGTGCCATTTAGATCGATGCAACAGGAAGCTGACATGACTCAGATTGGTGAGGTACAGAATTATGATTATATTTACTATTTTAGATACGATGATGTGCCGTTTGATTTACTTCCGGGTGATCATATTTATGAATTACAACCTCCTTATGATTTAGATGGTAGTGCGGATGACGAGGAATTACTCAGAGTTCCGCGTTATGCGCGTTATCGTATAGGATTTGTGCATCATTATAGAGAGCGTTCAGGGCGTGTTGAATATGTTGCGGCATTAGTAACTTATGACAGTATAGGTGGTGAAGCCCCGCTTATGAAACAAAATGGCTAATAGTAATAGTACAGCACAATTTGTAGATCTTATTTTTGATCCGCGGTTTCTTGATGCGTTAAAGTCTAATGTTATACCGAGGCCGATAAGATATGGCGAGATCTTATCCTTGTCGCAGTTATTTGGTGTTATAAAGCAGGTTATTGAGCATCTGAGGCCGCAGTGCAAAGTTTATCCGGCATATGGAAAGCATTTTTTGTATGCTTATGGTCTTGTTGATGATGAGCCTGAGGCGGGCTTCAAAATTCCAGATGAGATTATCGGTTATGTACTATATAGTGCGGAGCCTGCGACGATGGGTGGTTCACAACCTGGTTCAAGTCCACAGGTGCGGCGGCCTCGTCCGGTACATAATGCTTTAACCGTAGATGTGGATTATGCTGCGCAGTTATATTACTATGCACTTGATGCGTACATTGATTTTTTCTTTTTTGCAAAGGATACACAGAGCATATATGAGTTGATGGATTGGTTTCAGGAGTTGATGTTTTCGACGCTGTCGCCTTTGTTAAAATATTTGGGTGTAGAGCAGGTTCATTTTGATTCGGCGGGCTTCGATGAATACATGCGTTCTGTTCGACCAGAGATTGTAATTCCGATAATGAGGTATTATTTTAGGATACAGCGTCTGTATGTTTCGTATCAGAAGATTATCAAAGCAATTTTGTTTAGTCTTATAGAGGAACAATAAAACATAGGAGTGGGGAAAAATGCCAAGGGATATAAGAGTAAGATTCAGGCCTACGTTGGTTACCCCTCAGATAAGAGGGGGGTTTCCCACGCTGGGTGTTTTGATTATTGGTACGGCTACTGATGGCCCGACAAATGAGCCGGTTATTGTAAGGGGTCTTGAGGAAGCACAGGAGATTTTTGGCAACTTAGGTGAGGGGACTCTGCTGGAGGGTTATCATGAATTTATCACAGGTGCTTCACGTGGTGCAGACCTGCGTACTGTTGTGGGGCTTATGAGACTGGATTTCGGTGAGTATGCTAGTGTGGAGCTACCAGAGCCATCGACGGGTACAGGGCTAAGCGAGCCAATGGGTGCAACGGCGCTTACTATTAGAGCAAGATATAAAGGTGAAATATACAATATGTTTACCATATCATATAAGGCAGTAGCTGGCGGGTTTGCTGTATCTATAGTTGTGCCAGCTGAGAAAGATCCATCAGGAAAAAGCCAAGAATATGTGCTTCTTTGTGACCCATCAGGTAGTAATACAGAGCTTATAAATAATCTTACGGAGCTGGCTAATGCTATTAATCATCATCCAGTGCTGGCACGTTGGTTGTATGCGGAGGTAAACCTTCTTGATAGTAGATATTCAACGTATATATCCAATGGATTTTATTCGGGAGCTGGTGAGTCATTTAATGCGTGGGGTGTAGGATATAATGATACTGATAAGGTTATAGATTTTGTGAGCCGATTTAGTGGTTCGCCTAGTAGTGATGTTTTGGATTCAGGTGGTGACGATACATTAGGACAGTATCATCCTTATACGATATTTGGGACGACTCCTGTCAATGTTAGGGCCACATCACTTGACAACATACAAAATATAAGGAATTTTGGAAAACTGGCATTGTATGATGTGTCTGTAGATGCGAATACAAAGATTGCCAATTTAGGTGTCTATCCTCTTATACAGACCAAAGCCGGTGCAACAAAATTTTATCCCATAAGCGCATATAATGATTATGATGATGATGGTATGTATATTGATGTACCTAATTATCTAAGGAATTGGGACACCCCCGCGACAGCTAAATATCTTATACCGGGTAGATTTCCTGTATCGGAGGCTGTCTTCTATATGGATGTGATTCTGAACCCCAGCGGGGCTTCAGGGGATGTGAATTATGTCGAAACTAATATGTTCCTGCCTGTGGATGTTTATGGTGATGTATCACTAGCTAATCTTATTAATGCATCAAGTGTTAGTGATACAAGACGGTTTAGTTATAAATGGATAATACAGACAGAAGCCGGGACGGTTTATGATAGTGGGGCATCTACTTATACAGGTTGGATGTTGCCTCTTTTCCATTCTCCAATGTCATCTATCGGTGGATTAATATTATTCCATCAGAAAGATGGATCGCCGGTTGATGAGTTGGATACGATATTTGGTTCATGGAAATATCTCTATTTAGGTGTGCCTTCACAGGTAGGTGGATCAGCGCCTGATTGGTATTCTACGACACCGGATGCAGCTACATTAAAACTTATTGATACAGGGGATAGTGAGAAGGTCCATATAGGTTTGGGTCCTGCATCAGCATTTTTCACGAAGACTGATGTAACGAGCCATTATGGTAATGAGACATCACCGGATGAGAATTATACTAATGCCATAAATACGGATGTAAAAGATTTTGATGGTTCATATTCAGGTAATGAGTTCAAGCTCTATTATTCAACGGATGGTTCATCTTGGCATGAGATCCCTTTGTATTATGAATATGATGGCAAATATTGTTCTGGCCTTACATTAGAGTGGACATTTAATGGTCAAACAGATCTGGCCGCCTTAACTGATTTGAATACATTCAAGATCAAATTCTTTGATGGGATCACATGGTCCTCGGAGGATGATCCCGAGATCAAAGAAATCCAGTCGAAGTATCCATTCCTTGAGGTTGCGAAGGATACCAGCACTGGTGAATATTATCTCGTAATAGCTGCTGGAACAAGAATAAGACTAACGGGTTATACACCGAAGGTTATGTTGAAGTACCTGCCTTCGAGAGCGGCGCTTAATGACTGGTATGAGTATACTGTCTATCAGGATAGGATTGAGTTTGGTACACCTTATCCATACACAATTAAATTCAAGGTTCATTATCTCAAGGAGTTTGTTGAGAATGTTGATTACATATATGATTCCGCACAAGGTACATTCCAGATGCTTGACTCTGAATTGATACCACCTGATAAGCTAACATTGCTGTATATGGATTATCAGTTTGAGCCTGAGTGGTTTGATACATCTCGTATCTATACATTATCAGGTGGTTCATCTGGGTTTGAGAGGGCGCGGCCTCTTGAATACTATGCAAAGTTCCGTACGGCTTTGCAAGCTATAAGCACAGATGATAGATTTGACATTATAGTGCCGAAGGGTGCTTATATAGACACAGTTGATGAGGTATATGATGCATCTATATCTTCGACGACATATGTTAATGTAGGCTATGTGGATCTCTTTGATGAGTTTACGCAGAAACGTGCTGATGATGGCAACCCAACGATTGTTATCCTAGCAGCGGAACCTTATAAACCTGAGACAGCTATTGTAGGTTATACCCGTGAGGGTATAGCTAATTGGGTAACAAGGATGACCGATACTACATCAATTGATCCCCGTTCGCCGGCGGGCTTAATTGCCTCTGTGACTGACAATCCAATGATGTGTGTTACTGTTGTACCGATAGCACTTATAGCACCGGGCGGCGCTTATTACATATCGGATGGAGCTGCATTCCTTGCGGGTCTTGCTGCAAGATTCCATTATGTGCCCCGCACTGCAGCTAATGAGAGTCTTTACAACCTTGCACTTCCTAATGGTGTCAGACCTGCGTTTAGATTATCGGAGTCGCAGGTTGATGCATTGCTCAACATGCGTTACATAGTGTTCCACATGGGTCAGGATGGAGCGCCGCGGCTTATGAGAGATACAACACTTGCCCAGCCATTTAGTTCATTGAGTGCGCTAACCCACCTAGCTGTGTTGCTGCGTATTAAGCAGGGATTTATAAGAAGGCTGCGGCCTCATATCGGTAAGATCGTTAACGCTCAGACGAAGATGGAGGTTGATGCAGCTATAACATCCGAGTTGGCACTATGGCAGAAGAGTGGGATTATACAGCAGGCTATAGTTGATATTGATTGGGCAAGTCTTGAAGGTACATTGGGAGTATTACCAGTGCATATTACGATTGTGAGATCACCCATTCTGAAGGGTGTTGAAATAGATATTGTTGTGCGGTAAGATTGGTGGAAGGAATATCAAGTAGAAGGCCCTCCGTATGAAGCGGGGGGCCTTTTTGTTTTGGTATGTTGTCTTGAGATGAAAGATGTGAAGATATACATTGATGATGGTATTTTATATGTGGAATTTCATGAGTTCTACGATCGGGCCGATATATTGATTTATGATGTGAAGGGCCGGCTTATTCATGAAGGGACTGCGGCCGGCTTAAGCGTCTATACATATGACATGTCTCGTTATGCAAGTGGTCCTTACATTGTTGTTATTTTGGTTAGTGGTAGAAAATATAGTAAGGTAGTCACATTGCATTAGTATTAGGAGGTTATTATGGGACTGACATTAAGTTCTAATAAATATGCTAAGACATTTAATTCCTTTTCAGGTGCTGATATATTCATAATCTTTGAAAATGCTACTGTTGGGACAATAACCCAGCTATCTTGGAATATAACGAGGGAGAAGGCCCCTCTTTATGTTCTTGGCCATGTTGATGCTGTGGGTACATCACGTGGTAAGAGAAGCATTGCTGGTTCACTTACAGGTCTAATCTTTGACCGTTGGACACTCTTTGATCTGGCATGGGGATCTGACATTACAGGTGAAGGTGGCCGTACCGGTGAGTATGCTGAGTATGCAAGGAAGACGGGTGATATCTTGGTGCCGGGTGATTTGATGTTTGTGGATTATGCTGATATATATGGCACTGATGTAGCACCGGGTACTAGAGCATGGCCTGTAGGTGGTGGCGGGTCTGCTGAGGAAGCATGGAAGAAGATGCTTGGTTGGGAGCCTAGTAGGGTTGTATATGCTGACCAAATGCTACCATGTGATGTAACGATTGTTGGTATTAATGAGGCAGGTAATTTTATGGTTTCGAGGATTTTTGGTATAGATTTGCTATCAACAGGTGCTGGTATATCAATTGATGATGTAACTATGGAGGAGCAGTATACATGGTTTGCTATGTCAATGCTACCATTTTTACCGAGGTATACAGGCGGTGAAGGTACTGGCTTAGAACTTTATAATCTCCTTAAGGAGTATTGGGGACTACCGGGTTCAGAGATGGCGTCGTTAAAGTCAGCTATGGAGACAATAGCTAGAGCAAGTCGTTCTGGTTTAGGTACTGGTAGCACTACTGGTGGAACAGGTACTGGAGGAACTGGTACTGGTGGAGGAGGTTGATGAGATTAGAGGATGCTGAAAGCAAGCAGTATGTATTTAGTTTTAGTGGTGCTGATTATATACCATTTGCTTTTGTGGGGGGGCGGCTTCGTGCGCTCCCCCTTGTTATGACGATAACGGCTTCTTTCGTTGCTGACCAAGCGCCGGCCTTAACCCTTGGTAGTAAGGTACCATTAACGATACGACCTGGTCATGTTACTGTCGCGGGCTCCATTATAGGAGCTGTCAGTGATGTACACCCTCTCTTTCCATTGACATCATTGTTTGTTAGGGATGTGCGCTTCGGTACTGATGTTGCGCTAAGGACATATGAATTACCCCTTTTTGATATTATTATTGTTGGTATTAATGAGGTAGGTAGGACAACTGTTGCGAAGGTTTATGGTGCGCGTATTCAGCAGGGAGGATATACATATTCAATCCAGGATCTTTACACAGAGACAACATTTCAATATAGGGCGTTGGATATGGATGAACCTCAGGTAGCACCTGTTATGGAAGGTGAGATGATGCATTATATCAATCCAGCCATATTTTTTGACCGGCTTAATAGGATTCCTATCTTAGCGAAGAATAAAGCGGAGGTTGGTGCTGTATTGGGTGTTATATTATCATTGCGTGCGAAACTTATTGACATCTATGACAAGATTGCTAATGCAAAGAGCATAGAAGAGCGTGAGCATTGGTTGCAGGAAGCTAAAAATGTGCAGGAAGAAATCCGCAGGTATGAGGATGCGCTTAATACGACATTGAGGTTATATTCGAGGACTGTTATATCAGGTAATCAATTTGCGGATGCTGTATTTGGGGATTTGGTTTGGCCGCGGGATTTGAAGTATGTTGAAGTGGAGAAATCTTATGTATATCCGCAGCGTTATTATGCATCTGTTGGGGATACACAGAAGATTGGTACCTATCAGTGGCGTTCTGAACATGAGACTGATATGTGGAATATATATACCTATTTCCAACAGATTTATATAATGTTACGAGATTCGTATCGAAAAGGAGATGTACCTATGCATGATTTATATAGGAGGTGCTTAGATTTCCGTGCGAAGTTAATAAGTGCTATGTCAACCTTTAAGGAGGATAAATATTTACATCCATATTATGGTGAAGCTTTATTGAAGCGTTATGATGAGTTAATTAAGCAGATAAGAGAGAGACTATGATAGTCCGCCGTTTTGTAAACACTAACATATATAAGAATCTACAGGAGAAGCAGGGCATAACAGACAATGATGGTACTGTTTCCTATAAGCCGGCTGAGGAAACGACTTTTGATATACCTTATTTAGAGGATTTTTATACCCCTGCGCTTATTACGCTTTACTTTGATGGCATAAGGATAGCTGAGGCTGTTTTTGTGGAATATGTTTATAATGATCAGAAGATACCTGTTTATGGTTATGGGGATCGTTATGTTCGTGCATTTGAGGAGGGGCATCATTTAATAAGCGGGCGCATGGGGTTTTTATTTAAGGAGACGGCTTATTTATCGAGTGTTATTGATTTGGTATCAGGAAGCCGGCTTATTACCACACCCGGAGGTGAAAGTGCTGTATATGCATTGCTGCAGAGAGTACTGAGCGATCCTGAGGTTAATGAAAAAGTTGAATATATGAGGCAGATTTTGACATCGGTATTTGGGTTGGAGCCCTTCAAGGTTGGGCAGCTTAATGCTAATCAGATGATTAATTTATTAAAGATTTATAAGTCTGTTATTTATATGACTGTGAATCCCCGCTATGGCGCCACAGGTCCTTTGGTGACAGAGGCAATGAACAGTAGCGAAGCGCTTAGTTCTCCCTCATCGCCACTGGTATGGAAGATCGGCTCGCCTCATGTTATATCGGCAATGTTAGATATGGAGGATGTCTTTGGTGAGGTGGCTATTGAAGGATTGTGGGAATCAGTGGAAGATGCATTATGGAGTAAGGAGGTGCCGGGCTTAGACATTGCACCCATCGTAGAGCATGATTTAGGTTATACAGGTTATGGGTATGTAATATCTGACAAAACATTTGATGTTTTTATAAGGTATGGTGCTGATGGATCAAGCATTACAGACCATACAGTTGAGGTTATCAATGATGTCCATCTTGTATCAAGTGGCAAGAGCATCAATGTTGGCTCGCCTGATCTTGTTGTTGAGGTTTTGGAGTTCATAGCGCGCACTAACAATCGGCGGCTTAATATCTACCAGCATAAACAGGTATCGGAGACGGATGAGCTTATTCCACCGCAAATGGATAGTGGTATGAGCGAGGGGAAGAAGTATTTTAGTTATAAGAAAGAAGAAATGGAGAATGCGAGGGTCGGGGATCAGGAAAAGGAGAAATATAGAAAGCTTTCAGAAGAGGAATTGAAAGAAATGCGGGCTACCTTGTGCGGTCGTTGTATTGATGAAAGATGTAGTATCAAGGTGGGTAGTTTTGGGTTTAACACGTTGAAAGATAGCTTGTTTGAACATACAGGTATAACATTAGATATTAGCTATCGAGGTGAGACTCATTTTGGTCCTTTGGTCATATATGAAAAACCGACATTTACTTTGAGTGTGGAGAAGACAGTTGATAATTTGTTGGCTAATATTGCAAAATTATCGCAGGCTGCTACAAGGGGATCATTGGGTGGATTTGTAGTAGAGAAAGGTTTGTTGGAAGTTGTGTGGGGGCAGCATCCTAAACTTGAGCAGCAGGGCCCTCATAAAGTAAGGACAGTTGGTTGTCCTTTTGCGTTTGCGGAGGCGGTTGTAGAAAATTTGAAGCCATCATTTTGTTTACGCTACTTGAATGCTCTTTTAAGGTATAGTGCCCCACCGAGTGCTATTATTGATGATTTGCGTGCTATTTTAGATTATGTTACTTCGCATTCAGGTATCGCAAGTTTGAAGTTTCCTATAGCTATTGCTATGGCTGGTCATGGTGATGAGTTTAATAAAAACATTTCGCAATATATGAAAGGGGTTCATGTGCCACAATTTGATGTATATGATGGATTAAAGATAAGTGTAAAAAAAGCACTACTACAAATAAATGAAGGGGAAAATACTCCTTATAAATTGGCTGTTTTGCCGTTGTACATAATTATGATTGATTTAGCTGACCGTGAATCGGTATTGAATTTTAAAAATAAGCTTGACACATGGACATTCCATCATTATTATTACTGATGTTAAATCTTAACAAAGGGGTGGTATATGGATCCCAAAGAGTATAAACAGCAGCATGGTGTTGATATTTTTGCGGTTGGTTGTAATGTTCTGAAAAATACTTATAAGGCATATTTTCCTATTATGTCTGTTGCTGATCTTACGACTGATGTTATGTATAATGACCCTGCGCGGGTTCATCTATTAAATGTTGTCCGTAACCTTGTTGAAAAGATAAGTTTAGGAACGATGACTGATGATGATTTGGTTGCTGTCATGGGTGGTTGCATTCATCTCGAAAAGAATATGCAACCTATTGATCCGATGTCTGTAGAGAATGCTATAGCTAAGCTCTTAGCTGAACGGTGGATTACTGCGATGGGCTTCTTTGATACACCGCGGGTTTATGTTGCTGAGGTGGATGGGCAAACATGCGATGTTGTTGAAACTGTTTATGCAGGTAAGGTTTACAAAATTTATCTAAAGCCTATATCAGGTGACAATGATCCTCGTATTGAGCATGTGTTGAAGGTCTTGGGTAGAGAGTATACGATTGATCAGACATATGATGTATTTAGAAGCTCGGTTGTGAAGGTTGAAGCCGCGCCCTTTGGGCAGCTATCGTTTGAGGATGTTGAACTTAATGATAAAGTGCTGTTTGCAAGTGCTGTTATGGCGTGGATTGAGAATACAGGTAGCATTGAATATGATTACGAAATTATATAATGAATCTTATACGTATTAAGTATGAGGATACCACCTATGAATTTAATTATCCCACCCTATTTGATTACTACTTGTTTATTGATGGTCAAAAAGTTCGGGTATTTGATCGCCTCGCATTAAAGGATTATAGTATTCCATCAATTAAGAAGGTGCGCATTATAACCATCCTCTTTCGTCACTTCCCCGCCTTTGCTACAGAGGATGAGGTATTTTCCAATATACCGGATGCTGGTGGTTTAATTTATTTAATACGGGTGTTTGGATATAAACCTCACGAATTATTGCAGTTAAATCCTTATGAGCTTGATTTTGCGGTAAGGTTGGCGGAATATATAAACAATCCAAAACTAGAGAATGACAGTAGTCCGCAGGAATAAGCCCTTTCTTTTCCAGAGTGATTTAGCACGCATACGCACAGATGAGACATTGCGCAGCCGTTATGGGTGGGGTCGTACACTTTTGCGTTTTGGAGTGGCGATGGCTTCCTTTGCTGTTTTGTCTTATGGTGCGCGTTCCTTATCGCGTGCATGGCGTGCATTGGCCACATCTGGAGCATTATCACGGAAGTTTGTTGAAGGCGTTAAGGTAGTAAAGAAGTTAGGGCTTGAGCAGGGTAACTTACTTGATGTAATATTATCAGTATCTAGGCGTGCGCGTCGAGTTGCTTATAAATATGTTAAGTGGTCGCAAGATTATAGGGATGCGTCGCGGCTTCTGCATTTTGGTAAGGCATTAAGGAAAATATGGAGCGGTGGTAAAGCATCATTAAAGGGTTTTAGGAAGGCGCGTGAGGCTTATCGACGGGTTGGATTACGAGGTGCATTGTTTGGTGCCTTTTTGCGTGGTGCAGAAAGAGGTGTTGGATTTGCGATTTTATCTTCGGCTGCTGATGCATTAACACATTCATTTATAACACCTGCGGATAGAGAGAAGACAAGAAAGTATGGTCCTGTTGCTCGTGTGAAGCGTTTTTTCACTGATGCTGTCCTATTTAGTGGATTACAAGGACTTTGGGGTGTATCAAAAGTTGCCTTTCCTACCTATATACATAGGTATAGCCCACAAATACAGCGTTTTCTTACCCGCATTGGAGCGCCTACTTATGTGGCTAAGTTTTATGGATGGAGGCGTCGCTTCTATGATTATCTAATTCGTGCTATAGAATATAAGCAGAAGTTTACTCAGAAATTGCAAGGTGCTAATATATGGCAGCACATAAAGCAGCAGATGAAGGAGCATCCCGGGTTAGGTGCTATTGCAACCTATTTGCGGGAGCAGATAAGGGAAGCTCATCTACATGCTAAGAAATCGTTTAGGAGGCCGGGTGGATTTCCACCAAGGAGTGGTTATGATACAGTTATAACAATGATGAATTATGCGAAAGAGGTTAATGTTAAGGATCCTAAGTTTGCAGCGGAGATTGCAGCTCAAGCTGTTGGACGTTATAAAGGTGTGAGTAAGTGGCGGCGGCTTCTTAATATCGAACGTGAAAGGTTGACCAAGAAGCAGGCTGTTGCTTTCAGGGAGATGCTTGAGAAAATGGGGTTTAGCAAGTCATGGATCGAGACATTAAAGGGGGAGGAACGCAAGTTTTATGAGAATCTGTATTACCGTGTGATGAGGGGACCATTGTTCCATGGTCCCGGATGGTTTGAAGTAGCCGGGCAAAAGTTTTCACAGTATGAGACGCGTTATTTTGTAAAAAGAATTCTCCAGAATCTATATGCTGGTCGATGGAGGGGGGTTACACGCATTTTGGCTTCTGCGGCGGGCTTAGACCTCTATGCCAACCGCAGACCTGTATTTATCTTCCATCCTACCATGGATATTCCGATGAGCGTTCCTATACCGACTGATGAGGGTGTTCGTATGCTACGCTTGGTAACCGAACGTGGTAATGATCGGGTTCGTCATGGGATTGTATTCTTACAGAATAAATTGTACAGATTATCGCCAACGGAGGAGGGTGGTGAATACTTTGTGGATAGGGTTATAGAGAATGTTAAATTATATGAGAGCCCGGCTTATAACATATTAAAGAGGGAGTTAACGCAGTATTATATCAAGCAGAGGCGGCGCACGGATGAGATAGGTTTGCGTCCACCAGGTGAATATGTTAGGGATATAATCAGGAAATTATCGCGGGGTGTTGATAAGGCTAGCTTAGAGGAATTGGTTAATGTATATAAGTCAACCCGTTCGACGGCCCATATTATCTTTGGTAAATTGTTATCAAAGAAGGAGGTCCGTGAGGTTGCATCGCAGATCTTGGAGCAATTAGGCGCGAGTAGAGCGCAAAGGATCTTGCAGATGGATGAGGCATCATTAATCAGGGAACTTGAGAAGGTTATAGAAAAGCCTGCACAAGTAACAGAGCGGCTTCGTAACAAGTTTATCTATCTTATAAACGCATCACGGAGTAGGATGAGGACTATGAAGGATCTTTTGAATCAGGAGTTTATAGGTTCTGGATATGCAGAAGCACGGGCTAGGCATGTTATTGAGTCGTTCTTAATTGAGCAGCATTTGACACCAGAAATAAGGGCGAAATTCTTTAGCAGGCTTGCTGAGGAGCAGTTGATCGGGAAGTGGATAAGGAAGCCGGCTTATACACATTTCTTCAAAGCATTAGCAGAGCTAGCACCTGTTGAGATGGATGCAGAAGCTCTAAGGTCTACTATAAAGGGCGCGCTTAATGATATTGTAGTCGGTTGGAAAAAATTACCTACAGTTGATCCATTTAGGCCGATATCTGCCTTATTCCAGTATGGTGGATTGGGTATCCACAGGTTATTTGAACCTACCATAGAAGGTATACGGGTAATGGGTACTACAGTACCATTTACTGTTGTTAGAGAAGGTATGAGTCCATTTAAACGGTATACGGTAACAAGTTTATTGTTTTCCCATCACTTACGGCGCATATGGGGATTTATGGATTATGTAAGCAAAGCTCCTCGCAAGTTTCCTATTATCAGGCATTTATTAAGGCGATTAGACCCTAGATTGGCTGATACGGCGCATATCTTTCCATTTGAGACTAATACTACTGGTTGGACGGCTTCAGATATGATAAAGAATTTATGGAAGCCGGCGGCTACATTATTGGCATTAGGTGTAGGATATAAGGCTGTTGATACATTCTTTGATGAAAGTGGTTTATTTGAAGGGACTGCATTAGGAGAGGGGTTGACACCTGCTATACTGGATGCATATGCATTAGGTCGTCTTTCTTTGGCAAGAGTATTGGATATTGCAGGTGTAACTGATGCAGCGCGGTATTTAGAGGGATTAATGCCGGGGTCTATGACATGGTTACCAGGTGCACTATATGGCGTATGGAAGTTTGCACCTGCGGGGCCGGCGGCTTCCGCTATGGGTGCATTAATAATGGGTGCTGTTAATAAAATGTTAGCGCCATTTTTGCCTGATTTAACAAAGAGTTACGATCAGCTGAAGAGGATATATAGAGGTGAGGAGTATGTGCCTGTAAGGAGAGCAAGGTATTGGCCTTTATCTTTAACCCCTTGGGAGGGTTATGATATTGAATATTGGCGGCCTTCTCTATGGTTCATTGTAAGACAGCAGGCAAAATATACTCCTGATATAAGTGGTAGCAAGATACAATCCTTATTACAGGGTGATTGGTTATTTGGATTTAATCCATTGCGTGCATTTGATCCATATGCTAAAGAGAGGCAACATTATTTCTCTAGGCCGGCGCCTCTCACACAGTTGCCATTTTGGGATGTGCCAGTTATAGGGCCGTTTTTAGCTTTAACTGTTGGGCAGGTATTGAAACCACAGCAGATGATGCATACAGCCTTTTTGAAGGAGATGTATCCCGGTGAGTATGGTGTGCCGAAGGGTGAAGTTGTCACACCGGAGGATTTATCTAATCCTGATCAATATGTATCAGCTATGCAATCCAATCAAGCTGTTGCAATGTTAATGAATAGATATGCGGGGCGGGCTTACAGGCATGTCACAGGAGATATGCTTAATAGAGGTATAACAGAAACTCTGTATAGATCGATGGAGATGGCGGGCTTAAGAGGTTACCTAACATCGTTATTATTAGGAACACAGACACCGCTTAATTTCAGTAGGTACCTAGAAATGTATGGTGAGAACGAAGGGTTTTTATCTGAATACTGGAACATGGAACTTAATGATGTAGCTGGTGGGTTATCTGAGATGATAAGAAGATTCCGGCCTGACAAGCGGATAAATACAGTTAACCCTATCCCCAACCTTATGGCACAATTTTTACCCGAAGGAGAGTATGGTGGTAGCGATTTTCTACATGGTGATCCTTATACTAAAATTCCTATGGGTTTCATAAGATTGCCGGGGACTGGATATGAGGCAACACATAATGTAATGCATACATTTCCTGCATCGTTAAGAATGTTGGGTAAGACAGTAACAGAGATAAGGGACATTATGGCCGGGTGGGAGGATATTATTGAGGAGAGAACGGAGCGGGAGCTAAATAGATTTTATGATGCTAAGAAGATTGTGCAGGGATTGCTTGAGATATCAGGACAGAATGTTGAGATGGATGTGCAGATTTACGATCCATATAACAACATTGTTGGTACCGTTGATGCAGTTGTGAGGAGAGGGCGATTTAGGCAACCTATTATTATACGTCCTGTTAGTGAGGAGGAATTTAGGGAGCTTGTTGCCCCGAAGGAGGAGCATGCGAGTCAGGTAAATTTTGCTATGAAGTTTTTTGGTGCGAAGACGGGTAAGTTGATTTATGTGAATGTAAGATCGCCTGAACAGATTAAGACATATACCATCTTTTTTGATCCATCAAGGTTAAGAGAGGATATAAGTGCATTAAAGAGGGCGAGGGAACAGGCTGGTGAGTTGTTAAGGGCAGGAGCTGTTTTTGATTATGGTCGTAGTTATAGCTGGTTTGATAGATATAGAATTTTAGCTGATGTTGCTCCTTTATCTGATCAATATAAGCAGGCGCGTGCTATTATATTGAAGCAATTGCAACAGGGATTTTTGCCACCTGAGTTATGGGATGAGGTGCATGAGATTGAGCGAAGGCGGCGGCTTCAGCTTTTAAAATATCCTATGTATGTGCGTCGTTTTACTGGTGAAAATGTTGTTGAAACGGTGCAGAAGCTTTTGCATCCGCCCAGGCTTTCCGGCAGGGAGTTATCGCTATCTTTGAATCCATATTTAAGGTCGCCTGATGAATACAGTTTACCAGAAAGGATCGTAGGTAGTATCTGGGAGACATTTACACATTTACCAACACCTTATAATAGGAAATTCTTTTTCCAGTACTCACCGTCAGAGATTTATAAGTATTTCCATTTATATGATCGGGAGTATAAAGCATGGACGCGGCCTATTGAGGATTGGGTTAAGCCGCAGGTTAGGACGATGCTTGCTTCACAAGGCGTAATGGAGGGCGTGGCTTCATGGGCTACAGCAGGTTATGCTGTTGGTAGGTTATACGGCGGGCTTATAGGTGCAGTGGCTGGATCCATATATGGGTTGATACCTAAGCCGCCGATGATACCGGAGGATGTGGAGAAGGCGCGCGAGGCTTATTCGTATTATGATAAATTGAAATATGCACGTAACATGCAGTTTTATGTTATGACAGGTAATAGAATATATGAGGAGCGTGCTGAGCGGACCTTATTGGGTGCGAAGAACTTACGTGATTATGTAAGAGCATTACCACGTTTTGAGCGCCCATTTACTGTAGCGTTTATGAACATAACTGATGAGAGTGAAAGAGAAAGGATAAGGCAGATTATATCACCTGAGGCGCGTCGTGCCTTGGATGCAGCATGGGCGAGACGTGAATTGCGGTATAGTGTTGAAGAAGGTGGTTATGAAGAGGTACCGAGAACACCAGCTAATTGGGCTGGTTGGATTTTTGCGATACCTGATGAGGATATTTATGTGAAGGAGCTTGAGCAGCGGGGTGTTGATCCTCTAGATTTTGGTTATGGTTATCATGGTCAGGCAGCTGCTGTACGCCGTCTATCTGAAGATTTTGCTATACCTGATCAGACGGTAGATGTAGTCAATATTATGGATGTACAGGAAACAATAGTCAGGTCATTGCAGGCGCAGGGTATTAGTGCTTCTGTATCCATCATGGGATTTGATAATAGTAGAAGAGTTGATGTCGTTATTTATAAATAATGGCAGTTATAAGGAAAAAACATACATATTTGCGTACTTTTACACGCAGGAAGGAACGGGAGAAGGGCAACCGTTTTGCGAAGTTTGGACTGGGGGTTGCTGCTCTTGTGCCTATTGTTTATTTGGTCAGGGGGCGCGGCTTCGAAAGGCTACATGATTTTCTTAAGACCTTTGCTGAGGCTTCATATAAGAAAGAGGCGCGGGCTTCAGAAGCATCTCTATGGGCGTATGGGCCTCTTGATAGGATAAAAAAGGCATTCATGGATAATCCATTTTTGTCAGTACTGGGTAATGTTACCAAAAAAGAGGCACAGGGGAGATCTGTAAGGGAGGTATTGAATAAGTTAAAAGATATTGTTGAGCTTCTGCGTGAATATTATTCAGTAGCTGAAATAAGAAAATTATTTAATGAGGATATTATTCCTTATGCTGATAAAGCGTCTAAGCTTATTGTTGAGGAGGAGAAGCAATTAGTATATAAGTATCAGTTAATGTTTGAGCGGGCGCTTAAGATTCTCACGAGGAAGATTAATGAAAAAGGGTGGCTTCCGCGAGACCCATTTCATTTTCGTCTCCTAAGTAAGTATTTACCACATAGCTACAAATTTGGATTGTTTTATGGTACGATGCCGAGTTTTTCGGCGCCTCTATTTGAGATTTCTACAGCTAGTGGGCAGTTTGCACAGATTTTCCAAAGGGAGGTAAAGAATCTATCAGAAAGTGAGGTTTTACTTGGTCAACATGTTGAGCAGGTTATAAAAGATTATGTAAAAAAGCATGTGGTTGTGAATCCTGAGTGGGAGCTTGCTGCTAGTGAGGTGTTTAAGCATCTATCAGCTGAGGAGCATTTACAGGTCCGAAATCTTGTTACAAGAATTACAGAGCAGGTAGCTAAGTGGTTGCATCGTCATGCCGGTATTGATGCAACAGATTTGCCTGATGTGCATGTTGTTATAAAGGCGCAGCGTTATTATGATGTTCCTATGCTAGTTGCTCAGCTGTCGGTTGTTGATCTGCGTGGGGTCAAAAGGAGTATAGAGATCAAGCTTGGTGTTCCCCAGAAAAGTGGATTGATGGCAGCTATAGGAAATTATCCAACAGCAAATGTCAGATTTGCTCAAGGTAACAGGGTAAGGTCGATCTTTTCCTTGAAGCTGGAGCGCTTAGGCGAGATGTTTGAGCATGCCTTGAACGATTTATACGAAGGGAAGTCAGAGGATTATGTTACCAGACGCATTCATAGAATCATTGGACGATATGATTTATATGGAACTGGGCGTAATGATAAAGCATTCCAGTTGGTGCATTCCATTGTTGATAAGGACTTTAAGGATTATGCGGCTTATAATGCTAAAAAGAGATTTTTGAAGCGCGCCGCTGAGTTGGTGCTTGGTGTGAGAAAAGGTAAGTATCGGGTGTTTATGGATGCTGAGTGGGTTATGGCTGGTATATCGAGTACTGGGACTCAATATGCAGTGACTGAATCCCGCCGGCGCTTGATATGGAGTTTTGCCATACAAGTTTTTGATGATCTTGGTAATGAGGTTGATAAGTTGGTTGTATTTATAGATCCGAAGACGATAAGCGATGAGTTCTTCATGTCGCAGGTGCGTCGTTTTGGATTATCAAAGGCAGCTGCTGAGGAGGCATTAAAAGCGGTTAGAGGTCGTGTTGCGATGCCTGCTGGATATGTCAGAGTTGATAGTGAGATGGAGGCCAGCCGGCTTATATGCAAGAAAATAAAAGACATAATTAATAAATATGGTAAGGATGATCTACTTGTTATGGGTAAGAACTTCTGGAGCTCAGAGGTTGCATTGTTGGAGCGGGCCTTTAAAGCTGACAGTAATATATTAAATTATATCAAAAGAAAGTTAGTTGATATAGAGGATATATATAGGTTGGTATATGGTGCTAAGGCTATTAACAGGTCATTAAGTGTTGAGGCTATTCTCGATTATGTAAAGGTATCGGATGAAGGATCGAAGCTATTGGGCCGGCTTCTTAATTATGAACCGAGGGTTGAGGTCCAAGCGTTTGCTAATTTAGTTAGGTCGCTACATTTTGGTGAGCAAGATAACAGGATTGCATACATCCTATCAAAAATTGCGGAGAGCATGGTTAATAATGATCCTGAGTTGCGTGAGAGAGTACTAAGGATTTATGATATTGTAGCGAAGTCACAGGGAGCTGTTTTATCATTTACAACGCAGCAGGAGTTCATGCAGCGGGCTTATAATTATGTAAAGGAGCAATTGAAATCTGTTGGTGTTGGTTCGCCTAATGCTGCGCGTAAGTGGCGTTTTGAATATCCGTTTAATCCAGCTGATTGGGTTCCGCTATTTGTTCCCACCTTGGAGAAACAGAGGTATCAGTTAGGCCGCGGCTTACCTTTATCGGAGGCATCGAAAAGATTGCTTGAAACTCTTAAGAAGGAATATGCTAGGCGCGTATTAGGGTTGGGTGAGGCTGATATCAATTATCTAGGACCGGCGCTTATTTCTATGCCATTTAAGAGATTCCTAGAACAGCAGATGTTATATAATGTCCGTAGTGTATTTACGATACCTGTCTTCTCAACATTTTTCCCATTTGCTGGCGAAGGACATATGTTTATACACAGGAGACTTACTGAGCTATCGACAGTAGTGCAGGAGGTGATTAGTCAGAAAATTCCGATAAGTAGGTTGGAGAATATGGATGCTCGTATGCAGTTGTGGGCGAAGCTTTTTGAATCTGCCATGGAGGCTGTTAAGACATCTCCGAAGCTGGGTGAGTTAATTAAGAGCAAATTTAATAATGATATTGTTAAGTTTTTGAGAGCTGTAGATTTGTCGATTGTTATTGGTAGATATCGTGGATGGATAAAGGATTCTGAGCGGTTGGCTAATGTTTTAGCGCAGTTGTTTCCGGGGTTTCCTATCAAGCGTTTTGTTGGTCATGCTATTGGTAGGAATCTAAGAGGTCTTACTATAAAACAGTATATGGCATTGCGCCGCGGTGTGCGTGCACCAAAAATAAATTTGGGGGATATATGGAAGGAGATATTTAGCGACAAAGCAGCTGCTCATCCGTTATACGACATGTTGAGTAATGATAATATGTTGAAACTTGGATTGATGGATGAGTCTGCTCAGGCAGGTTATGCACAATGTGCATTAATAAGGGAGATCTTTAATAGATTGGTAGAATCGGGGCTTCATCTTACCAACCCAGAGCAGTACATCAAGTATGGTACTTTCGTAATGACGGACCGGCTTCAGCTTGGTGATAAGGTTGTAAAAATTGGTTATAATGGTAAATTGGTTTTTAATAAGGTAATTACATCTTATGATCTTACAGGTATACCTTCATTAGATTTTTCACTTACCTATGAGATAGTTTTGCCAACCCCCTTAAAGTGGGTTACATATTATCAAAAAGGTATGGGGACAGCACAGCGCTGGTCCTTAAGTCAATTTCCGTATTATCTTATAGAGCCGGCACGTTTTATGGAGCGTGGTGAATTGGGCATCTTTATAGAGACAGAGATGACCCGGCTAAAGGAGGCATTAATTAAAAAATATGGTGTGCGGGAAGCCGCCAATGTTATGTCAAAGATGACAAAGGACCTCAATGATTATATGAATAGAGTGGTTAATTACGCTATTAAGGAGCACGGGCTTCCCATCAAACTTACCAGTCCGTTGTTTATATTCAATCCCAAAATGATGGCAATAGAGGGCAATTATGATTTGTTTAACACATTGACAACAGAACAAAAGGGATTATTGTGGACAGTATTTTTGGAGGGTTTACCTGAGAAGGTGGGAAAGATTGGTGGATATCCAAGCTTGTTTGATTATCTTGAGGCTAAATTCAAGGAGCATGGTATTGTTGTAACTCCCCAAGAAAGGAGGATATTCAGAAGATATGTACAGAAACAATATGCGTTGTATAAGAACAAAAAGATAAGCGAAAAGGAATTTTTTGAAACAGTCTTGCTGAAGGACATAGCTGATGAGAGGATACGAAACTGGTTTAGCAGATTATATTATGGAGATGATAGGGAGCAGCTGGCGCGCTTATTCGATATATATCAGATAAAATTAGGTAAAAGGGTTGTTGAACTTATTGGTTTGGGCCGTCATAGCCCCTTTGGGTTGGGTGATACGGCTCTAACTAGTACCTACAAAAGTTTTGTTCGTATACCAATGCAGATGTATTGGGATATCCATCGCTGGCCTCATTTGGAGGGTATGGCTCAATTTATTGATGCCTTCCAAGCTCAGAATCTACCTATTTATGAGACACTTCTTAAGATGGCTGATATGCTAAAAATGAGTCAGTCATCTATTGATGAGTTGGTGAAGGCAGGGGGTATCTATGCTGTACCGGTGCGGCGCTTCTTTGACTTTGTGCGCAAACATATGAATCTTCTTAGGTCAATAAGGGAGGATATATATGTACCAGAAAAGATATTAGAGGAGGCTCATGGTGATATGGTTCGTGCTGTCCAAATGATGCTTGATCTGGGTGTATCGTTAACGGATTTTAAGGAGAATGCTATAAAGTTTGAAGGCGCGCAGGTCCGTGCGCAGGTTGCCAAGGAGGTGCAGGATTTCCTCAGACAGATATTTGAGGAGGCGCAAGGGAAGCGCGTTGTTATCGATGTAGGCAGGGCAATGTCTGTTTCCTATAAGAACCTTGAGTCGATGATTGGTCAGAATGATGCTATTATTAGGGATCTTATAAAATATTTAGAGAGAATGGGTTACAACAAGCTGAAGTATATACCATTGGGGACAAGGGAATTTTGGGATCTGTCATTTCACCAGATTGGTAGAGACCAAGTTATTGTTGAGCCTCAGGTTAAGAAGTTGCTGCAATTAATGGCATCGATTGCATCAATTAAGGGTAAGGTGCAAGCAACTGGTGTGCCATCGGCGCAGGTTAAATTTGAAGAGAGAAATGTATTTTATAAGCAGTTTGTTAATTATCTTGGTTCTATAGCTAGTAGCTTTATAGGCCGGCAATCCTTATGGGCACGCACTGCTGTAACACATCTTCCTGGTGTTGAGGGTGTTGGACTTCCGTCCTTCTTGCTTTTTAATAAGTCGCGGCTTCTTGACACAGTTGTATGGGAGCCATTTACGACCTATGTTGATGCTTCTGTTATTGAGAATCTCAGAGGTATGTTGGAAGCCGCCGGCTTCTCCAAAGAATTTATCGATGCTTTTTACAAGGGTAGTCCTAATGTAGCATTTTTAGGTATGCCCGGACGTATGCCATTCCACCCCGGTATGGGATTGATAGGATTTATAAAGAGTTTAACCAAGCAGCAGAAGAAACATGTTTCATCTGTAAGCGATGCTGTTAAAATATATATGGATCCTTTATTGATAACGAAGGTTCTATTGGGTGACTGGGATACAGATAGATTGATGGCGTTACTAACAATGACATCTCCGAAGGGTGCTGAGGATATAACAAGGATATGGAAGTGGGTCTATGGTTTATCAGATCAGGATGTTGCATTTCTTATGTCGTATGGTAAGTTTAGAGCTGGTGACAGGAAGGCTATAGGTGAATTGCAGACATTTTTTACGTCTGTTTTTGAGAAGATGACAAAAGAGCAGAAGGAGGCATATATACAGAGCAAAGAGTTTGAGGATATGCTCCACAAAAGATTATCAGCCATTGTTGCAAGAATGAAGGAAGGATATTTGAGCTGGTTTGGTAAGTCTGAGGCAGAAGAGTTAAGCGAGCGGGTCGAGTTTTTAGTGACAGGTGATGTGACGAAGATACCGACAACGGAGGGTAAGGTTATTTATTTACCGACTATATTAGCGCAGATGCGTGGTTATACGATGAAGATTGAAAAAATGTGGCCGTTTATACAGGAGGCTAAAGAGATTGCGAGGAAGGAAGGAATTCCATTCAAGGAGGCGTTAGCTAAGCATATGGCTGACGTTTTTGCTAATAGGGAGCTTAGGAATGTACTGGGTACATCGATGGCTGGTAAAGCTGATGTGATAAGAACAGGGTATGCATTAGCATTGCAGCATATATATAAATTAAGAGCTGAAGGGCTTTCATATCAGGATATAAGTAAGATCATGGGATTAAGCATTCCAGAAGCATTTGGTCAAGTATTTGATAAATGGATGGCGGCGGGTTCTGAAAGACAGAAGATGATTCTCACATTTGAAAGGGAAATACTCGATAAGGTATTAAAGATGAAGCGTGGTGGTTCTCCAGAGGCGATGGCTGAAGCAATAAATAATCTTGCTAATGAGTTGCTGGAGTATAGTAAGGTTTCATCATCTGTTGCGAAGAAAGGACATGAGTTAATAGATAAATTTGTTGCAGAAATTGATTGGGAGAAGATGGGATTGAAGCCGCGTGATGCTTTATACATGATGGGGTGGTTATTAAGAAACACGCAATGGACTATCCGTAATTCCAGTTATCTTGTTACGAGACAATCGATAAATAGAGGTCTTATTGAAGCATATGCGATGTTTGCATCCCGTTTGCTGAGTCAACCGACGGGTCCTACGGTAAGCCCGACATTGTTAGATGCATTGTCGGGTGAGGTATTAAGGGGCATGGCAAAGGAGCCGAAGCCATTGAATGAATTACTTGGCGAGCAAACAGCAAATATGAGGTTTAGGGAGGCATTGGCGGGCTTCCTTACAAAAACATTTGAGAATTTATCTAAATCAAGAAAACATAGATTGCTATTAGCAGGTGCATTGGCTGGGATAGCGGGATATATATTAAGCGGGCCGAAATTAAGAGGAGATATATTTTCATTTGGTATCGATATAGGCACAGTGCATGGATTGGAGCCGAGCTTCTTTGATGGTAGATGGACATACCCTGAGTTGCCCCGAGGGGAGGATATAAGGGGTTTGGAGAATCCATATCATAAAAGGAAAATTTATATTCTACGTAATATAAGGCGCAGGAACCCTGCATTATTTAATGAGTTAAGGAGGCGCGGTATAATTCAAGAGTGGGAAATGTCGGCGCCTTATGATTACCCACGCAGAGAAAGGAAGGTGATCTATGTATGAAAATTATAGTTAGAGTATCACCAAATGCAGATATTGTTCGTGTTGAAGCGGCAATACGTAATGCTTTGATGGCGTATGATTTAGATGTACGGTCGATACAAGTGGTAACAACAGCTTTCGGACAGGAGGAGTATGCCAGAGGACCCGAAAAAACCGAGGCTTGATTACAGGACAGCTATTATAGGTACTGTTCCTGTGATTGTTACAGATTTTAGAGTTGTTGAGAATTTTTCCTACCAGCAGATACAGACGCTACGTATGGATAATAATGTTATTTACCAGATACCCGGAAGGAATTTGTATGTTATTATTGGATTAGAATTTCCTGATGGTTATTCCATTAATACAGGACTGCGTGAGCTCCATGCCATGATGTTTCTTGCTTCCATTGTACCTATTTATAGTCCGTGGCTTAATGACATGGTTATTGCATCGTTTGATCAATATAGAGGGCTTGCTGAATTAATGGGTGTTAATACAGATGTAAACATTTATGCATTGCGTCGTTTAACGATGAGATCTGTTGAGTCGCCTTATGCTATTGGTGTTGAGATGGAGATTGCTCCCATGGATTTAGATGCGGCGCGGCTTAAACCCCAATTCCTTGTGGATGAAGAGGCAGCGCGGGCTAAATCTGAATTTATAGCGAGGTTGTTTGAGTTATATGAAACGATGAAGAGAAGTGAGGACCCGCTGGCTTATTTGGATGGCTTTACATCTATCTACAATGATTACAAGAGGGCTGTTGCTAATAAGGTTGTCGACTTCCTATGGCAGTCAGAATTATTTAAAAGGTGGATAAGCATAATATATCCTGAGGGTGATAAGTCACTTTTACCAGTTCAAGGGGTGCGGCTTAAACGGCAGCTTGGTATATGGAGACAAACGCCATTTGCTAATATTGTTATTCATTATCTTCATATGGCTGATGATATCGTATCGTTGCGAGATGAAATCCATAAGTATGTTTCAGATGTGGCTAGTAGTACAGCGAAAATGATCCGTGATTATGTAGCTGATTACGAACAAATTCAGCAGGTTGGCGCGCCTCGACGATTTTTTCAAGTATTACAGACATTATATAATAGCATTAAAGGTGGCATACGCACCCGTGTTGATAGTTCATTAATGGGTACTATAGCATTTGGCAATCAGATAAGAGAGATGTTACTTGAGGTTGCATTACGTATGGATAATGGGCAGAGAGGTAAGTTTACTAACTATGTGCAAAGGATTCTATCTCTGACGGCGGGGCCTAATCTAGTAGTCCCTGAGATGATGATGGAAGGTGAATCAGCTATTGTTACAATGTCTGATTTTCTTACTAGATTTTTTGCGGAATTAGGTAAGAAGTTGGATACGGATTCATACAAAATTTTTGTTGATTTATTTGCTGATGTTATGTCTGAACGTATTGCGTATTGGGAGTTGTTTTCAAAGGTGATGAAATATGAGACATTTGATTTTGGTAAGTATCGTGCTACTCCAACCAGATGGGAATACACTGTGACTAATAAATTTGTACCTCTGAGGATTGGTGATGCAGTAGCTCCCTTGTTGCAACATCTTGGTACTGACAGTCCTATATTTAGGGTGCAGTATGCATGTGGTGATGGTCTGGCCATAAGGCAGCTAAAACAGTTAAGAGATGATGTTGATAAGGCTGTGCAACAGATAAATGAAATAGGGTCATATTTCCCTTGGATTACGAGATATATAGAGCCTATAATATTATCCTCAACGGACGGCTTAATTGAATTTCTGGGCATGCAGCATGCGGTTTTAGATTCAGTAAGTATTAATCCGATGGAAGAAGCCGCGATGGTTGCTGAGGCTACATGTACATTTGTTGCCTCTGATATAACGATTTTTGATTACGAGCAGTTTGAGTTTGCCGATACTGTTGGTGCCAATAATTTATCATGTCTATTATTATTCTATGCATTGCGTAAATGGTACCAGGAAATTTTTGGCAAAGACCTTCCTCCGAGTGGTACTGTTGCAGAGACGGTGCAGCCATTAAAGGAAGGTGAAGATATTTCGAAGCTAAGGATTCCGTTTAAATTGTTTGATGTTATGGATTCACAGAATGTAACGAAGCGTGCATTTCAGTATGCGATGACATTATCCAAAGCTGAGAATCAGAATTATTATAACTTCACTATCTATAATTCAGATAAAAAGGCTGTATATGCATTAAATGAGGGTGTGGTTACTAACGTAACTAATAATCTGGTTGATGGTTATATAGTTCGTGTGAAAAACGGTGATTTTGTAACGGAGTATAGGAATCTGGGGAAATTGGCAGAGGATATTAAGCCGGGCGAAAAGGTGTTGGGTGGACAATATTTAGGGGAGGCGCGCTTCTTTGCTAGTGGAACATATCCAACCGAAGTACAGGAAAAAGAAGTTAAAATGCTACCTAACCTATTAGGATTAGGGGTGCCTGAGGTTGTTCAAGAATACAAGAAGAAAGTAAAAACATCTGGTCCTGCGCCTTATGGGGTGTTTATATTATTTATGTATAAAAATATTCCATTGGACCTAGAAATTTATAAAGGTAAGGAGGTTTTTGAAAAAGCAGCTAATATATCTGCGCCCACAGATATATATGCATATTTTTGGACCCATACTAAGGATGATAAAATAACATGGGCTGGGCATACCTATGATGTGAAAAATAATCCTTATGTCCAAGGATATGTAAATAGTGTCTTAGGTGGGATACCTATTTTAGAATCAATTTCGAATCGTGTTTTTGATGAGAAGACATTTTTTGATGTCCTTATTCGATTACTGATGGAGAAATGTATGACATGTGTATCGTCATTTGATATTGCTGGCTTGGAGCAGAAACTTGCAAATGAATTGGGTATGGAGCCGGCTTCTGCAACTGATAAAGCTGTTCCAACACAGGAGGAATATGTGCCCGTTCTTGGCCGTCCATACTTTACCCACCCATCATTGGAAGAGATGAAACTACCAGAGCCACAATTACCTCCTAAGGTAACTCCGGCACCAGAGGAAGGAAAAATGGAAGTACCTGAGGAGAAAGTAGAGAAACCGCAGCTTTCTGCACCAAAAGAATTACCTGAGGAGGCCCCGCCAGTAGAGGTGCCGCCTAGTGAACCACCAATGATAGAAGAAGGTGAAAAAGAGGAGGGTGATCTTTTAAATAGACTCATAGCACGTTACATGGCGCTTGTATCGCAAGATATGAAATATTTACAGCAGTTACCACCTACCCCTATAGTTGATATGGAAGCGGTGCCTACTGATGATGAACTTATACATAGGAGAAATAGTGGTTTATGGGAGCATTTAAAGCAGCATTACACAGAGTTTGTAAAATTGGAAGCTGTATTGTCACAGAAATTTGGTGATGAATTCTTTAAGGATTTTGATGAACGGGTAAAAGCTGAGCGTGAGGAATTACGGAAACTAGAAGGTGGTGGATTATACCGTTGGGTTGTTGCAGATCGTTACCGTGAAATAATTAATGATGAATATGTGACATATGGTATACCGTGGCAAAGTTTGAAGGATCAGGCACCCTTTGATGAATTGTTGCCATTGATAAAACAGAGACATGCTGTTGTTGTCAGTCTTATGAGGAATTTATTTGAACTGGGGAAAAATTCTTCTGAACGTGATTTCTGGGCCGTGGCTTCTTCAAGATTTGAAAATAGGCTGTCCTTCTTTAACAATGGTCTTGATCAGATTGCTGCTGAATACGGTGATAATTCAATGGAGATAATTGAATTTTATGATAATGCTTTGGTGAAGGAGCAGGATTATTTATCAGCTCTCGAAGAGGCTTATGAGAGTCAGTTGGTTAGAGAGGAAAAGAAAGAATCTATAGAGAAAAAGGATATGCCATCCAGTACTATACCACCAGCTGGTACTCCAAATCGTCTGCCTGAGTTAGAAGCAAAATATAAGGAGATCATAGGATATGAACGAGATCTATTGGAAGCGGCACAGGATTTAAAAGATCCTTATTGGAAGAATGCATTGGAGGAGTTTAACAAGCGTGTGGCTAATTATGAGAGGGATATTGAGGAGGCCGCGGGCCCAGATTTAGAAAAAATTTATGAGAATGCTATAGCTTATGAGACAATGATGCTTGATAATTATAAGACCAAATATCAGAAGCAGAGGGCTATTGGAGATTATACGAAGCCGCCAATGCCCCAGCATGTGGCGCCGGTGACGGTTCCGAGGGCTAAACCAGTAAAACCACCTACGGAAATTGTTATTCCACCAGATGAGGTAGAGATGTGGCGTGAACTGTTAGATTTTATGGCTGATAGCTATATTAGGGGTAATTTGTTTAAAGATGTTGATTTGGTAAGTAAGATAGATGCAAATGATATAGATGGGTCATTTAATGCTATTTTATCACAGATAGCATCTTCTCATATGGAATTAGATAGTGTAGATGCTGTTGCTGTGCATATAACAGCTAGTGGTCCAGCAAGTGATAATTTTATTGGAGGTTGGGAAAGATTAGCTAGAAGTTTTGATTTACAGGGTGGTGTTGAGAAAGCTCGACGTAAGCATAAAGGAGCATATAGTATTTATCATATATTAATTGGTAATGGTTTTATAAAACATTATCGTGATAAAATTCGGGGATTTGATTCTAAATATGATGGTTTGATTATGGTATGCCGTCCATTGACACAGATGGCGAATCATATTGGGGGATTGAATCGTCAATCTATTAGTGTTGCATGGGTTGGTATGCCATTTATGCAAGTTCTTAGGAATAGTCGTGCATGTAAATATCCTATACAGACAGCTACTCCATTTCCTCATATAGGTTTTTGGGAATATGTGATCGAGCCGGCATATCAGTCGTTGCTAAGAGAGCATAAGCCGCCGACTTATACTGCTTTAAGACAGAGGGCATTTGAAATATTGGATGATAATGGTTGGATAGAGCCTCCTGATAAAAGTATAAATAGTCAGGTTGTGGCATTTACAAATGAGTTTTACGATAAAGTGCCGGCTTATGACTTTACTCATTATATAGCGAATGGTGGGGTTATAACATGGCCGAGTTGGGGAGATTTGCTACAGGGTGGTAAGATGAAAATAGATGCACATGCAATACCGGGGATAGGAGAGCGTAAGAGTGGTATATGTGTAAGCAAGATAGGGGGTAAATTTGCTCTTAAATATATTTATGGTATGAGTCCGCGTGCTTGGGATAGATTAGTCAAAGTTGTTGGCGTATTGCGTATGTTATATTCTAAAGCATTTAATAAGGTTGTTACTGTTGGTGGACATTCGGAATTGTACACATTATTAGATACATCCCATCGTGCAACAGGTAAGGTATGTCCCGGGTTTAATCTGCGTGGGAAAAGTAGAGGAAATTATGATTTGATACTAGAGATAAGGAGAGGTGCTAATGCGTATTTACCAGATTTGGGTTATGAGTTGTGGTTGTCGCCGACTGCGGAGAAATATTGGGAGAAATATTTTAAAGCCGTTATTAAGGCTATAGGAGAATCATAATGCCAGAGGATAGAACAAATATTGTCTCCGATCCAAGCTCTAAGCCTACTGGAGATGGGAAGACTAAAGATAAGGGTTATGGGATGTTGCCTCTAACGGCTAATTTATTTTTAGATGATATGCTTCAATTTACGAATGAAGCATTTCCTCTTGCATCTGCGATGTCTATATTGAGTGGTGATTATCATTTTATTGTGCGTAATTGGACGACGGCTTACCCAGATAGGTATATACCTGACAGGATTTTAAATAAGAGGGGGTCGACGCCTCTATTCTACTATGATAGTGATATAGGAATTAACAATAAAGTTATACGTGCTCTTGTTAATGAGACTCGGTATCAGGCTAATATGATTCTTAATCAGTTGGCGGCGTTTACTAATATGCCGGAGGATCTTATTGAATCTATTAAGCAGCAATTAAAGAAATTTTATGGACCTGAGGCCGCCAATAAGTTTGAAAATGAAATTAAAAAACATACTTACGGGAAGAAGTTAGATTTAAAGGAATACAGGAAGTTTCTTGAACAATTTAAAGAGCTTTATTTAGATGATTCGCGGCTTCAATACCTGCTTGATTCATCGGATAAGCAGACAAGCAAGTTGTTAGGTGGCTTGGATGCGCGGCTTGGTCTATTATCATGGTTAAATGTCCGCAATTACGCGCGCTTATATATTAAGCTTTTGGAGCTCAAGGAGATATTGGAGCAGATTGGAAAGGGAGAGGGAGCCGTGCCTCCTGATGCTGATGCGCTTAATCTTATAAAGGCGATGATAATAGCTAAGTACAAGGTTGATAATCCAAAGGCATCAGAAGCAGATATATCAGCTAAGGCTGCTGAGATAGATGCTGCTTTTGGTGATGAAGCAAAGTTAGCACAAGTGTTGACAAAATATGGTAAGGAGCTCGCTGACATATATAGTTCATATGATAAATTAAGTAAGTTTGTTGATAAGCTTATTAATGTTTGGACAAAGGATCCATTTTTTAGCGGGTTGTTATCGGCGTATAGGGCAGAGAATAGAAGTATCACTGAAATTTTATGGTTGGCAAGGGATATTGCCCATGTTGATGCCGTGTTTGCGGCTAAAAATGTAGAAGATGCTGTGAATACCTATTTCCAGCATTCCCTTATGGTGGGTCCTAAAGAATTTGAAACACAGTTAGATATTTTATACCGCATTCTGGTTACGTATCCTCTAGAGGTTGCCTATAAAGTGAACCGAATTTATCCAACATTCAGGATTTTCCTTGTTCATCCGGGTACGGGGCTTATTTACTCATTCAGAGACTTTTATTCACCAAAGGCTGTTGAGAGTATTGATATTTATAGAGACAAGTTAGGCACGGCAGATGTATGTCGTATAACGGTTTCCAATCGGGGTGGTCAGTTTGTAACAGATCTTCCAGCATTTCTTGAGCCACATGATATTATTGATGCAGGGGGTGCAAGGACACCTCTTATGTTAAAGCCCGGCATGTATCTTATTGTGAAATTAGGCTATGCTAATTTGGAAAATGATCTTAGGACTAGGTTTATAGGGCGCATAACAGATGTACAGATGCAGGAAGGGCGCATTGTTGTTATGGCACAAGGTCTCGGTACTCAGTTGTTGATGGTACCCGGGCAGGATGAGGATCATAAGGGTGAGATTAAAGTCAAAGATGGCGGAATATTAAGGTTATTGGGGTTTGGTTCTATTATAAGTAGTTATGGGGCGCTTATTGCTCATTTATTATTACAGACGCGCGGGCTTGGTGATCTAGGTCGCCGTGTGAGTTTGTTCCGTAGGTGGGAGCTAGGGTATCGTGGTGCTGTTTATAAAACGCATCGTGGTCCTGTTATGTTTGCATTATCTAATGTATTGAATCGTTTTCTACATAATACAGCACACCTTTTACCATCTTTTGCCAAGAAGGTCGTTGGTGTCTTTAAATATTCGCCATTATATTATCTGTTGCCTAAGCGGACGCGTGATAATATAGACAAAATGGTTGATGCCTTACCTTTATTGCCCACGATCATGGATTCATATCGCCATTACCGGGATGTGACACATAATATTGGTGCGCTTATGGAAAATATTTATATCGATGCTGGTGTTGGTGGAGCTAGTACATACACGGGGCTAGGAAAATATGCATGGGATATACTAGCTCAATATTTTAGAAGCATATTTGGTGGTATTGGACGTGGGCGTTCGGCTGAAGACATTCAATCGCAGCAGAGACCTATTAATAGTGAGGTTGTTCCATGGGGTATTGAATACTATACTCGTGCAAAGTCCTTGTATGATTGCTTGAAGGAAGTAGCATGGTTCTTCCCCGGATATATTTTATATACACCGTTTTATAATGAGGATTTTGTGTATAGTGCGCGGGCCACTATATTTATAGGTCAGAAGACATTTTATTACAGATACAGAGATGATTTATATTCAAGGGTTGAGGATGGTCCTGTTATTAAGAAAGCATTATTGGAAATCATTGATGATGCGATACAGAATATAGGTAAATTAAAGAAAGTTGACTGGGTTTATCGTTATGGGCAATTGTTTTATCTATTTCCTGATATAAATTCCATCTTGGGCAAGTACAGCTCTTCACGTATGAGGTCATCGCCGACAACACAGCCAGGGAAACTTCCCGGTTATTTAGATTTAGTTTCTGGCGGTCGTGCACATGCTGTTCCACAAACAGTAACAGAAAATAAAGGTGATATAACTGGGGAGGAGTTTAGGGTTCAATTGCAGGATCTTAGGACTCTTATCGAAACAGAGGGTGAATCATTACATAAAACGGGGAAGAACATCTTCCACTTAAAGTTCTTGTTTAGACCTGAAAATTATTCTCCCGATGTTTATAACTATGTATTATCGATGAAGCCAGAGATTGCGTTGCATATGGTATCAGCGCGCCCGCTTCAAAAAACCCACTTTATTAATAGTGAAGAGGATATTATAGCCAACAATCTTGCCGCCAATGCAACTGATATGCATAATGCGGTGGCTTATTATTTCCCCCACGATCCATTTATGTGGGCTCCGGGGATAGCAGTGCCGGGGCCTGATGAAAATAAATTTGATAACTTCTTTATGTATGTGTTGGATGATTCGATTCCTGATGATATATTAACACCTGTTGAATTTTATGAGCCAAACTCCGATCCCAATGTATGGTTTGACTGGCGTCGCAGTTTGGCATTCAAGAAGCGTGTAAAGAAAAAAATTCTGGAGCCAAAAGATCTATTAGAAGCATTCCAATTTTTGCCGGCTTACATGATGCAGCCGCTTAACAAACTTATGGAAGAGATTGCTAAGATGTATGCGGGTGAAGTCATTATTGTTGGTATGCCCACAATCGATCCATGGGATATAGTTTACATGATGGATCTAACTAATGATATGGTTGGTTTACTAGAAGTAGAAGGGGTTACTGAGCATTTTAGTGTTGAGACTGGTTATGTTACCGTCATACATCCATCACTTTATACTACTATTGATATGCTTGATAAATATAGAGCAAGTGTTTTGCACCGTGTGTTCCATACAGTTTATGCGTCGACATTAAAAGGTGCTATTTTGAAGGCGGTATTGACGGCTTTTGGATTAGCCATATTTGGACCATTCATAGGTGCGGCGGCCGCCTTCATAGGTATATCAGCTGGTTGGTTGCTGATACCATTAATCATATATAAAGTAACCACAGGTGTTTATAAGACTTTGAAGGAACATACAAGTCTGATGGTATTTAATGCAGCTAGGGTTATGTTAAGGAATGCTTTATCATTTATACCTGTATGGTATAAGGGATTCCCATATGTGGCAGGGATACAGGGTTACAGAAGAGATACCATAGAGGTTATGATGTTGGATAAGTATCGTAATAATCCTGTGATACGGACGTTCATTGGCATAGATCCGTATCGGCTGTGGTATAATCAGGGGAAAATAGATAATTGGTATATATTTGGGACATTCTTTAAATCTTTAATTGGATTTTATCCATTCTGATGGTTGTCGATTATGTAAATAAGTTAGAGTTTTATGATGCTGATCGGATGCTCGGGCTCTTTAGGGTAAGGCAAGGGCTTTATGTTGGTTATGTGATCAATTTACGCCTTGGTCAAAAGTTTGATGATGCTGATTTATTTTTATGGTTTCATTCGGAGAATCCCAGTCCTTATGATGGTAATAAACCTGTTGATGAGACAGATCATTTAGATCCCCCCCATTACATAAGTTTACTTTTACCTGTTTTTACTCATGGTATAAAGGGGACGACTGTTTCACCATTAGAGGCATCGATTGTTAGTGCGCCTTCTGCATATGGTTCAAAGGATAGTGCATCGGTGACTGATGGTGAGGGCCACGGCTTATTCGTAAGTAATAATACAGTAACAATCAATGCAGAGGATGCTGGCATTACACTTGGGCGTGATGGCATTTATATAAAAGGTAGAGTATTGTTTGAGGAGCCATCCAATACTTATGGATGGTTCAGGAAAAACCCTATGGCAATAATACCTTCTACTGTTGTTACTCCGTTTCCTGATTTATCGATTGATGTTGAGATGTTAAGCAAGCTAATACCGGGCTTATAATGGTGGATTTGCACATAAATCATTTAGGATTGCTCGGTGATGATGTTTTTATCGATACTGATAAGAACGAGTATCTTGCTGATTTTATCGCATTTTTGTTGCGCACTACTCCCGGAAGTATTGATATTTATCCAGAGCTGGGTGTAGGTGTTTATGATATGATCGGTGAATTCTGGTCCAAGGAGAAGAAAAAGCACATTACATTGGCTATAAAAAGGAAGCTTAATGATCTACCTCAGATAGGAAACAGAGTCGCTCGTATTACTGTGTCAAGGGTTGTGGAAAAGGGTGATACCTATTTATTCATTGGTATAACGCTTATTACTGGCGAACGATATTTTTACACATTAGTTATGAATGAACATGGGTTAAGGTTATCGAAAGGAGGTAGGGATGAGGTGTATGATGAATATGTAGAAATGTTGGCAAAGGTAGAGTTTAAGGATGAAGATTTCAATAGTATTATGGAGCTATTATGATTACCAAAACAGCAATCAAAAATATATTAGCTGATGCTGGCTTTGACACAACAGATGGTTCACATCTGGATAGGCTGGTTGATGCTATGTATGATGTTACGCAGCAACTATTTTCTTCATGGGATATAAATCTTGATGCTTTTAATGTTGATGCTCTTTCTGGTGGTGATCTTGATCGAGTTGGTGATTTCTTTGGTATAACACGGTTACCTGCATTGAGAGCAAGTGATCCATTGGGTGTGATTTTAAAGGTAACCAATGAAACTGATGATCCTATTACATTGCCAACGGGGGTATTAGTTAGGTCAGCTGATTGTAATTATGTTTTAACAAATGAAGCCGCCATTACTATCGAACCACATGATTCAGTGTTTGTTCCATTTGAGGCATTAGTTGAGGGGACAGTAGGTAATGCTGCTGTTAGTGAGGTTAATAGCATTGATTATGTAGGTTTATCCGTAACTAATGTATTACCTATTTTGACTGGCCGTGATGAAGAACCTGATGATTCATACCGTTATCGTCTATCGTTAGTGCGTCATATGCGCATGGGTGTTACTGCTACGGCATTAGAGGCGCTTGCATATACATTTCCATATGTGGCTAATGCTAGTGTTGATACAGTGGGCGCGGGCTTAATAACCGTTTTTGTTGAACCTGTTATAGGTTATTATGATTCAGCATTATCCTATTATGTTAAACTATATTTGCAGCGTTTTACGGCAGCTGGCGATTTATTAACGGTTCTTATGCCATCTGTAAAGGTTGTTGAATTAGATATAGCATACAAATCACGGACTGATTATACTGCAGAAATCTATAACATTGTTGTTGATTATTTATTGAATCAAACATGGTCATTTTCAATTACTGAGATAATAGAAAGAATTTATGATTCCGTCGGGCCTATTGATCTATATATAAGGTCTTGTTATGTTGGTGATTTGGATCTTAAGACAATGACTGTTTACAACAGGATACCTATTATTGATGAGTATTTACCTGAACGACGGGAGGAACCTGAGGTGCCTGTTTTCTCATCTGTGCGGTTTTATACCAATTCAGATTTTATTAAGATAACTAGATTATGAGAGCTGTAATTTCTAAGTATAGAGGTTTAGTATCTGATAGCGTAATGCGCAGAGCATTTCCGCCGTGGGTATATGTCGAACCCGGCGGGCCTCTCTACACGCTTATTGGCACACTATTATCCCTTGCTGAATCATATGCAAGGTATGCCCGCTATTTACGTCGTAATGATCCATTAAAATCATCATTGCAAGATTTAGTTAATTTGTATTATAAAGCAGTACCTGAAAAGCCTGAATTCTGTAATGTTCGTGTTGGTGACAATGTATTTAAGATAGCTGTTACGGATGACCACATAGAATTTCTGGGAGCTGATGTAGGATATATTGCACCTGTGGGTGTAATAAGGGTACCGGAAGGGGTACAAGATTTTATTATTTACAGAAAGGATATGGAGCTTTACCTTGATGTTGTGACATCAAGTGAGCATTATTCGACTAAGTATCCCTTTGAGGTATTTAAGAAAATGTCTCCGTTTATAGCGGGGACTGTGGTGAAGCGCGGGCTTATCATCACTCCTAAATACACAACCTATACCAAACTTGATACCTTTGAGGAATCAAAGTCCGATCCTTATTTTACTATCACAAAGAAGATTAAAGTTATTGACCCGTTTCATAAAAGAGATGGAATTTCATTATCATGGGTTCTTAATGATGGTGAGGTTATAGAGCATAATTTAGTTGACCCAGCAACATATGAAGCCGCGCCGCTTACTGTTTCTAACTTTATGTTTCCTTATACAGATGACATTACTCCTTACAAGTTCCGCATTGAATTTGATAATGGTATAGTCCAGTTGTATAATCCTGTTTCACCGTTTTATATAATTTATGAATATGGATCACCAACACCATATATATCGTTTAATCAGTCATATGATTACATCCAAGAGGAAATGGTAACAGATTATCCTGATGAGGTTATTTCTGATGGTACTACGGGGGACATGCATCTTGAGGGAAATCATATGGTTGTTGATGTTACATTGAATAATATGGTATCGAGTTGTGATCTCTTAGTAGCGCGGCTTATTTCCCATGCTTATCTGGGTGACCCCGATGGAATAGAACCAAATGAATCTGATGATGAAGGTCACTATTATAAATTTACTTTCAATCCAGAGCCTTCCGATCCTTATGAATATGGTAATGGGGAAAACGATAGAGGCCTATTACTTGAGGTTATTTTACAGCGTGCAGAAGCAAGAGTTGATCTGCATGATGCATCGATGACTGATGTAGTTACGTTTCCTGCTGGTACTGATTTAAAGGATTATTTTACGGTCTCACATGAAGGGTTAGCTATATCCATAAAGCCTAACGGGGCACTACTTGAGACAGCTGAGTATGGAACCAGCGACTTTAAGTTTGCATTTACATTTAAGTATGTATTAATATATACAGTAGAAGGTAGTGTGCCGACTGTGGGGCGCTTGCAGTACCTTGATGAGGTTATAAATTGGGAGGATCCTAATGCATGGGTGATTGGTCCTATGACAGCATATATTGATCATGTTCCTGAGGGTTATGGCGAGCGCTTCATTTTCACTGGTGGGTTAACGGACTATAAGGTTGTATTGCAAGCGGATGTGCATGAGTATGATCCATCGCATCCCGATATACCTGGACCTGTATTATATGCGAGTGGTACTGATATAACAGACCTTGTTGAACTGGAGGTATGCGAGGATTATATGCGGTTTGTGCCCAAGATAGAGTTATCATTTAATGGTTTTGAATTCCGAAACTTAAGTGCAACAGTACCACCTATAAGGGTGCAGGGTACATTGCGTATTGAAACTTTGAACTTTTATACACTTACACCAACTCCAGAGAACACAGTATACATGTCATTATCATTATATCCATTTGCAGACAGGACAAAGAATGCGATTTTAAGTAAATATAGTAGATTTACATCGAATGTAAAGATTACGAGTGTAAGGGTTTATAACTTTCTTGAATATATTGATAATGTTCTTATTGAGGACGATATTACAGTTCAGGCATTGGGGCCGGTGCGGGCTTATGTGTTAAAGGCATATCCGACGCGCCTGTTTTTATATTACATGGGGACCAATGATGTAGAATATAGAGATTTTGATAGTAGCATTAGTAGTATTACCCACTTTGATGGATATATTTTTATTGCACTTGATGATGGTATTTATGCATATGATTTATATGCTGCTGAGGTAACAAAACTGAGTGATGTTGTAGCTGATAGGATACGTATCGGTCCTGATAACAAGTTATATATTCTTAAGGGTTCAAGAATCACAGTATGTGAGTTAGTAAGAAATAGAGCTTTTTATAATGGTGCAGAGATAGTATCATTTTATCCTATTGTAGAATAATATGAGAAGTGCTGGTTATTTAAATATAGCGGCTTATTTTGATGCGGTACCAAATAGGGAGCTACAACAAGCAGAGATATCATACTTGTGGAGGCGTATTGGTGGTGCGCCTCTGACGCTTCATTATATGTCGCTGAATCGCATATTAATGGCGTTCTTGATGAAGGATTTTGATGTTATTAATTACCGTTTTCCATTTAGAGTTGATAGATTATCATTATTTGCTTATAGGAAAAGGGGTAAAGATTGGAAATATAAAGTATATGAGGATATTGAAGCCGCCGCCTCCCTTATAGATAAATATGAAGAGGGCGATGACTATCCATTCTTTCCCGTAAGGACCGAGAATTCATACATGATTGTACCTTATCCGGGGTATGAGATCCTTTATATCGGTGATAATGGTCAAGAACTTTTTGAAGCGCCGGCTCCATCGACGAATAGGTTGGTTTATTCAGCATTGTATTGGGCCTTGTTATATGCTGATGATTATGGGTATTTACCTAAATCAATTGAGGAGCATATTATTAATTGTTTGTTAAAGAGACCAACGACGATGGCGGGCTTCGAACCTTATGCTTATGACGTGGCTGAATATGATGTTAATATGGGTTCCTATCCTCTTATGACTGGAGCCCGTGTTGCGTATCCTGATAAGGATTTTAATATTGATACATCTAAGCCGGCGCCCGGCTTATGCTTCGGTCTGGAGGTGGATGACATAGAGGTTGATGCTGAGGATTATCGTTTTGTTATGACCGACGGCGGCTTCATCATAGGCGGCCGCTTCCTACACACAGGATTATATGATGTTTATGTTTATGATATTTCTAAATATGAATGGGACGATGGAGAAGGTACATGGATACCAGTCGGGCCATATGAGGAGCCAATAGATCTGAAATTATCAGTCCCTCTTTCGTTTCCTCATCTTATTTTTGCTTTTGAGAAACCATATATGTTTTCTCACCACTATGTTCGTATTGATCCGGCGCCCGGTGATAGCTTTGAAGTGCCATTTATGGATCCTCCGTTGCCTTATTCGTTGGAGGGGGCTTATACGCCTTATTCCGGATCATATCACGATGCCATGTACGGTAATCCAACTGTTTTAGATGAGCATCTTTTGAAGTGTGTCGATCTGGATCATCCTAAGCGTTATAGTTATTCGATCCTTGATGTAGATCTTATTAGGATTCATCATTGTGGATACAGGACATACATTTATATATTTATTCTGCGGCATGATGAGCTACAAAAGTTAAATAAAAGCGTTGATAGTGTTAAATATGATGTTTTGGATGGATTAACATTAGGGGTTGTTGGTATTGATGATGACTTTTCAGATACTACCATAGAGATTAAAGGTAATCCTGATCCGTTATATTTGTCGTCTAGTTATGAGTGGTTGACATTAAAGGTAAAGAAGGATGGTGTGTTTTTAGATGCTGTTGTTGTTAAAGCATATGATGATTCAGATAGCCGTATTGTAATGCATCATGCCAATCTTGCTCCTGATTACGGTGCATCTGATGTCTATCCTATTATGACAACATGGTTTGGGTATGCTTTAGTAGGTGTTGAGGATAGTTCACGTATTGATCATTTTGTGGTTGAAAAGATTTAAATTTTATGTATAATAATATTGGAGGATTAACATGGGTTTCTCAATAATACCATCGGATCATTATATAAAGCCCGGTCGGATAACAGCGGCAGATATTAACCGGGCGTTTGATGATATAAATAATAGGCTTGGTGGCTCAAATTATGTTTTACCGCTTCTTGTTGCTGATACCAATATTATTTATCTTTCGCGCATTAGTGAATGGGGTCCTGATGATGTTGAGGTGCATGTAAGGGATGTCACACCTTATTCTGTTGATCCAGCAACAAGAACAGGTACACTTAAGATATTACCAAGCATCCCTACCGGTAGTTGTGTAAAGGATACCTCCACATGGGAGGTTACTATTGAAGGTACAACGATCGGATCCGGGACATTCGATGGAGCAACACATGAGTTTAGTGGTATAGCTTTATATGGTAAGACAATAACAGTACATTTTCATTTTGATTTTGATGATACAGTTGGATTTTTAGACGTAAGGGAGAAGGTTTTATTTAATTTCCAGCTTGCTGTAGAAGCGTTGACTGATGCTACTGATAAGCCTTGGAGTTATTATACAATTGTTGGACGTGCCGAACCGCTGCCTTCATTTGCGTCTTCATATCCCCATGTGCTTGTCAGATTTGATTCGAGGGTTGTTGAGACAGATGCTACAGGAACGGCTATGGTTACCGGTACTGTATATTTTTCATGGGGTAGTGATACGACAGGTACACATTGGGAAATTTATAAGGTTATTGATGGCGCAGAGACACTAATATCATCGGGAACTGATGCCATATCAGAAAAAGATTTTAGTTTTAATGTTACTCTTACGGATGAGCGGGAGAAGGAGGTTATTTTAAAGGTTATTCTTGGTAATAGTACATTCCCTAATGTGACCTTTACTGATAAATGTTGGGTGATAACTGATGTATCTGATGCCTTACCTTTAATTGAACAGATACCTTCATGTGTTGTTATGCCTCCATTGTGGGAATCATTCTATACTGTCGGTTCAAATACTTATGTCTATACATTCTATCTAACTACATCAGCTACCCATTGGGTTGGTATCGATGATGATAAGCGCGCGCTTAAATTAAATATAGAAAACGACGATTACGAAATCAAGAAGACTGATGGTACATGGGCAACAATTGCTGATGCCGTTGAGAAGGTAATAGCTATTGCACATACGCGTAATACAAGTGGTGGCGAGAGTGTTTATGTATATGATCCTTATACATTAGATAGCTATATTTATGCGGGTGATGGTACCATACCTTCTGGGGAAACTCTACTATATGTTGATTTCCTTGTAATGTTATCGAAGCAATATGATTACAGTTATATCAAATCACCCAGTGGTACTTATACTTATAACGATAGCCCTATAGAATTTTTATATACAATCGCTGAGCATGATACCAGCTTCATGGTTATTGGTAGTAGATCGCATACAACACATGTTCATTATTATCCCATTTTATCATCTTGTATTGCATTTTTCGATCCTACTAATGTGAGTATGGAAAGTGGTAGTGCCACCAGTACCCTTAGGGCTATTATTCTAAATGCTCCACTACAAGAAGCTGATCTTGTGCGATATGGGTTTATTAGTGGATCTGCATCACCAACATCGAAAATTGAGTATCAATATGTTATATCATGTTTGGAGGCTCCTGCAGGGGTTACTGTTGAAATATATGATGATAGTGATGATAATTGGCACCCTATTACATCAAGTAGTTATACTATTAGTATAGGCGAACTTGATGCCGTGCCGGCTTATTATAGTTTTCCTGTACGAGTTATTGGTAGTGCTACGGCTAATATTCTGTTCAATGTTGAATTAGTTGCAAAGTATCATGATGCATCAGGTACCGAATCGACTGTGCTAATAGAGCGCAGGCATATTGCATTGGCTACATTTTTGTCTGGAGGCGCGGCGGCTTATGCAACCTCCCTTTCATTACCCCGTACCAATTTTATGGTTTATGTTGGTGGATATGGTATGGGAATACCAACAATCTCAAAGCCTGATGTTAGTGATGTCTATTTAGATAGTAGTACTCACTTATATTATCTTGGGTTAATTGCACGAGAACCATTAAAGATCATTTATGGAGACACTACAGGAGACATTATAGGAGGCGAATCGAGGCTTGGTGGTGTGACACTAGAAGATATATCAGCATCCATGCTTGGATATCGTCTTGATACAGATATTCTATTACCGGCAGGAGTATTAAAAAGTGAGATCTATATTGCTTATGATCCATCATCAAAGCATATCATAATAAGTAGCGAATTTACAGGTGGCTGTATTCCGGTAGGCGTACTGATAATTGAGCGTTATGCTGAAAATCTGTATCCATCATTGAAATTTATTCCCTATGTACATACATATGTATATGAGGCAACGCGTGGTTTAGCAGTCGGCCGCTTCGGCTTAGTAGACAAGGTTGGAGTAGAGAGCCCTGTTATTGTTGCGACGACGCATTTTGAAAATGCTGATGATTTAACGAATTTGCTTGCGCTTATGGGAATTGGTGATAGCTGTTTACTTATTGGTGAAAATGATGCAAGTAGTGATTCCATGAGATTCCCCTATGTAATGGGTGTGAAGAAGCTTGCTGAAGATAAGGTGAAGCTTACGATGCTTACTGATGTAGGTATGGCAACTGTTTTAATGGAGAGTGCAAGCAGATATGTTTATCCAGTTCTTGATGTCTTTAGAATTTATTATGTAGATGCCAGCGGTAATTTTAGTGCCACGCCGCCACCGCCGACAGCGGTCTATCATGCTGTAGGCCCTCCAGGGAGTACAATTAGTACCAGTGTGCTAGGAGATGATGCAAAGATTTTTGAGAATATTGGCAATCAACTTATTATTCTAGTAGAGCCATACATTTATGTTGATAAAACATTACTTCCTGATCCCAGTGTTAATATAGTAGGCATGCAAGTTGTTGGTGGTGGTCAATATATGGGAGGATTCTTAATGCTTTCCCATTATATATTATTAACAGATGATCATGGGAGTGGTTATTTCCTGTCAGTACCAGCGAGGATAATAGTATTTGGATCAATGTATCATGCCCTTGGTGGTTGGGGCGCACCAACTACACCTGGTAGTCCATTTACACCACCAGCACATAGTTAATGTATAAGTATATTGACATAGAGGAAGTTGATAGCAATGTTATCCCCCTGTTTACGATGCATGGGCATATTATGCCGTGGGTTGTGCATAATGTTTTCGCTAGCGAGGAAGGTTATGCTGCAACGGGTTATTACCTCCATCCATTCGATGTCAGCGGTATTAAATATTACTTTTACCACGAGCTTCCATCGATGCCATCTACATTAAGTGTTTATAGAATTGATGGGGTGCCATTGATTGAGCATGTTGATTATGACTTAGTTGGCAATAGAGTTTATCTTGATTGGTATTGGAGGTATGAGTCTATTATTATTGAAGCTGACGGCGTGAAGTTGGCTGCTGATTGGATACCATATGAATTGTCAACGGAGCCGGTAGCTGATGCTAAGCGACACCATTTTCTTGTTCCTGTTGGAGATATAATTGAATTTGATGGTTCGGAAGCGGGGCTTCACTATTACTATCCGCGTCTTATCCCTAGGAAGGTTTTGATGCCGCCTGTTTATTATGATAAGTTTGATTTAGTCTGGACGCCGCCTTCTGGTACTACGTTATATGTTAAAGCAAAGCGGAAGAGATTCATAATTTATCAAACGGTGCCATATGTGACGCTAGATTTGGCACACTATTATACATGGGATGGTTCTACATATGTTGAGCATGATGTTAGTGATGTGTTGTATTTTAGAAACACAGGAGAAATAAAATTTGATGATTATGTACCTTACGATGAAATAAGTTTCAAGGTTGTGTCTATTGATGGGATTGTTATGAATTTAAATATAAATCCTTCAAATCTTGAGTTATTGTCGAGGACTGAATTCATGCCATCGTTTTTAGTTGGTTATACCATGGCATCTGATGCGTTTGTTGTGTCAGTTAGAGGATTTGACCACCGCATTCATTACTATGATTTTGGAGATATCAAGTCTGAGTTACATGGTATTACTGATGTTTTTTGGTTATGTGAATATAGACTATTAGATCCTCTGAAACGGTTAATGATGGTAAGGCATGATGTCCATCGAAGGAGAGGAGGGTATGTATAGTATTGGCGAAACAGCCATTATACCGGTTTTATTTTTTGATGAATCATATAGTTTGATGGATCCTGTTGAATTGGAAGGGGAGTATGTTACCCTTACAGTATATCGTCTTGATGCGGCACCGTCTGTAGCAAAGTTCATTGATGATTTTAAATGGATACATACAGGAGCTGTGGGCTTATATGATCTGGAGGTTGTTGTTGAAGAAAATATATTAAGTGGTGGAGACTATTATATCGGAGCAACGAGATATGATGTGGGTATTTATGCATTGAAGGTTAAGCCGCGGCTTCCCGGTACTTATTATATCGTTGTAGAGGCTCATGCATCTGGCCTTGCTAGTGAATGTGTTTTACAAACCTTTACTGTAAGATTCATAGAGAAGAGAGATCCATCATTATTATCAATGGAATGAGTGAGCTATCAACAGCGCGCGGGCTTTACCGTATAGTAATATCATTACCTGATGATAAGTATACGGCAACCATAAAACGATTTAAGGATTCGTTATTGTATGAGGAGTCAGTTAATCTTGAGAAGCTTGATACAGAAAAATATCTTCTAGAATTCGTTGATAAATCGAGTGGTGACGGCTTGATATTTATCCAAGTTGTTAATTCTGTTGGTGATGTAGTGGCTTTTGAGGCTATTGGGGTGAGTGAGGTAAAAACGGATGTGTTGTGGTTAGTTGGTTATGCAGATACCCATGGTGTGCGTTATCCATTAGCAAAGGATGCATTTGTTATATTAAATCATAGTGATATACATTATCTGATAAGGAAGAAATTAAAAGGTAACAGGTTTGGGAGGTCATAATGAATGTTGCAGTTGATAGATTCGTTGTATTGCCTATAACATTTAGGACTGGTAGTGGGTATGCTACATTAGACCCATCTGCAAATATAGATGTGGATATCACATATCTTCCGAGTTTCGATAGTGATGATGGATCAATAGCTGTTAGTACATATAATATTTTTAACCCCCTGAGTGATCCGAATGTTTGCATTTTATCCTTCCAATCGTCGAAGAGAGGCATCTATATGGTAAGGGTAACATATACGGGAGCTGAAACATTGTCAGAGCCTACGACCAAGTATTTTGTTGTAACATGTGGTAATGATTATGATCCACCACTAAAACATACATATGTATATAATCCTCTAACTGGTAATGTGTCTGAGGTTCATACAGATTATTACAAAGATAGTGAGAGTACTGAAACCATTTTCGAGAAGAAGGTTGTTGGCTTCGTTTATGAAGAGGATGGTGGTGAAGCGCGGCTTACTGAAGTAACAGATAAGAATGAATGATACGTAGGGAGAGAGAGACATATGCTGGGACTGTCTATGTAACTGGTATACCGCTGCCCCTGACACCAAGAGCATTTGATGGATTATACATCGGGGGGCTTCTTTTGCCTTACTATGTCCCTAATGAGTTCTATGATCGATTGCAGACAAATGCTGTTAACTTTATAAATTCTGTCTTTGACTTCTGGAGGCCGGCGGGCTTATGTCGCTACGTCTATTTGAAAGATTAGGTCTAGGAACAACTGATATAGATCGGACGATCGATATCCTATTAGAGTTGCGTGATGCGCTTCAACAGCTATCTAAGTGTGAGAAGCGCAAGCTATTAGAATCATATACTGATTTTGGTGGTTATCCATCTGATTTCAAGGAGCTTGTTGCCTTATTAACAAAAGTCGAGGCGTATGTTGAACTAATTGAGCAACGTTATCCTGCATTTAAACAGTTCATCGATGATGTTCTTCGGTCACTTTATGATGTAAGACATCTTACATCTAGTGCTGTTTTTTCCTATATAGATGGTATTAATATTGACTATTACCCAGCACCTCATCTATCATCTGTAACTGAAGAGGTTGATGTTAATGACATAGATATTAATGTTGTACCTTATACAGAGGATATCGAAGTTGGTGAGCATTTTATTGCATGTAGTCTTGAGCGTCAGGATAACATACAGAAGATTATATTATCTTTTAAATCTCCTATAAAGGCAACACGGATATGGATGCCGATTTTTGGTGCTAAGGTTAAGAGGTTACTTATTAATACAGTAAGCGCGGGCTTCGATTACTGGTATGGATACATTGTGCCAATCCATAGGGTTATTAATGCTGATGATAAGGTGACTATTATTGTTGAGATGATGATGAAGCCGCGCTTTGAGGCTGTTAAAAAGCCGGCTGATGTGTGGAAACTATATAAAAAGCCTACTTGGATTGGAGACACGGTTATCTTGAAGCCGCGCTTGGTATTAGATATATCATCAGGCGCGGGGCTTCTTGAAACGACAACATTACCAATGGTATTCGGCGACAATGGTAGTATCGTGCCGTTTGTCAAGGTGAATGGAATTTATTTCCCTGCGATTGGTCGTGAATATAGTGGATTACCATTTCCATTTCACTATGATGGGCGGTATTATTATTTCCCTATTTATACATCTGGTGATTTCACATCTAGTACGCCTCTTATGGGATATCGTACTGAGTACAGGTTATTTAAATCATCATCGCTTCCGGAGTTATCATATGAGGTCGATTTTTCAGGTTTTACACACTGGGTTTTTTGGAATCCTTGGAAAAATAAAATTGAGGCATATCCTTCGGAGGGATTGTTTGCTATACCTCATCTTGAGAGCGAGCTGATTATGATGCCGCCTCCTCCGACGGAATTGCCAGAGGAGCATGAATAGAGGCTAAAATGGCAATAGATATTGAATATAGAACATATGAACCACATGAGATACCACGTGATATCAGTCCTATATGGGTCGCGCCCCATATTGGCGACTTCGATGCTTATAGTATTTATAACTATTATTTATCCTATGTTGTTGAGAAGGTTTTGAGGCTACCATATATTGATATTAAGGATGAGGTAGTACAACAGGGGCCGGGCTTATTCATCCCCGGTAAATATATCTTCCGTATCAAGCGTTTTATTGCTGATGATGCGGTGCCAATTTACAGATTAAGAAAGGGCATTATTTATGTTTATGAGGAGATTAATAATATTCAAGTTTTAGAGGCTATTGTTTTGGATGAGCTTAAGTATGCGGCGGGCTTAATCAATGATGGAACATTTGGACCTTATATAAAATGAAGGTTTACAGAAAAATAGATGCGTTTCCCGTAGGTGATGTTTTAACAGAGCTTTCTTCGATGATGTACAATGTAGACCAGACTGTTGGCCGTTTATCTCATGTTGTAGACCGCATTGATGGTATTTCTGATTTATTTGATGAATATATAAAATTATTACAGATAGTAGCGATTTATACAGAGGATCTTATAGGATTTGGGACATTTGAGAATATTCCCTTGGATGCTGTTGAAACGAATGGTACTGTGATAAATGGCAAACTCTATCCCTATGTTCCTGTTGATAGTAAGTGGATTGTTAAGACGACTGTTGAAGGTCATTTATATATGGATGGTAGTGAGGTACCGATACCAAGTGAGTGTGTTGCCGAGGGGCACATAGTGTTTTATGAGGGTGGTACAACAGAGGTATTAAATCCAACAAATGTTGGGATGCTATTTGATCGTGATATAAGCAAAGCATATCATTTGGAGGTTGCTGTTCCTGTAAATTATGAAGGAAGGATGGCACGTATTGCTGATGCATTGTTTAAGATTAATTTGCAGCCAAGGGATGGCATGGTCTTCATTGGCGAGCTAAGGATTTATGTTAAAAGTGGTAGGATTAATGATATTTTAATTAATGGAGTATCAAGGATGGTTGATTTAAAGTTTAAGGAACCATACATGGTGTTAGAGGTTTTTGATGAGGTGGGAGATATATGGGTGCACCTAGTTACATAAGACGCATGCTGGCGCCGGCTCCGTATGCTCCTGTTCCATTAGTTAAGCTTGATAGATCTATACAGGATAAGTTATGGAGTAATTTTTTTAATGATTATATAACAAAGGGGCATGATGATTGGCGTTTAGCATTTTGCATATGTGAGGTAGTAGAAGGGCGGATTTATGGATTCCAATATTATGATTTTGGTGATGAAGGAGATTGGTGGGGGCCTCATAAAATATTGCAGGATTATAGCGATGATATCTATGCAAGCATATGGAAATATCTTGAAAAAAGCATTAGATTAGTGTATGTCTTGTTTGATCTAATACCTCATAACGATGCTCGGTATGTTGGCAATTTTCAAGGCTCGGGAAGATTGGGTGGTATTCCAAGATTTTTTTATCTAGATGAAGATTCAACTTTTTTCCCATCTTCATTTAAGTTATTTTCTCCTACTAGATTTGCCGTAAGAGGTGGACGGTTTGGTTATGAGTCTCTATCGGATCCTTATTGGGTGTACTCTACTGATACATTGTATGTGCATGGGGATGTCGTCTATAATCTCGATATACCTATTGGTAGTACACTGCAATATTTCTTACCATTTGTGCCATTATTGGGGAAAATTACAGGGGGAAAGTTGTGTGATGTTGATAACCAGAAGCTAATATGTCTTGATGACCAAAGGGGCGGGTTAAATCGTGGTGTTGGATGTATAAGGTCCGGTGTTGAGGACATAAGTGATGAAAGGGAGCCACTGAAGTTGTATGCATTCGATCTTATGAATGATATATCATGGGAGGATTTGTTATTTGAGGGAGGTTTGCCTTGTGTGGTACCAAGTAAGGTAAGAGTTGAATTTGTAAATGAGCCCCGGCCTATCAGTTGGGGTGAATTAGAGGGTACCACATGGTGGTATACGACAGCTCATCA